ACTAGCTGTATTACTTGCTGACGCACCTGCTGATGCATCTGCTGCAATGACTGCTGCAAGTTTAATGGCACAGAACAATGTATGGTATCCATATGTTGAAATGGCTGATGATGAATCACTCAAAGGACTACCTGCACAATTGCGTATGAATGCGATTGCGACACATGGTGGAACTACGAAAGAGAGATTCGAATCGTATTCTCTTGCTGCAAGTATTGTTGGTAAGTGTCACTTCTGCGTAAAGGCACACTACGATGGGTTGAAGAAAATGGGTTACTCTGTAGAGCAACTTCGTGACATTGGTCGTATTGCTGCAGTTATGAATGCGTGCGCTAAAGTGCTAAATAGTTAATATGGATGAAACAGAATTAAAACTTAGACAGATGTATCTTGATACTGCGAAATCAATTGTGCAGTTTATTAAAGCAAAACATTTCGGGTATTGTTAAGAATTGTTGTAATCCCTTCAAAGAGAAGGTGTTCTGGACGGGAGTTCGATTCTCCCCACCTCCACCAATTATCTTTTCCAAGATAAAAGAAGATAATTGATGGGGGTGACTAGGTTTCGACAGGGCAAGATATCAGAGACGGCAACACGGTAGGCGATGACCGTAAATCAAGCAAATCAAAGTAAACGCAAACGATGAAGTTTACGCATTGGCAGCTTAATCGCTGACTAGGGTTTCGGTTGGTTTCCTCGTAACAGAATAACCAACCATTATAAATAAGTTTATCCACAGTAAATGGATCATGGTGATAGTAACCATGTAAAAAACTATCAACACTTACACACAACACAGAAAGGAAGTAAACTATGTCAAATATGACTCCGTTCGAGATTCGCCTTGAACTACTAAAAATGGCGAAAGATATGCTTACTGAGGACTACTACGGTAAGCGAGAGCAAGTTTCTAACGACTGGCAAGTCAAAGTAGAAGTTGCTAAACTAAATGGTGGTGCGATTCCAGAACATCCTGGATTCCCTATCTATCCATCCGAAGCTGATATTATCGCAAAAGCAAATGCGCTTAATGGCTTCGTAAGTCAAATCCCCCAAACTACACAAGAAAAGACTACTATCAAGAAGTCCACCTGATATGGGATTGGAGAGCGCACTCACGTGCGTTCTCTTTAACTAATTAAGGAGATTAGATTGAAACACTTACTAGCAATTATAGTAACATTAATACTCATCATATATCTACTATTAAATGGAACATCAAGAGCTTTCGAAATTTCTTCAATAATCGAAGTGCCATACAAATTTTTAAATGCTTCAGAAAAAAGAGAAATTGATTGTTTAGCAGACAATATCTACTATGAAGCAGGATATGAACCCAAAGAGGGAAAGGTTGCTGTTGCTGCAGTGACTATGAATCGTGTTAAATCAAAACAGTTTGACAGCACAGTATGTGGTGTTGTTAAGCAAAAAACACAAGGTGTTTGTCAGTTCACATGGTTATGTGACGGATCTAGTAAACGCAGACCAAATCCAGATATGTATGAACAAGCAAGACAAATTGCATTATATGTTTACTTCAATCATTCAGTTATTGAAGATATGACAAAGGGAGCTATATATTATCATGCCGACTATGTTTCTCCAGGTTGGAATAATCTGAAGAAGACAGTTAAGATTGGTCGCCACATCTTTTACATTGACCCGAAAGTGAATACAAACTATGCTTCAAAAACTTAATATCAAATTAGATTCAGGCGATTCAAAACAAAATTTCTTTTTATTTATGGATGAGGTTACTACCGCATCTTGTAAAAATATTGTTGAGTGGATCTTTAGTTGTAATTTTGATGACGAACATTATGATTATTTAAATCTAATCATTTGCTCTCCAGGTGGCGATCTTAATGCTGCATTCGCAGTAATCGACACAATGAAAGGAAGTCATATTCCAGTAAGAACAATTGGTCTTGGTCAAATTGCTTCTGCTGGTTTGTTGATGTTTATTGCTGGTGAACAAGGAGCAAGAATTCTTACACCAAATACATCAATACTTTCGCATCAATATTCTTGGGGTTCTTTCGGTAAAGAGCATGAATTGTTTGCTCAAGTAAAAGAATTCGATTTAACAACAAAAAGATTAATTACTCATTACAAGAAGTGCACTGGGTTAGAAGAACAAATAATCCGTGATAAATTATTACCACCACAAGATGTTTGGTTATCTGCTCAAGAAGCAAAGAAACTAAACCTATGTGATATTGTAAAGGATCTATACTAATGAACTGGCTAAAATACTCAGGTGTGTTTCTTACCTTCGCAGTGAATCCATTTCACTGGAGATTGGGTTTAGAATGGGGAAAAGACGAACTAAGTGCATGGACGCTCAAGTTGAATTTGCTTCCACTTGGCGTCCATGTTGTTGTTGATAATGGTGATTGGTAATTATAAAGCAAAGAACAACCAGTGAGCATTAGCCAAAAGCAATGCTCCAACTGCGCCAGCTGCAGCACCAGCCCAGAACAATGACATAGTAACTGCTAGAATAGAAGCAGTTGTCAAAACAATACCAATCTGCAATAATGAACCAGCGTATGTGAAGAAGGGTGACTTCTTCTTCGCTGCATCACGTTCTTCTTCAAGAATCTTTGCTTTAGCAGCAATTTCTTTCTTATCTGCTTCCATGCGTTTTGCTTCAGCATCTAATTTAATTTTAGCAGAACCATTTGCTTGAAGAGCAGCTGTTTCATATAAAACTTGACGCACATTTTTCGCTTGATACCAAGACCAAAGATTGTTTGCTGAAATTGTGTTATTTAAAATTTTACTAGAGTTAGAACCACCAACAAGCGTATTGATTGCTAATAGAGCAGCCATAATAGAAATAGTAATAGCTGCCTTTCCTTTTATAATTGCTTCGCGTTCGCTGCGTGATAGTGGTTTCTTTTCTTGTGTTGTCTCAGACATTACTTGTCCTTCCTAAGTAGTCGAATGGCATATAGTGTAACTGGAGAATCCAGTATACATATATATCAAATAAAAGAAATGGGATATTCATTTCCCAGCAAGTGGATTATCAAGAGCACGTTGAATTTTTCTATCAACAGCTTGATCAACTTGCTTCAATTCTTTACGCAAATCATTAACATCTTGACCAACTTCGCGTTGTGATTGTTTTGCACTACGCTCAACTTGTTCAACTGTATTCTCTAAACGACGGATATCGCTCTTTAAATCATTTTTAATGTCTTGTGTATATTGAACTGACTTCTCAGATTGAACTGCAATTACATCTAATTTTTTGTGAATCTCGGATAAATCTGGTGATACATATTTCGCAATCTTTTCTTTCATGCTTTGATAATCTTTATACACCTCAAAAGCACCATACAAACCACCGAGGATTGAAGATACGATAGTAAATGCTACCATTAATTTTGCTGGTGTAAACTCGTATCCGCCAATGCTGATAACAGTATCTTTACTAGCATACTTCTTAACAGCAGCTTCTGCTTCGTCAATTTTTTTATTGACGTCTTTGATTTCTTCTGTCATTTTACTTTCCTTATTTTTGTCTTTCTAATTGTTTTACCATACTGCGCATTTTTATCAACTCAGAAGCAGATGGACCTGCTGGTGTTTCTTTATCCATTTGTATAGTCAATTCTTTTGGTTCACTTTTAGTATACCAATACGCAGCGATTGCAAGAACTAGAACTTGCAGTAAATAATAAACCATAAACGATTCGAATAAAACTGTTATTTCCATTGTAGTTCTACCATTTCGTTGTGTAATCTTTCTGATGCTCCAGATAAACCTCTAAGTGTTCTTGCATTGTCTACGTTTTTTTGATTATTATATACAGTAAATGGTTGATAACCACGTCCGTCTGGTATAAAAGTTTTTCCGTAAACATCAAATCCTGGAACAAATGACATTGCAGAGATAACTACAGTTTGCACTTGTTTTTGTTGCTCGAAGTTTTGAGCATTCGACATTTCTTTTTGTGCTTCTTTTCCTTTTGATATCTCTTGTTGTTTTGCTACTTCTGCTCTTCTTTCATTAATTTCCTGTCTTGCTGTTTTTTGACCTCCAGCATTTTGAGAATCTGATTTAGCAGGTGTGCTCTGCGCACTTTGAGTAGTGCCTCCGCTAGTAGTCCCATCTTGTTTTTTCTCCTCTTGTCTTTTATCTTCTTGTTTCTCTTGTTTTCTTTCTGCGGCAACAGCAACAGCAGTAGGTGCTGGACCAGTGTTGTTTTCACTATTTTGTTTAGATAATTGAACTGGAGCAGCTGGTTCTGCAGCAGAATTAACTATTGCACTTTCTTTAATTACTCTGTCAGCATTACTATCACCTGTTTTAGAAACACCTGCCTCTATCTTACCATCAGAAGCAACAGCAATAGTTGTTTCTGTAGTAGATCTTGTAAAAGAAGTTGGCGATGGATTAGAAGAATTAGAAGCAGTTGAACTAGATGAATTTGAATTGTATCCTGGACACATTTTATTGGATTGTGGATTAGAACCACAAGAAGCAAGTGTCGTTGTGTAATTTGGGCAATAAGAATATGTTAATTGATTACTAGAGCAAGCATTACTAGCAGTAGTATATCCTGAACAAAGAGTATTACTCAGAGGATTTGTTGAGCATGTTGTTTGTGCTGTTGAATATCCTGGACAATATGAAGCATATAGTGCATTCGAACTACATTGTGTTGTAGCATTTTGATAACTTGGACAGTAAGACGCATAAAGTGGATTTAATGCGCATTGAGTTGAAGCAGTATTATATCCTGGACAAGCAGAGTCATACAATGGATTCGCTGTGCATTGTTGATTTAGATATGCTTGAGCATATCCTGGACACTGCGGTGCATATAGAGGATTTAAAGAACATTGTTGAGTTAAATAAGCAGCAGCATATCCTGGACAAGAAGGATTGTATAATTGATTAAGTGTGCATTGTTGATTGAAATATGCAGCAGCATATCCTGGACATTGTGGATCAAACAAAGCATTAGATGAACACTGTTGGTTGAAATATGCTTGAGCATATCCAGCACAAGATGGTGATGATAGGGGATTCGTTAAACATGGATCTGCTGTGTAAACTGCATTGCTATACATGTTACTGATTGTAGCAGTACCACTTGTCCAAGGCGACATTGCGAATGCTCCAAGAGTTGACATTGGAACAGAAGAGTTTAATCTGTATTTTTTTGAATACGAACCAGATACTCCGTTGTTTCCACCATTATGTGTATTTGATTCGCTGAATATTGTTGCATTGTTGGTATCAGTTATAACTGTAGCAACACCTGCATCTGAATACTGCCAACCTGTTAAACAAATACCAAACAAATCAATAAAGCTGCAGTATCTACCAGCAACATTGTAATTATATCCATAATCAAACCCATGAATAGTAGCACCTGCGCCTGCTAAAGCCAGTGCTTGATTGATAGCATATGCTTGGGTTCCTGTAGTTCCAGGTAAAAGATTATTACTTATTTGTACTGTATTATATCCTGGACATGATGGAGAGTATGCTGGATTACTAACACATGGGTCAACTGTATAGTTTAATTTAAAATATGGATCTTTGAATTGTGGTCCATAATAACCTGCCCAAAATCTACTGTCTTTACCAGTAAAAGAAAGAGTGGCATCGCCTACGCTCGCCAAAGAATATGGATTAGCAAATGTTTGCGTTTGACTCCATTGTGTCCATCCAGTAGTTGTTGCTGGTAAATTGTGAGAATATGATTGTAATACTGAACCATTATTACTTTTGATAGCTGCTGTAACTGATAGTGTTCCATCATAAGGATTTTGATTCATGTAAGTAGCACCATATTCCATGCCACCAATTTGAATTCCAGAACCAGATAGTGCTGAGTTAATTGCTAATGTATAACCGATAGTACCCTGAGTATAACCAAACATAAACAATCCAGTTGATGCATTGTATCCAGGTTGATTACCACCAACAAAACCACCACCAGTTGAATTAGTAAGAGTAAATCCAGTCCAGTTATATTGTGTTCCTGCTGGAGCAGGATTAACTGTTGTTCCTGCTAAATTTGGAGTAGTTTGAACTTGTGCGTTAGAGTAAGAGAATGAGCAAAATAATAACAGGAATGCTCCAACCCACTTTGTTATCGAGTTCAAGATTCTGCTCATTTTTTACTTTAAAGGTTCTGCTGGTTTATCCATGTTTACGACTGGTGGTAATACAGCATAATTACCAACTGCCTTTTTATCAACATTATCTAATACTCCACGCTTTTTCCATTCTTCTTTTGCTGCTTCTCCAATTTTACCCTCAATAGGACATGGTGTTCCTGCTGCTAACATAGAAGCAAATACACGCTCGTCTTGACATAGTGTTGCAACTGCTGCTACTTTCATTCCCATGTCATAAAGATTTTTGGAAAGTTTAATTCTTTCACAATTCATATCTCTCATAGTCCCACCCATGGAGATACCAAGAATTTGAGTTTGAACTGCACCAGATGCTGCTACTGCGCAGACATCGTTATTGATGGTTGTAATTGCTGGAGCCACTGCTGTAGGAGGTGGCGATTTAATTGTTGTTGTGCTATTTGATGTTGAGTCTGTTGTGCTTCTAGAAGTCGAGTCGGTTACAATTGGTTGAGCAATCGCAAGTGATGAAACCATGACCAAAAGACTCGCCGATGCGAATTTTTTAATCATTTTACTACCTTTACTGTTTAGGTTTTTATAATTATCATTGTATAGGGGATTCACACATTCAACATTATTTAGTCTTGTTCGGATATTTACTTGACATATATTATTTGAAAGCGTAAAATACCAGTGTAGGGGTTGATGTAAAAGACCTTACAAACTGTAGGGTTATCGCTTGACAAATATTCAGAACTAGAGTATAATTGAAGTATGAAAGGAAATATAATGATTAATGAAATTGATAAAGAGATCCTGCTCATAACTCAGGAAGAATGTGCTGAAGTCAGTCAAGCAATCAGCAAAGTGTTTCGATTTGGTGCTGATGATGTATTCAAAGGAATAAGCAATCGTCAACATCTTGAAGAAGAAGTTGGTGATTTAATGTGTATGATTGATCTTCTCATCGATAATGGTATCGTCAGCGAAGCAGCTGTGATGACTGCGAAACATGAGAAGATGAACAAGTTGATGACGTGGTCAAAAATTTTTTCCGAAATTGAAGAAAAAAGTGCTTGACATATATAAATAGATGAGGTATACTTAATACCTCGATAATTGATAAAAGGATTTCAATTCAAATGTTACAACTCTGTATGCATCAGCAAAGTTTAAGAGCCATCAAGGGATGGTCGCTAGATGCACGCACATCAACATTTGCGTATGGCAATCCAGAGATTGATTGTGGGGGTACGGTAAGGTAAACGACCAAAAGTTTCCAAACCAAAGTACCCCAAGAGATGAAAGTCCTTGGGGTTTTTTGTTTTGTAGGCTATCAAAAAGTGCTTGACAAAATTAAAGAGTTAAGATATAATTCTTACTCTACTGTTCTTTAACAATTTGTTCACCTTGTGCTCGGTTCGTCTATCGGTCTAGGACACTGCCCTTTCACGGCAGGAAGAGGGGTTCGATTCCCCTACCGAGTACCATTTATTTTGCTGATTGTAAGCGATGGGCTTGATCATGCCTGACTAACTATGACGATAAGATGTAAACTCGAGTAAAGCATATGAGTCATAGCATACAGTGCAGTCAGCAAAATCAATGGTAGTAGACTCGTCGGGAGACGCTCAGGCTACCACCAATTTATGCGGGATTAGTTTAATGGTAAAACGGCAGTCTTCCAAACTTCAGTCGTGAGTTCGATTCTCACATTCCGCTCCACTTATATGGGTGTGTTGATGCTATGGCGTGTGCATCCTCGGACTGTAAATCCGATCCCTCTGGGTAAACATTGTTGGTTCGACTCCAACCACACCCACCATATAAGGTTCCAAAGTGTTCACGGACGCACGTTGGCTTGTCACGCCAAAAGAAGGGGATCGTTACCCCTTGGGACCGCCAAATACTACTTGACAATTTTTAATGTTTAGTGTATAATTGTTGTTTTTATTAGGAGAAAGAAATGAAATTTATGAAGCGAAAGCGTAAGATGAAATGTCGAAAACGATTTGGGGGTATAACTTAGTGGCAAAGTAGTAGGCTTTTAACCTATTAACCAGAGTTCGATTCTCTGTACCCCTACCAATCGCAATTATAAAAGCACACTAAATTAGTAGTGTATTTCTATAATTGACGCAGAGTATGGAAGTGGTCATCCGTTCGGTCTCATAAGCCGAGAATCGCAGGTTCGAATCCTGCCTCTGCAACCAGTTTCGTTGTCTAGTAGCTCAGTAGGTAGAGTAGGTGACTGTTAATCACTTGGTCGCTGGTTCGAGCCCAGCCTAGACAGCCAGTTTTAGGATTCTTTCAGCAATTTAAAAACTTTCACTGTTAATGAAAAGAAAGCGAATCCTGTTGTTTTATTGCCCTCATAGTTAAATGGTATAACAGTTGCCTTGTAAGCATCAATTCGCAGTTCGATTCTGTGTGGGGGCACCAAATTTTTATCCGAGTGTAGGAAAGTCTGGTTTAATCCGTCTGCTTTGGGAGCAGAAGATCGCAGGTTCGAATCCTGCCACTCGGACCATCAATATGGGGAATTAGTTAAATGGGATAACATCGGCTTTGCAAGCCGAGATTGAGAGTTCGATTCTCTCATTCTCCACCATGTTTTAGGATACTTACAGCAAATAAAAACTGCTCTTGAAAAGCAGAGGTTGTTGGTTCGAGTCCAACATTGTGTCTGATGGCACGATTAGATCAATTGGTAGATCGCTAGAAAAAGTATCCTGTTGTTTTTTGCCCCGATGACGGAATTGGTATACGTGCTTGCCTTAGAAGCAAGATTCTGAGAGTTCGAGTCTCTCTTGGGGCACCATCTATGGAGAGTTGGCAGAGTCTGGTTTATTGCACCTGTCTTGAAAACAGACGGATAGAAATGTCCCGTGAGTTCGAATCTCACACTCTCCGCCAAATTAGCATCGTTAACTCAGTGGTAGAGTGCTTCCCTTACAAGGAAGAGGTCGGGAGTTCGACCCTCTCACGATGCACCAAGTTTAGAATCGGTTCAGCAAAACATTTAACGTAGCTCATCGGTAGAGCAATTGCCTGCAACGCAATCAGAGTGGGTTCGATTCCCATCGATAAAAAACGATTCTGTTGATTAATGCCCCATTGGTGAAATGGATGATCATACTGTGCTACGAACGCAGAGGTGGAGGTTCAATTCCTTCATGGGGTGCCAAACCATTCAGCCGTGTAGCTCAGAGGAAGAGCAATCGCTTGATAAGCGATAGGTCGACATTTCGAAACTGTCCATGGCTACCAAATATATCTCGATAGTGTAACGGCAGCATACCAGTCTCCAAAACTGTTGGTGGGGGTTCAAATCCCTCTCGGGATGCCATATATGGTGATGTAGCACAGTGGTAGTGCAACTGCTTCATACGCAGTAGGTCGTTGGCTCGAATCCAACCATCACCACCAAATCTGTTGGGGATTAGCCAAGTCTGGTCTAAGGCAGTGGTCTTTGAAGCCATCATTCACTGGTTCGAATCCAGTATCCCCTGCCAATTCTATGGTGTCTTTAGTGTAGAGGTTCGCACCCGACTCTGTGAAAGTCGTAGTATGGGATCGTTCCCCATAAGGCACCCCAAACAATTTTGCTGCTTTAGCTGATGTGGTCATAGCAGGGGTCTGAAGAGCCTCGGAAAGTAGTTCGATTCTACTAGGCAGCACCAAACATGCGGAAGTAATTCAGTTGGTAGAATGTCTGCTTGCCAAGCAGAATGTCGCGAGTTCGAGTCTCGTCTTCCGCTCCAGTCTTAGATCTTGTAGGGTATTGACATTTATTCGTTTTCGAGGTATAATATACTTTTAAGGAGAAATAAATGAACGTCTATATTCTTTTTTCTAATAAAAATGTTATCGGTCTCGCTAAAGATGAAGCCGAAGCGAATCTTATGCTGTCTGAATATGAAATGGCTTTAGGTGCTGAAGACGCTGGTGATTTGTCTTTTATGGTTTGTGAAGTTAGCGAATATTGTGATTAAATTTTAAGGAGATTGATTTATGCCTAGTGTGTTTTTAGTGAGCGACACGCACTTCGGACACGCAGGTGTTTGTAAATTTTTGCGTGAGGATGGAAGTAAACTTCGACCATGGGACAATTCAGAAGAAATGGACGAAGACATGGTTAAGAGATGGAACGAAACAGTAAAACCAACTGACAAAGTTTACCATCTAGGTGATGTTGTTATTAATCGCAAAGCATTAAACATTATGCGTAGATTAAATGGTGATAAAGTTTTGATTCGTGGCAACCATGACATCTTTAAAGATGAAGATTATCGTCAACACTTTAGAGAACTTCGTGCATATCATGTGATGAACGGAATGATTCTTTCACACATACCTATTCACGCAGATAGTCTTGGTCGTTTCGGTGTCAACATTCACGGACATCTACATTCTGGTAGAGTTATGAGACAACCTGAAGGTAGATACGGAATTCCAATAATTGATGCAAGATATCATTGCGTTTGTGTTGAACAAACAGACTTTCGTCCGATTTTATTTGAAGATGTTATTCAAAGAATTAAAGACGAGGGTGGGGTTATTGGTTTTAGAAATGGTAATGGTCCCTGTATAGATTAGGAGATTGGGCAGGATGGTAATGCAGCAGTTTGCTAAACTGTAGATCGTAGGAATGCGGTCAGTGGGTTCGACTCCCACAGTCTCCGCCATTTTTGTCGCCATAGTTCAGTTGGATAGAACAACTGCCTTCTAAGCAGTAGGTCGCAGGTTCGAGTCCTGCTGGCGACGCCATATATATTTTTGCCCCTGTGGACAAATTGGTAAAGTCGTCTCTCTCAAAAGGAGAAGTTCTCTCAGTTCGAATCTGAGCAGGGGTACCAAATTTGGGCTGGTAGCTTAATGGTAAAGCAGCCGACTCATAATCGGTTGAGTGAGAGTTCAATTCTCTCCCAGCCCACCATTAATGGAGATAGTATGAATCTAAACAATTTTGTAAAAGTTTATAATGTTGTGCCGAAAGATATATGTGAGTCGGTGATATTGTTATACGAGAATGATGAAGAGTGGAAAACACACAACTGGTATAACAATATTTCTGATGAAAAGAAAGCACATCACACAAAGGAACTTGATGTCCTTTACAATAAAAATTTAGATGTTCTAAAACAATTTTTACAAAGTGCTTTACATAAATACTATGATGAGTTAAAATTAAGTAACTTGGTAAGCAATCACAGTAATATAAGATTGAACAAGTATAAGACAGGAACTGTAATGTCAGAGCATTTTGATTTGATACGCAGAAATCCAACAGATGGAATTCCTGTTCTTACATTTCTTGGCATACTAAATGACAATTTTAAAGGTGGACAATTTGTTTTAAACGGAGAGGTATTGAAATTAAAGCAAGGGGACATTATTATGTTTCCTTCTACGTTTCTATATCCGCATAGTGTAACAGAGGTAACAGAAGGAACAAGATATACATTTGTTGCTTGGGCATATTAATGTTGGGGTGCCAGAGTGGTCTAATGGCGCAGTCTGCAAAACTGTCGATTCGTGGGTTCGAATCCCACCCTCAACTCCAAACAATGCGGATGTGACGGAATAGGTATACGTATCGGACTTAAAATCCGAGTTTTGAGGGTTCGAGTCCCTCCATCCGTACCAGTTTAAATCGGAGGTTGATATGAGATATAGAGAAAAAATCAATATTCAAGAAGTCAGAGATTTCGTTGAACAATGTGATCCAACAACAAAGATTTACATTGGTTGTGACTCTGAGAGATATAAAGTTGGCAAACAATGGTATGCTGACTATATTCTTGCTGTTGTTGTTCATATCAATGGTAACAATGGATGTAAAATTTTTGGTGCGGTTCAGAAAGAAATGGACTTTGATCAAAAATACAATCGTCCACGTATGCGTTTAATGAATGAAGTGTACAAGGTTGCGGAACTTTACTTAGAGCTTGCTCAAGAAATTCCGAATGATATCGAAGTTCACTTAGACATTAATCCGAATGAAAACTATGGTTCTTCATGTGTAATAAACGAAGCAGTTGGTTACATTCGTGGAATGTGTAATGTTGTACCTTTGGTAAAACCGAACGCATTCGCAGCATCTTATGCTGCAGATCGAATGAAACATGTTGTTGATTTTAGAAAAAGTGCTTGACATTTAAACATGTATCAAGTATAATATGATTTGTAAATTGAGAAAAGGATGGGTGCAGCAAGTATAAATTACTTAATGCCGAATGCCAGACAGAGGAGGACCACCGAAAGGTGTATTTTAAAACTGGCTAGACAGAAAAGTTGAAGTAAATCTGACGCTGGAAAGACAGCAAGATGATAGTATCCTATCAGTTTTCAGTGGGGCTGTCCGAAAGGAGACACTGGGGTTAGAATAAACCAAGTTAACATCAACCCAACCATCCTGTTATTTTTTGTTATAGGAGTTTTAGAATAGGTTCAGCAACCAAAATTACTAACAGCGAAAGCTGTATCAAGGGGTCGGGTTCGCCTGACGACCTGAGTTTCGAGTTCTCAGGTAAAACAAAAAGTAGAAAACTATTCTGTTAAATGAGGTAATTATGAACACTTTTGTTTCTGCCGTACAAAATCAATCTGCACGCACAACTAACGGCATGCGTGCCCGTAAATCTACTGCGTCTGCTTGCGTAGACTTGTTCTTCAAGATCGGCGCATCTCGTGGTAAAGATATCACGAAAGACTTCGTTGCTGCTTATGTTGAGAATCGCGAAGTAGCATTGCGTATTGCGCAGTGGGTTCGTGACGCACGTGGTGGCGCAGGTGAACGTGACTTGTTCCGTCAAATCCTGAAGTATCTTGACAAGCATCAACCTGAAGATGCTGCTCTTCTGTTGAACAAAGTTCCAGAGATCGGTCGTTGGGATGACATCTTTGTCGTAGAGAAAAACAAGCCAAAAGCATTTACTATGCTGGGTGATGCTCTGCGTGAACGTAATGGTCTTGCTGCTAAGTGGACTCCACGTCAAGGTAAGTTGGCTGTTGAAATCCGTAACTTCTTTGGTATGTCTCCAAAGTTTTACCGTAAGTCTTTGGTCGAACTGACTAAAGTTGTTGAAACTCAGATGTGCGCAAAAGACTGGGATAACATCAACTTCAGCCATGTGCCTTCTGTTGCGTCTGCACGCTACAAGAAAGCATTTTACCGTAACACTCAAGAGTACGCAAAGTACGTTGCGGAATTGGTGAAAGATCCAAAAGACCGCACTATGGATGTGAAGGTAAACGCTGGTGCAGTATATCCATACGATGTACTGAAGGGTGTTGTTGGTCACTATGTGACTAACTTCAACAAGACAGAACTTGACCTTGTTGAAAAACAATGGGAAGCACTCGAAAACTTTGTTGGTGACGCAAACGTGTTGCCACTGGTTGACGTGTCTGGTTCTATGTCTGTGCCTGTTGGTAAGAACGCAAACCTTTCTTGCCTTACTGTTGCTGTATCTCTGGGTCTATACCTAGCAGATAAAAACACAGGTAAGTTCAAGGACACGTTCTTGACTTTCTCTGGCTCACCAGAGTTGCTGCATCTGAAAGGTACAATCCTGCAGAAAGTGCAACAAATGGTTAAGTCTAACTGGGATATGAACACTAACTTGGTGAAGGCGATGGATAAAATCCTGAAGACTGCCAAGGACGGTAACGTGCCTCAGGAAGAAATGCCAGAAATGCTTCTGATTCTGTCAGACATGCAGTTCGATCAATGCGCAAAGTTTGACGACTCTGCGATGAAAATGATTGAACGTAAGTTCAACGAAGCTGGTTACGATCTGCCAAAGATCGTGTTCTGGAATCTGAATGCGCATGACAATGTGCCTGTGAAGTATGACACACGTGGGGTTGCTTTGGTTTCTGGATTCAGCCCAGCAATCATGAAAGCAGTTCTTGCTGGTGATACTGAACAGTTTACACCAGAAGCAATTATGCTGAAGGCAGTTATGGTGGATCGTTACGCCATCTAAATAAAGTAACAGGTGGGGCACTTGTGCCCCATTTTTCATTGGAGGTAGGATGACGGAAAGAACAGTAAAAGAAATATTTGATGAGCAGGGTTATTATGGACCTGTTCGTTTTTTAGCAACACATAAAATTTATGAATATCAAACAGAAGTATATCGTTTGATGCGTGAGATGGATTGGATGAATACCGATTATCGTTGTAAAGCAAATGTTCTTTTCCCATTTATTAATGAGATATCAAAACAAATTGTAATTGTTGATTATGTAAAACAAATTCTTGGACCTAACTTTTCTTGTTGGGACACACTCATTTGGGTTAAAGATCCAGAGAGCGATAATTATGTTTCATGGCATCAAGATGCTACATATTGGAACTTCTTGCCAAAAGAAAGAGGATTGACTGTTTGGGTAACTCTATCTGGGGCAACAAAAGAAATGGGTTGTCTTCAGTATGTTCCTGGATCACATAAACATGGGCAGAGAATGCATTCAGATATTAAGAATGATGAAAATTTACTTATGCGTGGACAAACAATTGATGAACATGATAAAGAAAATGTTGTTCATGTTGAGGCGAGACCAGGAACATTTATAATGCATAATCCATTTATTGTTCATGGCTCAGATGCAAATCGTTCTCAAACACCAAGAGTTGCTATGGGTTTTATTTATGTTGCTACTGACGCAAAACCGATTGCTACATTTTCTCCAGAATCAACTGTGATGGTTTCTGGTGTTGATGAATATAACTATATGTTACATGATCCAGAGCCAACAGGAAAATGGGAAGAGGATATTAAAGTTTGGAAACAAGCATATGATAGGCAGCACGACAATTACTACAAGATGGAACAAGTTTTCTGATTGGCGTGATGCTGATATAAGTAAAACTAATGTTCTCAAACACATAAAATTACCAGCTACTTGTTTTCTCTCTGCGAATGCTTGGGGATTAAAAGGAAAACTTCCAGGAGGTAAACACTCTTGGATTGCTGAGTATAATGGTTATACTTGGAAAACATTTGAGATCACCGATCGTGAAACAATAGAAGTTCAGCAAGCAAATATTCTCTTCTGCGAAAGAGACAATTATACTGAGAGACAGCTGATAGTTTCCGATCGTGATCCATCTACTCTCTGGTTTGGTAATCAACCAAGATTAGATGGTATCTTCAATTGGAAAGGTATAGAAGAATACTATCCTCTCAACACAAACATCAATCTAGCGTTCAATAATTGTAACACATATTTGAGTTACATTGCTTGGCGTTATCATTTTAAATTGAAACTTCCATACATCGGTTTCAAAGACAAGTCATTTTGGGAAAAGCATGAAATTAGATGAGTTGAATTTTCAATACTCTAAAGACAATCATTATCGTTGGGGTTGGGGCGATGATGATACTGAATGGTTTAATGAACCAAATTACGAACAACCATTCAAGATGACGATTGGTAGATGCACAAGAAAGCCAAAGTCATTTCGCGAAGAATGCATTCTAGCAACAGAACATTTATGTACTCAATATGATAAGCCAATCTATGTTGGTTTGTCTGGTGGTCTTGATTCTCAGATTGTGTGTCTAACTCTACTAGAACTTAAGATGCCATTTATACCATGTATTATTGTTATGGAAGATAATTATAATTTACACGATGTTCTAAACGCAAAAGAATTTTGTGAGAAATACAACTTAAAGTATAAAGTATTTAACATTAACATGGGCGAGTTTTATTCCAAATACTGCCCAGAGATTGTTAAGAAATATAAAATCACAAATGCAAGAACAACAATGCAGTTGTGGCTTGAACAGTTTACTAAAGATGGAATCTTTATTATGGCTGGTGGTGATATGCAACTTACCAGATATAAACTTGGAGAACCATCATATGATACCACAGATGGATTGCTAATTAATCCTCTATCATCAACAGCCCCAATGACAAAATGCACATGGGGTTCTCATCCAACACCAATTTTACAACATCTTATTTCGCAAGGGGGAATGGGAACAACAAAGTATTTTATGTATAGTCCCGAACTAATTGCTTCTGTTGTTCTTAGTAAAGAAGTTGAATCATTCGTAAACATACAAGACGTATTATACAGCACAGCATTAGTGCCACGTTCGAAGTTTTGGTTGTTGTATAACTACATTGCCAAATCGCAATTATATGCGAACAATTGGCCAGAGTTAATTCTTCGACCAAAATATCATGGTTTCGAATTCGTCGAAAAGAATCTTGAATATTCGAAACTAAAGAAAGAAGCGATCGAAGAATATAGTAAAGAGAACGACAAGAAAGGTATTTACATAGAGTACACAGAATTGAAGGAGTATTTTTCTTCGGTTGGACCACAGAAGATATGGTATAGTAATCCGTTGGTCAAACAAACTTCTTCGATCAAGGGTTTTATTGAGAGCATATCCCTCAGGGAACAAACGAAGAATGATTTGTTCGAAGATGAGGATTTATTGGATGAATATGAGGGTGGGGGTATTGACATTTAATCAATATTCAGGTATAATATAATTACCTAAACTTAAAAAGGGAATTTTAAAATGAAACGAAGTGTAGTTGTTATGGCTGTTGTTGCGTTATTTGCTACTGGTTGTTCTTCAACCAAAACAGTAACAAAACTTCCACCTGATGCTCCAGCACCAGTGGCAAAACTTGAAAAGAAAGAAGCAGAGTTTTTAAAATCTAATGGTTCTATCAAAGTTGAATTTGATGAATCAGGAAATTTTTATGGACTTGTTTCAACTGGAACTGCATATATTCAAACCAATCATACATCATCACGCGAAGATGCAATGAATGTTGCTTTGATGCGTGCTAAACGAAATGTAACTGAGTTTCTGAATAATGATGTAAGTTCAAATAAGTTTTCAAAAACAATCACCAAAACTCTTATGAAGAGCGATGCTAATGAATCACTCAAATCTAATAAAATTGAGGGAAATGACAAAGCATCAAATTTAGATGACTTAGAAGATGGTGGTGGTAATTCAGAAACAGCAACTGCCGAAGATCGTGCTAAGGGACAGCGTGTTGCTACTTATGTTAAAGAGCAAATGACTGATAATTCTGCTGCTTTGTTGCGTGGTTTGGTAATTACCAATCGTAGCGTAGAGAAAGACAGTAATCTAGTATCAGTTGAAGTTCGTGTTTCTAAACACTCAATTGCTGCTTCTCATCAACTTAAATCTATGATTGAAGGATTGCGATAAAATGAAAACTCTTGTTGTGGCAACTTTGTTTGTCTCACAAGTTGCCTTTGCTGCTACAACAATCCACTCAACAGGTAAGGGTGAAACGCAAGACGAAGCAGTTCGCCGAGCGAAGATCTCTGCTGTTGAGACGATAACAGGTTCTTTCAATCTTGGTCATCGCAGTGTTCGTGGCGATCGATACAATGAAGAAATTGATGATTATGTTTCTGGAATCATTATCGAATCAGAGATCTTGACTTCTGAGAAGAAAGATGGACTGTGGCATGTTAAAATTCGTGCTGTTGTTGATGATAGCAAACAAGGTACGTTCGAAGTCCAGCGTGACAAACCTTTGTTCAATGAGCGAACGCAAAATAAAATCGCTGAGATGAACAATCGTAAAGAGGTTATGGACAAACTTGACTCTAATGGTCAGATGCTTTATGTTTCTGACCAGCGAGTTGATGTGAGACCCCACCATGATGTTACTGTTGTTACGATTAGTGGTCGGGTGAAGTGGCAACAAAAATGGGTACAGGATTTTGAGAAGTTTGTTCTTTATGCTGGTAATATGAATACAGCAAAGAAGACTTACCAAAGCAGTGTTTACTTACCAGTTTCTTTCTCTAATCCAATTTTTGTTGTTGGTAATATCCTGTCGAATCCATCGGAAAGTGAAACACGTCCAGGATATGCTTATTGTTTTGTTGAAAGTGGTAGTAGACTTGATCAACAACGATGCGCAAATCTTGGATATGAGATGCGAAACTTTCCCAAATTTAACACCATCAAAGCAACGATTGTGTTTAAGGATACCGAGGGAAGGGTTATTCAGAATTTGAATTACACCAAGTTTGACATCAAAGTAGCAGATTTTGCTAGTGCTGGAACAACCAAGAAAGACAACTTCTTATTCTTTAGCACCTCGCATTATTTCAAAACAAATACATCTATCGTAATGACAGATGCATCTGTTCCTGTTACTTTTGATTTTACTGTGAGAAATGAACTTGTGCCGAAGATTGGCTCATATTCAGTTGTTATTAACTAAGGAGAAATGATGGAAATCAATATTAAAAAAGTGGATAATGGATTTGTCGTAGACTTCCAAAATCCAGAACATGATGTATACCAAACATATGTTTTTACAAAATACAGCCAAGTTGTTAAGTTCTTGCGTGAGCACCTTAACGGAAAGGTTGAGTAATGACATTAGAACAAGCAAAGAAAGAGTTCGCTAATTATTTGAATTCAGCTGACCCTGATGCTAGTTTGTATGAGATTTATAATGCGTTCGTTCTTGAAAAGATGAAAATGGATAAATATTTTTCTATCTTTCTTGATGAGAATGAACACGAAATGAATCTTTCAGAAAACTATGACAGCCCAGCTTGGCAAATTTATAAACAAAAAATGAAAGATTATAATGTTATCGAAAGATTTGTTAACCAATCGAGGTATTACCTTACTAAAAATGTTTGATAATCCAAAACAATTTTCTTTACACATAGAAGCAATGGTAAAAGAAAAAAAGATTTCGCACATGGATGCTGTGTTGGAATATTGTAAAGAAAATTATCTTGAACCAGAAGATGTTAAAAAGTTGATCAATAAATCACTTAGAGATAAGATTAAGGTAAATGCTACAGAACTCAATTACTTCCCAAAACAAGCCACACTCGATGTCTAATGATAAAGCATTAAATGCTTATAGGATGTATCTCGCAGCAAAATTACATTTTACAACTGACAAATACGACATAACAGAGTTTCATGCTAAAGTTCGTGTGTCACGTAAAGCATTTGATGGGAGAAACCAGCATGCATTATATGAAAAATTTGCGGATAAGTTTGATTCCAAATTAGATATGGCACAATATTTAATCGCAAATTTTGCCTATGGTGCTTGGGGCAATACAGATATTGTTTATGGTACAACAGAGTCCGATCAAAACTTTAAAGAATGGAATCGTAGGAAACAGTCTTTAACACAGGTGTTTAAAACTGACCTAAGTAAAATTAGACTTGAGTGGGAAACAAATAAGTTGGATCCATTTCTTGAGGACTTAACTTCTAAGTTTCCTAAAGTCCCACATTTGTTTCAAATGTATATTGGTAAACACATAACACTTGAAACAATTATTTTGCTAGATAGATTTCAACCTTTTCTTAAACTATGGAAAGAAAATATGGGACAACTGTTTGAGGATGATATGCGTAGGATTATTAAATCAAAACCATTTATTAGATTCGATGAGAAAAAAATAAAACCAGTTTTTGTGGAGTTTATTGAAGAGATTTAATTATGGGTCACACCTACCGAAAAGAAAAGACCTTCGACGAGAGGTCTAGTAACAAAACCAAAAGACATATTACTGCTGAACACCAGCGAAAAACAAATAAGAATCGAAGAGTCATCGATGTTCTTTATGAAGACGATGATGAAATTGATTATGAAGACGACTATGAGGATGACTATGAACCTGACGAAGTTCAACACAATAAATCGAAGTGAACACTTTGATGCTATTGCTATCAACAAGAAATTAGATATTGAAACTGTAAAAGACAAAGAAACTGGATTGCGTTATTTTGTTGTCAAGAATGTGCTTGAAAATCCAGATAAGTTTGTTGATTTAATTTCTAAGCACAATGCATATGGTGGCGACGTGGAAGTTACAACTCCTGGATATCGTCAATTGATAAGTTCTCTTGAGATTCCAACAATCTCAAAATTATATGCTCAAGTGTTTCGTGAATTTACTAAAGTTGATACCAAATTATCAAGTTGGTATTATACTACAAATATCTTTCATAAAGACATGGTAATCAAAAACAGCAATAATATGCCAAGATTTGAACCATATCCTGTAGCAACATCATTATGCTTGACAGAAAACCCAACAGTTGGCTTGGGATTCTATAAAATTAAACTTGACAAATATCAAGCAGTAAGGTATAATGATGATATTAAAGAATTGTCTGATGATATGTTTAAGAAAGCATTTCCTATTTACTCAGGAAATGATGAACAAGAACTAAAGTCATGGACAAACTTTGAAAGAAATGAAAATTGGGAACTGTATGCGTTTGAAAAATTCGAATACAACAGTGCGGTTATTTATGACCCATTGTTCTTTCATCAAGTGTTATTCGATAACAACAAACTAGACAGTGTTCAATATTCATTAGTTGGCTTTTTGGATTCTCCAATTGTTAAAGTTCCTTTTTGGGATATGACGGAAAAAAATATTGAAGAGAACAAAAAGAATGACTAAATAGTTGTATATCATGGTAATGTGACATACGACAAAACTTATATACTTTTATACGACAAAGGAAAACATATGGATATCAATACACTTCGCAAATCTCGCACACAAGATTTCTCTAAAATTCTTGGTGAGTTTGATAAAATCGCAAAGCCATCAGGCGAGGGTGGTAAATCTTACGAAGACGATCGTTTCTGGAAACTAACTCCAGATAAAGCAGGTAATGCTACAGCTACGATCCGTTTTCTCCCACGTGTCGAGGGCGACGAGTTTCCGTGGGTTCGAATCTTCAATCACAGTTTCCAAGGACCAACTGGTAAATGGTACATCGAGAACAGTTTAACGACTCTCGGTGAGAACGATCCTGTTGGTGAATTAAATTCACGTCTATGGAACAGTGGCTCTGAAGCAAATAAAGAAATCGCTCGTAAGCAAAAACGTAAGTTGACTTACATTGCTAATGTCCTAATCATCAACGATCCTGCTAAACCAGAAAACAATGGACAAGTTAAATTGTTCAAGTTTGGTAAGAAAATCTTTGATAAAATTATGGATAAAGCCAATCCTACTTTTGAAGATGAGAAACCAGTTCTTGTTTTCGATTTGTGGGAAGGTGCAGATTTTAAATTGCGTATGCGTAAAGTGGATGGTTATGCTAATTACGATCAATCACAGTTTATGGATCAGACAGAAATTGCTCCAACTGATGAAGCAAAACTTGCTATTGTCGAAAAACAATACAAGTTGTCTGAGTTTTTGGATCGTAAGAACTTTAAAACTTATGATGAACTCAAGCGTAAACTTGAACAGGTTTTAAGTGGTGAGGGTGCTCCATCTCGTACTGCTGCGCAGATTGCTGAAGAAGAAGATCGTCCTGAAGCACCTGCTCCAAGAATCGCTTCTAAGCCAGCTGTTGCTCCAGCAAAATCATTAGCTACTACTGCTGATGATGAAGAAGATGATTTGTCTTACTTTCAAAAACTAGCAAACGAATAATAATCTGACTGGGGAACTTCGGTTCCCCATTTTAATTATGCAAGCGATAGAATTTCACAAACTATTTTATACACCTGTTTGGCGTTTTAAGTATCCAGACTTTAAGAACGATCAAGAATTTTTTGTAAAATATCTTGCTAAAGATGAAATGTATTTAAGTGATCGTGAGAAGAATGGTCTTCAAATAACAAGAGCAAATTTACACAAAGATCCAAAACTTCAAAAGTTGACTGACTTCATACACGAATGTGGCAAGTCTGCGATGAGTGATATGGGTTATGTCCCCAATTGTGCAATTACAAGTTTATGGGCAACTCGTCAGCGTGCACAAGGTTACCATCACCCACACTATCACAGAAATAGTTTCTTGGGTGGTGCTTTTCATTTATTTGATATTGATGGTAATGCTAGTGGTACTGTAATGTATAATAATGAATCATCGAAATATGCAGTTGAACCTGCTATTGATGTAACACGTGAACAGATGTTACAGAATGATGCTATTATGCCTTTTATACCAGGAACAATGATACTATTTCCTTCTTGGGCAATGCATTATACACAACCAACATCATGTCGTTATAGAATTGTTCTTGCAACAAATATTATGCCAATAGGAAAAACTAACAGCGATCATTTTGATAGATATAACTATCCAGATCCAAGTAATATGGAATTAAAGGAATACGGCGATTAACGCCAATATGGTCCTTCCCAATACAAGTCTAAATGATATTTTTTTCCTGATAGAACAGGCATTAATTGTGTAAATCGGAATGCTGGATAGATGACCAGCGTTCCCCTCATTCTCATTTCTTGTGGTTTTGGTTGATCTTTTGTTCCCCCAAAATACATAATAAAATCTCCACCTTCGTATTCATTTGTATCAGATAAAACTACTGTTGCGCAGAGTTTTCTTTGATTCGCATTTGAAATCCAATTAACATTTTGATGTTTTGTCCAGAATGCTTTTTCTGCTCCATCATATTCACTTATCAAAAAGTTTTTTGGTTTCCATGATTCATCCCAATTAATACTGAATAGGAACACTTCTTCGTTGATGTGTTTCGCTGTTTCTGTTATTTTGTCTATAATAGATTTAATCTCTGGTTTATCAATATCAAGCTGTAGAGATTTACTAATTCTATATGTGAAATCAACTTTTGCTGGCGCAAAGCCAATCATTGAGCGGACAGATTTTTCCTCATTAGTTTTGTAATGATTTAATAGAATACTACATTCATTTTCTGTTAAAAATTTTGTTGAATAATATAATTCGCCAAGCATTATAATCTCCTGTTTTACGCTGTTGGATAATATCTTCTATCTAGGTATTTCTGATAAGTGGTATCTGTATTCTTGGTGTCTTTTGGACCTTGTTGTGTCGTAGTATTATTTACTACGTTTGTCACTGGGGCATTTACACTAGTGTTATTCGCTGTTGATTGCGAATTGACTGCTGCCTGCGCATCTTCAACACCACGTCTGCGGAGTTTAATTTCTCCTGCTTGAGATGGTGGAATTGGTTCTGGGGCTGGAGCAGTAGATGGTTTATCAGAAACCTTTACCATTCCAGACTTAGGTTGTAGATTTTTTTCTTGTAGATATCTTTTGTCTGCAAATTTTTCTGCCATTGAACGATTATTGCCTGACAGTTTTAATTCTTCTTGGAAAATTTTCTGATAAAGTGGATCTTTTGCTTTTACTTCAGGATCAACTGACTGTCCTTGAGATGTGCTTTCTGTGCTAATTGGTGCTGCTTGAGCTGCTGCTGGTGCTGCCATATCCCCACCAGTTCCTGTTACTGCTTGATAACCAGATACTGCTCCACCACCTGCTTTTTTACCTAACCATTTACCACCAATATAACCTGCTGCTCCACCAAGTAGACCACCAACAGCCATTCCGATTGGACCACCGAATGCGCCAAGCATAGCACCTGCTTTTGCACCAGCGAGAGCACCACCAGCAGCACCTACGCCACCACCTACTGCTTCACCTTTTTTAACTTGTCCTTGTTCTTTTGTAATTTCTCCAGCATCAACTTGTCTTTGTGCCTCAGAGTAATCACCATATGCATCAGCTGCAGCTGTTCCTACTGCTAGTATACCACCACCAACTTTTGCAACTGTACCAAGTTTACCAGCCATTCCTGCTAGTTTGCCCACTTTTCCTGCAGTTCCTGCTGCTTTACCACCACGTCCGAGCAGGTCAGCAGCACCACTAAGTAAGCCACCTCCACCACCTCCACCAACACCATTTTCCGCAATGGTTTTCAATGCTTCAAGCATCTCTTCAGTGCGTTTATCCATTTTCTTAAAATGGTCATCGGTAATTGTATAAAGAGCAGTAATATCTTCTTGTTCTTTTTTCTGTACCTCGAAATGTTCAGTCGCAACTTCTGCTGCTTCCATTTCCTTTTCAGCAGATTGTATTTGATTTAAACTTTGATCAGCGGAACCTTCTTGTTTGTCGCCTGTTCTTGGATCTAAATTCTTAATCGCATCAACAAGTTCTTTTTGTTTCGCAAGATTTTCTTCGCTTACTTTATAACCTGCTTCTCGAATTCTTGCTTCTTCTTCTTGAAGTCGTTTCAATTCTTCACGTTTAGATGTAATTTCTTCAAACAATGAATCAGCAATTTGACGAGAGGTGTCTGCTGATAATGTTTTTCCTGCTTCTGAATATTGCTGAAAGTCGCCAATAAATTTTTCTTTATCTTGACGACGTTGCTCTTTTGCTTCTGATTTGTCTTTATATGCCTTAGCAATGCCTGTTAGACCCAAACTTTCGAAAAAAGATGAACCAGTTAAACCAGCACCTTGTTTGCCACCTGTTACGGATGTTCTTCCTCTCTCGTAGTTAGATTTGATACTATCTGCGAGGTCTCCTGCAAACTGTCTAAGTTTTAAGTTTCCAGGTTGGTATTCTTCTAGTTTGTCTAACACTAATCTCATTTGTTAATTCTCTCTTGTAATCTTTGTCGTTCTTCTTCTAGATGTTGTAACAACATCGAGACATATATCTCCCTCTCAAATGGCATCATATTCTCTAGTTCCTCAAGCGAGTATTTATGATGCTGAACTAAACCGAAATTTATTTGATAATGATTAAACAAGTTTTCATGACTAAGGCACATTAAAAAAAACTGTCAATTCCTTCAATGATATATTCATTATGAGTGTCACATTTAGAACATTTGTATTCAATTTTTTGTTGTAAACGTGGTGTGGTTTCAAAAAACTTTTTAATTTTATCAGTAGGTGCTCTCGGCAGTCCCTCAACGAATTTAATCAAATCTTGTTTTTTCTGTTCTTTTGCAGGATAAACTGATTCTTTATCATAAATGTAATCAATACAATTTACAATAAGTTCCAAAATTTGATCAGGATTTGATATATCTAATTTGGAAATATCTTTTAGAATGGAAGCATTCGCATACTTCATAACTACACCAACATCATCAAACAAATCGATCTTATTACTATGACCTTCTGGCTTAATCACTTCTGGTTCAATCTTAAAAGATATCTTTGTTTTTTCTTTACATTCATCATTCTTACATGTAAAAATCAATTCAACCTCTTCACCAACTGATTTAGAACGCAACTGAGTAAACATATATTCTAAATCAAAAATGGCAAGATCATCAACATTAATTTCTTTATCTAAAATACAATCAGCAATAACTGTTTTTAGAGTATCAATCATATTTAATTCTTCTTCGCTTTGTTGCGCAAGAAGAAGGTTTTTCTCATCCTTAACAAGAAATGGTCTATATTTAATTTGCTTTCCAGTAGAAGGCAAAGTAGTTGTATAGACAGGATGTTTATACATTGGTAATGTCATTATTATTCCCCTTTAGACATATTACTAATTAACTTATTCAACTCAGCTGTACTTCCAACAAATATTGCATTGTTGTTTGTTACATTTTTCTTAGGAGATGAACCATCTTTTGTTTCTTCTAAATTCTGTTTCTGTTTATGAAGATCCATGAGTTGTTGATTCACATCAGCAAGTTGTTTAATTAAAGTGCCAACAACTTCAAAGGCACGTGGATGCTCAGAGGCTTTGGCAACCTCAAGAGCACCCATCAAAGCATCTTCCCCTTGTAACAGAAGAAGATGTAGATTCTTTCTTGTCTGATCGAAGTCAGACTCAACTTTTTCAGTAGGTGTTTCAACAACATCATCTTTAATTACAAGATTTGTTGTTACACCTACTTTTTCATTTTCAACTTCAATGTCAAAAACTTTACTCAATTCTTTATCAATCTTCAATTTTCATGCGTCCTTTAGGAACAACAGGAGCATCATCAGGAATTTTAGCAGATGCCATTGGTGATGGTGTTACTGTTGGTGTTGGTGATAATGATGGCATACTTGAACTTATTGGAGATGGAGTTGGTGAACCTACTGATGTTGGAACAGTTGATGCTCCAGCAACTTTCTCTTGCGTTCTACCCCAAGCAGCAATACCTAATACAGCACCCATAGCCAAGTGAAATAAACCTGCACCCTGTAGTGTTAGAGGATTCCATTGTGTAACAGGTTGATGTAATACTGCTTGTAGAATTGACCAAGCTACTGGAAATAAAACCATGTCACAGAAACATACAACCATATACATCCATCCCATAGCAGGACGCCATTTCTTTTGCATCCAATCTTCTTTTGCCTTTTCTTCTGACATAATTACCCTTTCTTTTTATTATTGTTGTTATATGTCAAGTTCCATTAATGGCCAATCTAATGATGTGCCAGCTACATTAAATGATGTAATTCCACCATCAAGTAAATTTTGAAATGATGGTGATCCCATATTAAAATCAGGGATTGTTGCTTCTTGCCCATCACCACTGTCTACAACTAATGGTATCCAATATTTGTATTCTATTGTTACTGATAATTTTGTTATTTCTTTTGAACCAGCACTATAAGAAATTGGTGCTACTGTTTTAGGATATGCTTCATATAATCTTACAGCATATTTTGGTTTCTCTTGATCGCTCGCATCTAGTTGATCAATTTCAATTGTTCCAACATAATCTTGATAATAAGTTATCATTCTGGAAACAGGATTTATAATGAGTTGTTGCCATTGGTCCCAAAATCTTTTTATGTCCATTCTATTATCTAAGATCCATTCCATAGTAATTGGATCATATTGTCTATTATAAATTACTTCACGTTGTTCGCCATATGTTAATACTGGATTTGATACAAAATTTAATCCAGGCATAGATACACCTTGACAAAGAAGTCTTAGTTTTGTATCTGGCGCACCACCAACCATTGATTGTGGTGGTGTAATTGTTACAAGATAACGATTGTCTCTTGCCAATCCTTCTGCTTTTACTTGTGATATAAACTCGTTAATTGATGCCATTAGATTGCCCTCTTGGAGTCTCTCCAAACTGTGTCTTTGCTTGTTCCAACAAATCTTTCAACAGGAAGCAACATAGCAGTTACCCAATCATTTGGATTTATCTCAACGAATCTACTCATAACATGATTATTCAAATACATTTTTACGCAAGGCTGTGCCGATGCGAATTTTGCGCTTCCAGCAATAAGTTGATATTTGAATCTTAATCTTGTTTGTTCTGTTAAACCAGCTGTGGTTGAAAATTGTAATAATCTATCTAACAACCTTACACGCAAAAGTGGTGGTAGATAGTGAAAATTTAATCCATAAAATCCACCCTTCACTTTTCTAAATGGCAAAACTAGCGGAAATCTATCATAGTATGGAAGCGTGTCTTTATGTTTTGGGTCATAGTAAAATAGATACATACTACCAGGAACCATTGTTGATGTTAGAGTTCCATCTCGCAAAACTTTTTGCGGTGTTGCTGTAGATAGTTTTTTGATCTGTGCGGTGAACCACTGTTGCGACCTTTTAGCAGCAGTCATATCATATGCGCTATCGTTAAAGATAGATTCTAATTTACCAGTTGATTGTTTTTTCATTCAATTATTTAGTCTTATACCAATTATTTGTTATACCAAGATGTTTTTCAGTAAGAATTATAAATTCCCATCCTCTGTCATTGGCGTACTCTTTTGCAGCTTTCCACTTGGCTTCGTTTTTACCCCATGTTACAACTTCTTCTAAATACTTTTTGGTGACTCTTCTTTGTATTTCTGGTGGTTTTGTTTGAGTTTCTGGTTTTATTTCAATAAGATAAGTTTTTAATTTGCCAGTTTTTTCTTTGACCTGTACCTGAAAATCTACAAAGTAGCGATGCAGTTTGTTGTCGATTGGAGATAAATATGGAATGACAGTCTCCTCAGAACGCCACTTTGTTACAGTGGGTTTCTCATCTGCCCAAATCATAAAACGAAGTTCCCAACTGCTACGATATATTATGTTAGTTGGGTCTCCATCATATTTTTGAGGATTTTTCGGTCTAAATTTGCCTTTATGAAACATGAATAAATAATACTAAATAACAACCTTCTCTATTTAGGACCATCATGGCAGGCACAAAACAAGCTCCTCAAACACCAAAAGTAACAAGAGAAACTTCACTTGACCGAAGCAAATATAATGTAGAAAATTTACACTATCCAATTGACTTATTCAGCAGTCAAGGTGGCGAAACTGGAAGATCGGAAAATAGTTTTTACAATCAACCATATCTTAATTACGTTGTGTTTTACATTAATGTTTCTGAACAATCACGTGTGTTTTCAGAAGGAAAAATTGCTGTAGTTGGAGATGTTGACAAAACAGATCAAAACACTGTTCAAGGTAAACAAGTAAGTATGGGTGCTGCTACTGGTGCTGCAGCAACAGGTGGGGCTGCTCTTGGTGGTGTAACAGGAGCAGCAGCAGGAGCAACAAAAGGTGCTGGTGAAATTGGAACACAGGGTGGAACTGCTCGTTTCTTAAAAGGAACAATTGGCTCTGCTGCAGGTGGCGCAGTCGCAGGTGGTGCTGGTGCTGGCGCAGCAGTTGCATATGGAAAACTTTTAGAAAACACTCCAGGTCTTACTGGTTTAAAAGCGACGCAAAAAATTAAACGTCTTAGAAATGCTATTGCCCTTCATGTACCAAACGAAGTAAACGTAGGTTACAGAGCGACATATGGCGAAGAAGAACTTGGTGCAATTTTTGGTGCAGCTGCTGAAGCAGGAACATCTACTGCTGGTGCTGCTAGTACTGGAGCAGCAGGTGCTGCTCTCAAAGGTCTTGAGATGAATCCTGCTAGAGGAATGTTATCTGCTTTGTATAAAGCAGCACCAAATCCAAGAAAAGAACAACTTTTTAAATCTATGGAATTTCGTAGATTTTCTTTTAACTATCAGTTTGCTCCTCGCTCACCACAAGAAGCAGCTAATGTAAAAAGAATTATCAATACATTTAAATTTTACATGCATCCAGAATTTCAAAACAATGTGAATAAAATGCTTTATTTGTTTCCTTCTGAATTTGATATTGTTTATTATTTTGGGGATAAAGAACATCCTCATTTAAACAGAATTTCAACTTGTGTTCTTACTGATTTACAAGTTAACTACTCACCAAACGGACAATTAGCTACACATCCTGATGGTTTCCCAACACAAATAAATGTGCAGATGCAGTTCTTAGAACTAGAGACATTGACGAAAGAAAGATTCTTAGGTCAAGGTCCAGATGGAAAAGCGAACTTCAGCAATCAGAACTTTGCAGATGCCAACTTAGCGTCATTCTAACATGTCATACTTTAAAAATTTCCCAGTTGCTGTTATAGATTTTTCTGAATTTGGTGAAGAGCCAAAAGAATATTTAATATCAGACATAATTACAAATGTCAGAATTAAAAGTGAATTATTCAACAATTTAATATATTACGAAGAATATGATATTCGAGATGGTGAGAATCCAGAAATAATTTCTGAAAAATTTTATGGAACACCTTTTTATCATTGGGTAATAATGTTAACAAACGAAAGATATGATTACATAAATGATTTTCCCCTATCACAAAAACAATTAGAAAATTTTATTGATGAAAAATATGGAGCAACAAAAGACAACATTAGACATTATGTTTCCACAGATGGTTATATTGTCATGTCAGATTATGTAAATGATAATGGTGTTGCCGATGCTACACCTGTGACTAATTATGAATATGAGATTCAAACAAATGAAGATAAACGAAGAATAAAAATTATTCCACCAGATGTTCTTGGTGAAGTTTTACGACAGTTTAGAGAGATTCTTAAGTAATGAGTGATATTGAACAGATTAAATCTGCTGGTGATTATCAATTAGTTGATGTGAAAATTGGTTCCGCTAGAGGAACAATTTTTGATGTATTTAATTTCGTGGTTGATATTAACATATATGAAGACATGTTTTCTCCAACTATGTCTGGTAACATCACATTAAATGATGCTCAAGATCTTATCAATTTAATGCCAATGATTGGAGAAGAAAAACTTTTAATCACATTTAAAACTCCATCTATCGATGAGAAAGATGGTTTATATGAACAAGAGTTTTACATTTATAAAATGACGGATAGAGAATACACAGCTGAGAGAGCTGTTCGCTATAAATTACATTTTATTTCATTTGAAACTGTTCGCGATTTAAATTCAAAAATAAGCAAAGGGTTTGCTGGAACAATTAGTACAGTTGTTGAACAAATTCTTACACAAGAATTGAGAACTACTAAAAAACTTAATATTGAGAAAACAAAAAACACAACAACATATGTTTCTAATTTTTGGACACCATTTACCAATATTAGTTTTTTGTCGAAAAGATCTATATCGCAAGAAACTGAATCAGCGAATTTTATATTTTTCGAATCAAACAGAGGATTTAATTATGCGAGCATTGATACATTATTAACTCAGAATGCAAAAACCAAATACATTTATGATAACAACTCAAGAGATCCAAGTGGTGATGGTGGTGGTTCAGTAAGAGATATTGCAGAAACTTTGTCACGCATCAATTCTGTAAAAATTAATACTGGGTTTGATTATATGAATAGAATTCAATCTGGTATGTATAAAAGTAGATTGATTACACATGAGATTGTTACAAAAACATATAATGTTCAAACATTAACATATGAAGATGAGTTTAAAAAACACAATCACCTGAACAAATATCCTTTATCTACAGTAAATTTACCATCAAAAACATTTGCTTTCTTAGACGTTCAACCAAGAGCATTAGAAAATTTTAGTAATTTTAAATCAGATAAGATGAAATCTTGGTATTTAAAACATATTATGCAGATGTCTGAAGCGAATGCATATTATATGGATTTAACTGTTCCAGGAAGAAGCGATTTGTGTGTTGGTGATATTGTAGATGTTTATATGTATAGACCCACACCATTTAATCAGAAAGATCAAGAAGAACAATTACTTGATAAAACATTTTCTGGAAGATACATGATTGCTTCATTGTGTCATAACTTAAATAGAGAAAAGCATGAAATACATATGTCAGTAATTAAAGATTCCTTAATTATTGATTTACAGAAAGAAGGCACAGATTAATGATTCTTTATACAGGTGTTGTTGAAAATAGAATTGATCCCGCTCGACTTGGACGTTGTCAAGTTCGAGTAGTAGGATTGCATTCAGAAAATAGAAAAGATTTACCAACAGAGTTGCTTCCTTGGGCATATCCAATGCAACCTGTAACTTCTGCTGCAATGAATGGAATTGGTTACACACCTCTTGGTCCTGTTGAGGGAACATGGGTTATTGTATTTTTCCGTGATGAGGAAAAACAACAACCAATTATGATGGGAACTATTGGTGGCATTCCACAGAATACAGAAATTAGTACAAATTATTTGAATGATGGTGACGATTACTTAATCAAAACAGATGGTCAAGTAGAAACAGGTTCTAGTACTCCACAACAACAAACTGAGGGTGGTTCGAACAGCACAACACCAACACAAGAAAATCAACAACAAACAACTGAACAAGCAATTGGTGTTTTAACTGATGGTGATTTAGAAAAATACAAAATTGCTGTCGCTAGATTAGAAACAACTTCTGAACCTGGAGGTGCTTTAGAGTTTGGAACTAAAGGTGTTCTTGGTGCACAAAACTATGGTGCTGTAAATGCGCAAGGACGTGTTGGTAAATATCAAATGACTGGACCAGCATTAAACTCTCTTGGTTATGTTGGAAGAACATTAAACGCAAACGCAGAAACGGAGCCACCATCTAATCAAAAACTTGCTGATGATACAATTTGGCAAGGCAAAAGTGGATTAAAATCTGTTACAGAATTTCTTGGTAATGCTGAGATCCAAGAAAAAATTATGGAAGAGTGGACACGTTTTAATTATAATGAATTAAAGCGTTACGGATTAATTGATGATAAAACTGATAAAAAGATAATTCTTGGTTATTTGCATGCATCTCACCCAGAAGGTGTTGCTCGTGCAAGAGCATTAAAATCAGGACAAGATGTTCAAGATGGATATGGTAATACAACAACTGAATTATACAAAAATGGATATGCTTCGCTAGAAGGAGATCCGCCAAAAACATTACCTCAAAATGTGCCAGCTGGTGTTGATGCAAATACTGTGCCGATTGGTGAAAAGAATCCTGATGGTACAGTTTCTAATGGTGGACCAGGAGTTCCACAGTTTGGTTTTAAAGATCCATTCAACAAATATCCATTAAAAGAATTATTAAACGAACCAGACACAAATCGTTTGGCTAGACATGAACAAGTATCTAAAACAATTGTTGGTTTAAAAGATTCAACAAGAACTACAAAAGTTCCAGTGGCAATTACTAAAGCAACTTGGAACCAACCAGAATCGCCATATAATGCAATTTATCCATACAATCATGTGTACCAATCAGAATCTGGACACGTGCAAGAATGGGACGACACACCAAACAATGAGCGAATTCACACTTATCACACCAAAGGCACTTTTACTGAAGTAGATGCTAATGGCACACAAGTAAATCGTATTGTTGGAGATGGCTATTATGTTGTTGATAGAAATGGATATTTGTACATTAAAGGCGCATATAATCTAACAGTTGATGGATCTACTAATGTTTTCTTTAGAAGTGATGCTAACATTGAAGTAACAGGCGATGCTAAAATCTATGCTAAGAACAACGTAGATATGCGTGTTTCTGGAAAAATGGATTTGTCCGTTTTAGAAGATTTAAACATCAGATGTAAAAATTTCAATTTAGAAACTGTTGAATCTGCTAATGTAAATACTACTACAACATTAAATTTATTGTCTAAACAAGATACGAATATCGTATCTAAACAAAATTTATTTTTAACAACTACACAAAACACAAATATCAAAGCCAAAGGTAACTTGTTTTTGACTAGTAACCTTTCGACAAACTTTAAAGTTAAAAGTATTCTTAACATAACAGCAGACAAAAACATAAACATGCGTTCAGAAGACGACATGAACATTGCTTGTTTCTCTATTTTAAATATTCGTGGCTCTGCTGTTGCGACACGTGCTAATCAGCGTTTTGATATTAGTTCTGGTACAAATGTGAATATTGTTGGTTCTGGTAGAATTGGTTTAAACTCTGGTGGACTTGGCGCATTACCACCACAGAGTATTACTACTGCTTCTGAAGCAACTGATGCTACTGAAGTAGATGTTACAGATTTAGAAGAAGCAGAAGCAAGAGAAACTCCAGTAAATTCTAAGTTTGAGCACTTAGCATTACCACCAAGAGGTGCTTCTGCAGCAACACAATTCGAGGCTCCAGAAGATGGCGATCCAACTGCATTCGTAGAAGGAAAAAGACAGAGAGGTGATATGCCACCAACAGACCAAAAACCAAAAGAAGTTGAGGGTTCACCAAAACCACAAGGAATACCACCAGAGGGTAAAGCTGTAACTTGTGAAGCATTTAAAGATATGACAGAATTCCCACTGAATACTAAATTGTCAGACAATTTCTATCTTGGCGACTTCGTTCCAGGTGGTGGTAAAGGATACATCAATGGCGCAACTTTACCGCATAAATTACAAGACCAAGCAGGTTTAACTAAAGCGCAAATTATATGTAATTTAAAAGCATTGGCACAAAATACTATGGAAGCAATTATTAAAATTGTTCCGAAATCAGACATAATTATCACTTCTGGTTATCGACAACTTGGTTTACTTGGTGTTGAAAGCGCAACATCACAGCATCCAAGAGGTATGGCTTGCGATATTGTATTAAGAAAATCAGCAACTGATCGTAAAAAACATCATGATTTGATACAAGAAATTGCTGCTAAAGTTCCACACGATCAGTTAATTTTAGAATATCAGGATCCAAATGTAGTATGGATTCATGTATCATACAATGGACAGGGCAATCAAAGAAAACAAGATTTTACTATGAACAATCACAAGACTTATGCTGGAACATATCCAAATGGTGGTCATAAACTAATCGTATAATATATGGCAAAAGTAGCATTACAAGGAATCTCGACAGTTGGTGCAGGTGTTCTACTTGGGAACATTAGCGCAGGTGTATTTGTAAATGATAGAATACCAGGAGTCGTTGGAACAAGAGCTGCTTCTCATGGTAGAGCACCACATAATGCGTCAGTAATAACTCAAGGAAATCCTCGTGTTTTTGTTGGAAATATTCCTCTGTCTTTTGAGGGTGCTGCAACAAGTTGTGGTGATCCAGTAACGAATGGGTCTGCAGATGTTACTGTTGGATAAAAATCAATGTCAATTAAAGAACTTGATGATCAAAAGAAAAACTTTGTTAAAACATATACCGCAAGGGAGTTGTTTGACTTAGTATTTACAGACTATAAAAATGCACCATCCGAGTTGGCTAAGATTCCAAACTTAGAAAATTTGGCTAAACAAAGAGTTTCCCAGTTGGTAAATGCAACTGGTATTCCTCCCAAAGTTATTGAAGACTTTTTTGAAATTGTTCAGGAAGTTAAAATTGAAGCAGTAATTATTCAGGAAGAAGCAGCAGCTACTGCTGCAGCAGCAGAAGCAGCAGCATCAAGTTCTGGTGGTGACTCAGGTGGTGGTGGTGGATAAACGAATAAATAACAAATATGGCTACAATTAACAGAACAACTCAAATATTTAGAGATTTCGATCTCGCATTTGCAGCGCACCCAAACACTAAAGATTTAGCAGTAAAGCGCAATCAAGATGCAGTTAAGCAGTCTCTTAAAAACTTAATTCAAACTCAATATTTTGAGAGACCATTTCACAGTGAAATTGGTTCTCCTGTTAGAGCACTATTATTTGAGTTGGCAACACCACTAACAACCAACGCAATTAGACGTGGAATTATCGATGTTATTTCTAACTTTGAACCGAGAGTTCGTCTCGAAGATGTTCAAGTTCTTATGAGAGATGAAACTAATGAATGTGACATTTCAATCACTTATTCTGTTGTTGGTTTACAAACTTTAGAACAACTTGACATAACATTAGAGAGAACAAGATAAAATGGCTGACTCAACAAAACTTAGAGTAACAGAATTAGACTTCGATGCAATTAAAAATAATCTTAAAGATTATTTACAATCACAAACAGAATTTACTGATTATGATTTCGAAGGCTCTGCCCTATCAAATCTTTTAGATTTACTTGCATATAACACACACTATAATGCTGTATATGCAAACTTTGTTGCCAACGAAATGTTTTTGGATACAGCATCAAAAAGATCTTCTGTTGTATCATTGGCAAAACATTTTGGTTATACACCAAGATCTATTCGTTCTCCAAAAGCAAGGATTAATTTATCTGTTGTAACAACAGGAGCACCACAGTCTTTATTATTACCAATCAACACTCCATTCGTAACGACTATTGATGGGATTGACTATACTTTTTATAATCGTAGTAATATTATTGTATCTCCCACATCAACAAATAATTTTACATTTTCTAATATAGAAATTGTTGAGGGAACACCATTGTCATATAGATTTACTGTAGCGAATGGACAAAAAACTTTTATTTTACCAAACCTAAACATAGATACAACAACATTAACAGTTGAAGTGCAAAACAGCATTTCTGATGCAACAAGAACAACATACTCATTAGCTGAGGATATTGTTGCTGTATCTTCAACAGATACTATGTATTTTCTAGAAGAAACACGTGATGGTTTCTATCAGATGGTATTTGGTGACGACAATATTGGTAAAGCATTGGCTGATGGTAATATAATAAATGTTACATATTTAATTTCAAATGGAAAAAAATCAAATAACGCTACTTCATTTACGCTTGGTAGTTCTGCTGGTTTTACTATCTCATCAGCAACAATAACACTTGCGCAAAAAGCTGCTGGTGGTAAAGATGCAGAAACAGTTGATTCTATTCGTTATAATGCTTCAAGATTTTTCACATCACAAAATCGTGCTGTTACTGCTGAGGATTATAAAAATATTATTTTAGCAGAATATTCAGACATTGATGCAATTTCGGCATGGGGTGGTGATGAAAATGATCCACCAATTTACGGAAAAGTTTTCATTAGTGCTAAACCAACAAATGGAACAACTCTATCTAATGAACTAAAAACAGAATTGGGAAGAATTTTACAAAAGAAAAATGTTGTTGGTATTACACCAGAGTTTGTTGATCCAGAAATTTTATATCTAACAGTAGATACAAAATATTATTTTGATCCATCCAAATCAACACAACAAGAATCAACAATTACAGCAAATATAATTTCTGCAATTAAACAATACAGAGATGCATATTTGGACAATTTTGATTCTATTTTTAGAAGAAGTAAATTCAGCAGAGCTGTTGATTACACAAACAAAGCAATTTTAAACAGCAACACAGATATTAAGTTGTTTAAAATTTTAAAAGTAAATACAGAAAATCCAGTAAATTATACAATAAATTTTGTTAATCCAATCAAAAACATAACAAGCACTGCGTTTAGATTGTTTAATGATTCAGAATTGTATTACATAGAAGATGATGGAATCGGTAATATTAGAAGATTTCATTACAGCAATAATCAAAAAATTTTTGATTCACTAACATTTGGTACGATTAATTATGAATTAGGAACAATTAAAATTCCTACTGTTGCTATTTCATTATTAACAGATAATTGTAAAATTTTCGCTGAACCAAAACTGCAAGATGTGGTGTCATTAAGAAATCAAATTATTACAATTTTAGACTCTGACATTATTGTCGAAGGCATCGCTGATACAAGAAAACCATTGGTACGATAAATGACTATCGCTAAAGTAAATCCATCAGTAGTTGTTGATTATCAAGCACCTGAGTTTATTCGCTCAGATTATGCTAAGTTTATCACATTCTTACAAAAATATTATCAATACTTAGAACAATCTGATAAAGCACTTGGTGTTATTAGAAATCTAGAAACATATAATGACATCGATGAACAAGACGATGATGATATTGTTACTACATTTTATACATTGTTTTTACCAGACTTTCCTCAAGTATTAAAAGCAGATAAGAAATTTGTTCTTAAAAACATTGTTGAGTTTTACAACTCAAAGGGTTCTATTGACTCGGTTAAATCTTTCTTTAGAATTTTATATGGTGAAGAAATAGAAGTATATCTACCAAAAGTAGATGTATTAAAATTAAATGCTGGTATTTGGACAAAAGTATTTAAAATTAAGATATACAATCTTTCTTCTGGAACAATAGACAAACTTTTAAATTCTGAAATTTATCAGATCGATTCAGTAAATGGAAACATTACTGTAAGAGCAAGAGTAGTTGATTATGATCCACTTGATAGCGTTCTGTATTTAACTGCTGACAATGTAATTTTAAATTTCTCATCATCTTCTGTTGTTTATGCTATAAACAGCGAAGGAACTTCCGTAACATTTAATTTAAGAACACAACTATCAGAAACATCAATAACATATACAGGTCTTGGTTATATTCCAGGCGATGATGCAATTCTGTCAACTTCAGTTTCTAATACTGAGGATATTAAAGTTGATGGTATTTCCGCTGGCTATGTTCAAGATATAGTTTTAGAAAATGCAGGTGACAATTATTCTATTTTTGATACTATTTCTTTTGGCACATTAAATGCTGGCGATAGAGCAGCTACTGCTAAAATTGCTAGAACAATTAACAAAGATGTTGTTTCCGAAATAGGTGATGTTAATTGGGTAGATTCAGAAGATAGAATTGTGTATGAAGATGGATTTGAATTGAGACAAGAGATGGGCAATTTTGGTTCAGAAATCTCAACACCAAATTTAAAACTTTCTGACGAAACTACAACAAATATAAACACAGGATCAATATCTTCTTCTGAATTTGGATTTTTGTTAGAGCAACAGGGCGATGAAGTTATAACTTATTCAAGAGCATCATACACATATAATCAGGGATTATTCAGAGCAATTATTCCAAGAATTGGTTCTACATCAAACTATTCAATCAATTGGGCAAGAAATGAAGGCATTGCTGTTGAGTTGATTGATGAGGAACTTTGGGTTGGTACAAATCAATGCACAACAGGAACACCATCTTGTCCAGGAACTGTTATTATTGAGTTTGATACAGAGACAGATTATAACGCATTAGACAGAATTGAAGCAACAAATAGATCTACAGTAAATGCACCAATTGTATCAACTCTAACTTCAAAATCAACAGACACAAAAATTTTAGATCAAAAAATTGGTGGTCTTTCAGAAACACAACAAATTGGTGTATATAAATTCGGACAAGAAACACTTTCTCCATTATACCCATTTTCTGAATCAGATATTGTTAGAGACAGACCTATTGTTTACATTCGTGAAAGAAACACATTATATGGTCATGACTTAAACACAACAAGACCATGGGAATATAAATTTATTTTTAAAAAGAACATAAAGGTTAATCTTAAAATTTTTATAATGCCAGTGCAATATGACATAAGAGCAATACAAATTTTAGATGAAGATGGCAGTGATTATATTTCTGAAACAAGTTCCAATGATACTTTTATTTTAGAAAACTCGGAACAAACAATTAATGTAAAAAACTTTGATCCTCTAACAGATGTTTCCTCAAATCAAATAACAATTGCAAATCATCCATATAAACAAGGAGAAATTGTTCGTTTTAATACGACAGAGGGTTCTAGTATTATGGGTGGTGCAACCGATGGCGAATTATTTTATGCGCATATTGTTAATGCAAATACAATTAAACTTATTCCATATGGTAGAGAAAATTTACATTATCAATTATTCAGAACAATTACGCCAGCAGCAAGTTCTGGTGTAAATACAATTTGTTCTTTTGTTGGAGCGCATGTTACTAATGGTGTTGATTATACATCAAATGATGTTGAACAATCTGCCATTTCAATTTATGCAAGAAAGCGTTCATGTGGATCAAGAGATCTAGATCTAAAATATAATTTAGATCCAAACATCCCAGTAGATTCTGTTACCAATTTAAAAACAACATATCCATATACTGTTGATAATAAAGTTTATCTTTATCAGTCTATTAATGAAAATGTTGACTACATTATTTTAGAACGTGCAGATTTTGCAACTAGTGACCAAGTAAATTTAGAATTTGAAATTGATAAAAGAAGCGACAATGAAGCAGAAGGTTATGTTACATATCCATATCTTGCTATGGAAACTTCTTCCACAGCAATTGTTCCTCACAATGATGAAATTGAAATTCCAGATTTTAATTCTGTTCGTGTTATGATTGAGCGTAAATCTTTACAATCAGTAGATGACATTAATCGTGGTGAGCAAAGATTATTTAAATCATGGGATGACTATGCAGAAATAAGCCCAGCTCAAGAATTGTTTCATGTTGCACAACCAGTTTACAATGATGAATATGGTGAAACTCCATATTTAACAGTAGCATATCCAACAAATACATCAGATTATGTTTCTGGTCCATCCGAATTTTCAAATATTGGATCAACCGTAATGATCGCTTCATCTAAAAATAACTCAGTATATTTTACAGATGGTACTGGTGTTGGATCTTTCAAATTTGCAGCAGAGTTCGAAGAACAAAGAAGAATTAGTATTATTGAACAAGAATATTACGACAATGTGCCATCATTAGTTACATCGGAAAATGGTCCACTGGGACAAACTTCTTCTAGTTCTGGCGCATATAAATCTAATGCGAAAAGATATTTTACTATTGGATTTTCATTGCCAGAAGAGTTAAATGTTTATTTTGATTTACCCTTTGAAGTAAATTTAAGAAATATTATCGACAGTTTACCTCATACTACATCTACAATTAAACGTGATACTAGAGAATATATTTCTACTGAAGATACAGCGTTTAGAGGAGAGTCTGTTTACCTTGCGGAAGATGGAGAATATTTGGCATATGAAATAAATGATGATGGTTTTAATTCACTTGCTGAAGGCAATCTATCAATTTTAGAACCAACTATAATGATTGAATTCTTTTCTCCTTCTCTACCATCAACAGATCCAAAAAAACATGTTGTGTATTATGGAAATAAAGCTGAGTATACTAAAATATCAAGCGATGTGCAAAGAACAACATATCAATTTTTAAATTGTTGGTCACCAAATTCAATAGTAGTTCCAGACACAACAATTAGAGATTATACTGTATCAATTAGATCATTACATAAAACAGATACTATTATTGAAAAACTTTCTGATAATAGAATGTTAGTAGTAGATCCATCTACGTCAGTTCTTAATGGTGCATATGTTTCCCCATTCGTTAGAGATTTATATATTCGCAAGGGCGAAAACGATTACGGCAAATACATTAAGTTTTACTCAAATCAAACTGATGCAATAGCAGACACAAATTCAATTGTTCCTTTCTCTTTAGGAACAAGTTTTGGTTCTAATTTTGATGGAAATGAATTGTTTTATAATCCTATTGTTTCTGGAAATACTGTTGCTTCAGCAGTAAGTAATCCTGTAAACAAATCATTCAATGGTATGACCACTGAGAATAATATTTCAATATCAAGATATTTTGATCCAGCATCAGATGTTACAACAGGAACACCTGGAAGTATTACTATTCAAAATCATGGTTTTGCTGATGGTTCATGGGTAAGATTTAGAGCAGATTTTAATGGGACAACACCAACAGGATTAACTGATGATACAACATATTATATTAAAGTTATAAATTCTAACACAATTAGATTAGCAACATCCAAAGATAATTATAATTCTTCTACATTTGTGAACATAACTGCATTTGGTTCAACTGGTAAAACTTGTTCTCTTCAAACAATACCACAGTCTTTCACATATAATTCAATCAAAGAAAATTCATTTGATACAAGAAAATATATTGACAATGTACAAATTATTTCAGTTGATACAGTATCAGGTATTTTAACAACAGCCTCAAATCATACATTGAGAAGTTTAAGCACTTTAGTTTACAATACATCAGGAACTCCAATAGGTGGATTAGTTGCTGGTAAAACTTATTATGCAATATTTGTTACCGAAACTCAATTGAGATTAGCAGAATCTAAGAATGATGCTCTTCTTTCAATTTATGTACCAGTAACATCTGCTGGAACAGGAACACATGTTATTGAAATTGATGGTTCTAATGGTAACATGCTTGCTAATTCAGCTACAAAAGAGCAGTTCTTCTATACACCAAACTACAAAAATTATTTTAAAAATGGTGATGAAGTAGAATTTAGACAACAAAGAGTATTAAGTCCAGGAATTGTTTCTGGGCAAACTATGTATGTTAAAGATTCAATAAGCACAGGATCTCAAGAACATTTTACGCTAACTACAAATTCTAATGGAACAACAATAAACTTTGGAACTGCAACAACAAATGCTGCAGGTGTTAACACCTCAACTGATATAATCACTGCATCAAATCATGGTTTCTACACTGGCGAAGAATTGACATACTCAAGCAGCGGAACTTCTATTCAAACTGCTAGTGGCAATTTACCATCAACTGTTTATGTTATTCGTTTAAGCGCATCAACATTTAAAGTTGCCTCTAGTTCTGAAAATTCATTGGTTGGAACTCCGATTAATCTTACAGGAGCAGGTAGTGGTACACATTATTTTTATAGAACAAACATAACAACTGCTTCAGAAATCGCTGAGGTAATTCCTCTGTCAACTAGATCGAATGTTAATATGGCATTGAATCCCTCAACTACAGGTACTGGTTATGAAGAGTTTACAATTATGTTTTCAGATTCTCTACAAACAGAAACAGGTGTTATTGACAACATCGTATTAACATCTCCTGGATCTTACAAAAGAATACCAGAAATGTCGATTGATGTTGGTCCAAGAAATGGATCTGGTGCAGTTTTGTATCCAATCATCAAAGACATTGGAAAATTAAGATCTCTAGAAATTTTGGATGGTGGTTTACATTCTACAAATAGAACTCTATTATTACCAGCCACATTTATTGGAACAACAGCAACTGGAACATTTACTATTGGTGAAACAGTTAAAGTTGGATTGACCGAAGTTGGAACATTGGTTTCAGTAATTGGAAGATATTATAAAGTTAAACCAAATGGTGGTGCCACAATAATTACATTTGGTGATACAATTACAGGAGTAACATCTGGAGCAACTGTTGTTGTTGGAAGAAATTATACAATTACTGCTGTAACTATTTCTTCTGCAGCAGCATTTACTACTAGCGAAAAACACTACATTGCAAGAGGCGATAAAGTTAAAATATCTGGTTTAGCCACTCAAGGTGTCGCGAATGGAATATACTATGCTTCGCCAATTAATGATACACAATTTAGATTATACACCGATTCTTCACTATCTACAATCGTCGGAACAAACGCACCAGCATATGTAAGTGGTGGTTCAATTATTGTTGGTCTTTACATAGCAGATGCAATTGCATCTCCTGGATCAATTACGTCATCAACAGCCAACGGATCGACTGTCAATTACGAGGGCGATAAACAGTTGCTTAACACAACAATGAAACTGCAGGATTCATACTATTATCAAGATTATTCATATGTTGTAAGAGGTTCTAATACATTCGATAACTGGAAACCATATTTTAACAGATTGGTTCATCCAGCAGGCATGGCTGTATTTGGAGAGGTTGATTACTTTATGACAAGTAAAGCCAATGAAAAACTAGGTAATACAGAGGTTACTGGAAGTTCAATAAATAATACAAGCACTGCAATCATAACAGAGATGACTACATAAAATGCCACAGTACGCAATAATCAAACAAAAAACTAAAGCAAGAAATGCTGCGAATTACGCAGCACAGATCGCTGATGGGGATACTTCTTTGTATTTTTATTTTGGAAATCCAGTTTCTTGGGCAACAGTTCCAGGTGGTACAAATAATGACACAAATCCACCAGCACCTAAAGATAACTTAATTGTTGAAAAACAAATTTGGGATGGAATTATAGGTTTAAAGAAAATAACTGGTTCTGATGTTAAGCGTGGTTTTAAGAGAGTAAACTGGACCAATGGTCAATACTATGATATGTATCGAGACGACTATGATGGTTCAACAGTTACTGGTGTAAGTTTAGCTGGTGACTATACAAACACAAAACCATTGTCATTAGCAAGATCTAATAATTTGGTGTTGGTCGACGATGCTGGTGTTTTTAAACTGTATCGCTGTATTGACAACAGAAGCACAACAACAGGAAATCCAATAGCATCCACTACTAAACCAACATTTACAACAGCAAGTATTCAAACTCTTGCTGATGGTTATAAGTGGAAATTTATGGGCGAATTAAGTTCAACAGATATTTCCAACTATCTAACAACAAATCATTGCCCACTCCCAAGTATTGCGGCAACTTCTGCAGCAAATGGTAACGCAACTTCTGTTGTTATGACTAGTCGTGGTGAAGGATATGCGTCAGTTCCAACAGTTACTGTTAAGGGCGATGGTACTGGTTTGACTTTAGGAACACCTGTTGTTGTTTCTGGACGTGTGGTTTATGTTCCAATTACTAGCGTAGGAACAGGTTATACTTATGCAACAGTTACATTTTCTGGTGGTTCGCCAACAACTGCTGCTACTGCTAAAATTATTGTTGCACCAAAAGGTGGATTTGCCAACAATGTAGAGCAAGAAATAGAACCAAACTTTTTGTTAATCTCCGCATCTAATGAAGAAACTGATGATTATTTTACAACAAGAGGAAATGCACCTACACAATATGGCAACTCTGATGTAGCTGGATTGACTTATCGTGTCGTTGGATTATTAGAAAATCCATATAACTATGGAACAACAACAGTTTCTACTGCTAGTTTACTTACAAATTTTACAGAACACAAAGTTAATTTAATTTCTGGATCAGTTTCATATGGAGACAGATTTACAACAGCAACAAGTGGTTTGAGTAATCCAGTTGCTACAGTTGTTTCGGTAAGAGATAATACGTCATCAATTGTTAACACAATTTCATTTAATGCAGCAACAGCAGTAAATGGAACAACAAATGAACTAACATCTATTGGTCACAATCTTGTTACTGGTGACTCTATTCTTTATAATAACAATGGTGGAACTTCTGTAGGTGGATTAACAACAGGTCAAACATATTATGTAATCAAAATTACTGTTGACATTATTAAATTGGCGACTTCTTATGCTAATGCAACATTAGGAAATGCTATACCAATAACTCCTGGAATAGGACTTGGTCATACATTGACACAAACTATCGTTCAAAAATATGTTGGCTTGGTTAAAACTACAGAACAGTTAATTCAAAATAATCCAATTGTTTCTGGAAACTTACTAACAAGAACAGACAATACAGCTTCTATGTATGTTGGTCCATATGTTGCGTTTAATGGAAGCAATTTGGGTGTTGTTGGTGTTGGAACAGACATTCTAACTATTCCTGGACATCCGTTTAAAACTGGAGATTCAGTAGTTTATAGTTCTGGTGCTGGAACAGCAATTGGCACTACAGGTTCTGTCCTTGTTTCTGGAAATACATACTATATAATTCGTATCTCAACAAATGAGATTAAATTAGCAACATCATTGGCCAATGCAAACAATGGAATTGCCATAGATTTAATTGGTGCTGGTACTGGAACAACCCACACCTTAACCTACAACGGAACAGACAGTGTATATTTACCAACTGCTGAAAAATACAGTGGTAATATAATTTTCACAGAATACAGAAATGCTGTAACTAGAAGTACAGTAAGAGAAAAATTTAGATTTGTTCTTGAGTTCTGATAAATATAAAAGATTACCATTCGGAGAAAAATAAATGGATTTTAATGTAGCTCCATACTACGATGATTATGATGAGGATAAGAAATTCCTCCGTGTCTTGTTTCGTCCTGGATATTCACTGCAAGCACGTGAATTAACACAAGCGCAAACAATTTTACAAAAACAAGTTCAGAGAATCGGCGACTATATTTTTCAAAATAAGTCGAGAGTTATTCCTGGAGCAGCGACTTTTGCAGGCGCATTTTCCATTAAACTTGAACCATTAGAAGTCGACACAGGAACAAATTTAGACACATTTATTAGAGCAGTTGATGGCATTACTGTTATTGGTGAAACAACAGGTGTCCGTGCAACTATTGTTTTATGTGAACCATCATCTACAGCAGGCGATCCACCATTATTGTATATCAAATATCTTGCTGAGGGATTTAATGGCGAAACTGAGTTTGCCCAAAATGAAATTTTAAGTTTTACTGTTGTTCCTATTAGAACAATAAATTCTCAAGGACAAGAAGTTGAGACATCACCAACATATACAGATCCAATTAGTGGAGAAGTAACTACCGCTCTTGTTGGATCATATCGTGTTAGAATTCAAAATGCTACTGATTATCAGTCGTTAGCATCTATTGCCTTAATTAATACTGGTATTTTCTATGTAAATGGAGCATTTGTAAAAGTAGATGCACAAAAAATATCATTAGCAAAATACAGTAATGAACCATCATGCATGATAGGTTTAGATATTGTTGAAACAATTGTAACACCAGAAGAAGATGATTCGTTATTAGACAATTCAACTGGTGCACCAAACTATACAGCTCCTGGTGCTCATCGTTATAAGGTGGATTTGGTTCTTAATAAAAAAGAAATTGGTTTCGAGTCTGAAAATTTTATTCTTTTATTAACATTAAGAAGTGGTATTTTAGAGTATTCCGCAAAAGGAACAAGTCTTTCCTATTTAGAAACATTGTTGGCACGTAGAACATTTGACGAATCAGGCGATTATACAGTTAGACAATTTGAAATTGAAGTAAAAGAGCACAGAAATTCAGACCAAGGTCAATGGGCTGGTATTACAAATTATCAAGTTGGGGATGTGGTTTATTACACAAATCCAACAACAAACATAGTTCAATATTATGTGTCATTAGACAATGGTGTTTCTGGAACAAGTGCCCCAACACATTCATCAGGATCAGTTAGTGATGGTGGCATTCGCTGGAGATATACCCCAGAAGCCAGATATGATTATGGTCTTTATAATGATGCTGAGGGTGGCGATACAGATAAAATAGCATTTGGTCTCAAAAATGGTAAAGCATATGTTAAAGGATTTGAGTATGAAACTAATGGTGTTCGCTATATCGAAGCACCAAAGGCAAGAGATTTCGCTAGAATAACAAATACAGGCATTCCAATTGCTATTGGTAATTTAATTGATGTCATTCCATTCGGTGTTCCTGATATTGATGGTTATCAAATTGTTGATTTATTTAAAGTCGACACACCACCAACCACTGCTCAAACTATGGGCACTATGACAGCATCTACAGATGGGTCTGGTACTGCCACACCAAACAATGCAGTAGCAAAATTAACTTATGCAATTGTTCAAACACAAGCAGGCGCAACAGCAATTACTGAATATCAAGTTGCAAAATTATTAGCATCCAATGTTACAACAACTACATTCCCAGTTGCATTAAATTCTTTTGCATCTTCTGGTGGTGCTGCTAACAGCTATGGCACATATTTAACAACATCAAGAGTTGGTACTGCTCGTATTCGTTATATGGAGGGTGGTCAAACATTAAACGGACGTGCTACTGCTAAGATCTCTCTAATGGATGTTCAGATGAATCCAGGAGAAGATTTCCGTAAAGTTCGTGTTATCGGCACACCTCTGTCACTCGGCTCAACATCAGCAGGTGGAGATCCACAGTGTTTCCGTGCTTTGGTAATTCCAACAACATATAACTCAACATTCATTGGTCAATCTACTGTTGCTACAACAGGAAACAATAACGTAGATATGTCTGGTCTTGGAACAAAATGGGTTTCTGGATCAACATTAACTGCTGGAGATATGGTTTGGTTCCCAAATGCTCCAACACAATTTTTCTTTGTTCGCGATTTACAAGGTTCGGATCGTACAGCCAAAGTAACTACATGGGGATCTTTCGCATTATCTGGTCCATTAAATCGAGCAGATTGTGTATATCAAGCACCAGAAGATTTTGATTCCTTGTTTGCGATGCCAAAAACGGATATCTATACAATCCGTGGTGGCGAAACATTACAAGATAACAACACAACCTATACAACATTAGAAAAATATACTGCTTCTGGAGATGCTGGTTCTACATTCGTAAGTATTAATCTATCGGTTCCAGATCCAGACCAATTACAAATTACTACACCAACTGCGTTTGTTGTTATTAACAATACAACTGGAGAAGCAATGAATGTGTTTGATGTAACATTAACAACATCAAACACAGCAACAATTAGATTAATCGCATCATCAAGTCGTGTTGGAGCGATTGCTAATTTGCAGAATGATTCATATACAGTTTATGCTCCAGTATTAAAGCGTTTAATTAATGCAAAAGAAAAAGTAAAATCTCTTGTTTCTTCTACATTAAATCTATCATTACAAACAACAGTAGAACTTGACATTATTAACATCAATAAAGCTGACATTTATCGTGTGTTAAAAGTTGAAATGTTCCCAAATGTTATCTTTGGTAATGACATTTCTGGATTAGCGACTGGTAGTGGTATTGACATTACAAGTAATTATGAGTTCGATAATGGTCAGCGTGATACGCACTATGACTTAGGTCGTTTGATTAAAGGTAAATCAGTACCTTTCCCAACAGGTCCAATTAGAATTACGTTTGAATATTTTGAACACTCGTCTGGCGATTATTTTTCTGCTGACTCATATCCTGATTTGTTATACGAAGAAATTCCAAATTTCTTTAGTAAAATTACAGGAAGAACAACAAGTCTTCGCGATGTATTAGATTTCCGTCCACGTGTTAATGATGGTGGAACATTTGATGGTGGAACAGCGTCATTAACTTCTTTACCACAACGCCAATATGGATTGCAGTGTGACTTTGCTTACTATCTACCAAGAAAAGATAAAATTGTTTTAAGCAAAACAGGTGGTTTCAATTTAATTCAAGGTGTTTCTTCTGACAATCCACAGTTGCCAGCAACTCCTGACGATACAATGCACTTGTTTGATGTAGAATATAAACCATATACTTATCGTGCAAACTCTAGTAATATCGTAATTAAACCAATCGATAATCGAAGATTTACAATGAAGGATATTGCTAAACTAGAAAAGCGTATTAGCAATTTAGAACAAGCAGTGACTTTGAATTCATTGGAAAAAGAAACAGCTCAGTTCTCTATCAAAGATCAAGATGGTTTAGATAGATTTAAAAATGGATTTATAGTTGATAACTTCACTGGGCATAAAGTTGGTAATGTATTAGATCCAGATTATGAATGTTCTATTGATATTGTTAATCGTGTTCTTCGTCCATCGTTTAATACAATCGGTGTTGATTTATTGGAAGTTGCAACAACAAATCAAGATCGTAATACTGCTGGTTATCGCATTCACGAAGGTAATATCGTAACATTGCCATATTTTACTGGAACAGAATTTTATTATAAAAATAAAAACGAAATTCAATCCATCACTAACAAAGGCAATAATGCAACTGCAGCAGAGAGATCTAGAAAAGAATCTTTGATTCGTGAAAACAATGATTTGGTTATTATGGAACAACCATATGCAACAGAGTCCACACAAATCACATCTCTTACTCAAGGTCCAGGAACTGGTATTATTTCGTTGTTCCCATCAACAGACTCTTGGGTTGAAACAGATATTCCACAAGAGTTGGTAATTAATGAAGGTGGAACATATGATAGCGTTGCTGCGCAAGCAGATGCTCTTGGTATTGATTTTGGTACTATATGGAATCAGTGGCAAGTTTCATCTCTTGGAACACCAGTTACAACTGTTTCTGCAAATTCTTGGAGACAGGGTGGTGGTACATATACAGCAACAACAACAGTTGTAACACAACAAGTCAATGAAACAGCAAAAGGAAAGTCGACTTCTTTAAATGAAAGTGTTGGATTAACAGAAGTTAGAGGAAGATTATCAGCAAGACAATCTGTATCGTATGTTCGTTCTCGTCCAGTTGTATTTGTTGCATCTGGTATGAAAGCAGGAACACGTGTTTATGGATTCTGCGATGAAACAAATGTAACAGATTATTGTACACAAGCATCTAGACTGTATCTAGCTGCTAGAAAATTTAATTACGGAGTAGTTCCTTTTCAATTTGGCACAGCCAATACTGAAAGACAAGTATTTTTAACATATAATACGGATTCAGTAGAAACAGGAAATGCTTCTAATTACGAAAGAACTTTTATGGGTTCTTTAGCGAATGATTTAGCATCATTTACCAGTATTTTTACATCTATCTATACAGGTACAGAAACATCACCAACATCATTAACAATAAGCCAAACATTAAATGACACTGCTCGTGCAATTATTGCTCCAAACTCAGAAATTACTGCGTTTACTAAAGGAGAAATTATTCGTGGTCAAACATCAGGTGCTACTGCTATTGTTATTCTGCATGAACAATCAACAAATGCAACAACTGGTCAACCAGATGGTGTTCTAGATACTTTACACGTAATTAATGTGCGTGGTGTGTTCCGTGCTGGTGAGGCTATTTTAGGAACAATCAAGAGAAATGAATTAAATGGTGGTGTATTAACACTACAATTACGTGGCGCAAATCATATTGAAGCAGCTGCACCAGGAGTATTAGTAACAACTGGTACTGGTCGTATCGCTGGTGTTTGGCATTTGACTTCAGGACAAGTTATTAACAATCGTGCTTCACCAAGATTTTTAACAGGTCGTCGTGTGTTTATGTTGTCAGATTCTACAACAAATGCATCAACTGCGAGAACAACTTATGCTGAAGCTGTTTATGCTGCTGTCGGTATCATTGATGCTTCTCAGGGTGGTGTAATTGGTGTTCGTAATGCATCTATCGGTGTTGGTGATGTTAGTCGTGACAGAACATATACACAACAATTATCATCAACTACAAAATACACATTTGTTCCAGATCCACCACCACCAAGAAGATCTACCGATCCTCTAGCACAAACATTTATGGTTACTGCGCAAGATGGATCTAATCCTGAAGGATGTTTCTTAACAGAAGTTGAACTGTTTTTTGAAACTAAAGATGCTATTACACCAATCATTCTTGAAGTTCGCACAACAGACAATGGATTCCCAACAACTACTGTTCTTCCATTCGCACAAAAAGTTGTTTACCCAGGAGACATTTTAACATCAAGAGATGCAAGTATTGGAACACCAATTAGATTCCCTGCTCCTGTTCATGTTAAAAACGATACTCTTTACGCTTTAGTTGTAACAGCTATGTCGCCACAGCATAGATTGTTTACTGCGACATTGGAAAAAACAGATATTACTCCAGCAAAACTCGGCAAAGTATTAAAGACGCCATCTCTTGGTTCTATGTTTAAATCGCAGAACTCAACAACATGGACGGAATCACCAACACAAGATTTGAAGTGTAATATTTTTAGAGCAGTGTTTAATACCACAACTGGCACAACGACTTTGGGTGGAACTGCTGCTACCACAGGAAATTATTTAACACTTAGAAATGGTGATGTTTTGCCAGGATCTAACGCAGGAAGAAGCACAAAATTTACTGCTCTTGCTACAAACCCCTTCCGTGTAGAATTAGGTAAAAGCGAGATTATTGTTCGTCATCCAAATCATGGTATGTCAACTGGTTCATATGTCTCTTACAGAAATGTTACTGGTTCAGATCAATTTGGATTTTTGAATACACAGTTTAACAGTGAAACATTTGTTAAAAATCAATTTGATGTTAAAACATCTACGTTTATTTCTACTGGTAATCTTGTAAAACACTTAGTTTATAAAGTATACAGTCACGATCTATACAGTATTCGAATTTATGATGGTACTGCTGCTAAACTTGCAACTGCATCTGGTCAATTCGGTGGCGATCAAATTATTGCTACAAGAAATGCTCCGTTTACAACATTACATCCAGTTCTAGAAGTATTAAATTTCCAATCAACTGGTGTTAATGCTCAAATTAAAACTACATCAGGTCGTAGTCCAACTGGTTCTGAAACACCCTATCAGAAAGATAGTAATTGGACTGATATTGTACTAAATGATAATAATTATTTTAATTCGCAGCGTGTTATTCTTAATCGTCAAAACGAAGCAGATTTGTTAGATAGAGCGTTCTCATTTGAAATGCGTGTTCAATTACAATCATCTACTAAGTTTTTATCACCAATTATAGATTTAGATCGTGCGATGGCTATCGTTACACAAAATCGCATTGATGACCCATTAACAACTAAAAGTATTAACAGCAACTATTTCTCAGTTACTGGTGGGTTTGATGGTACAGCAATTTATAACTCTGAATACGACAATAAAGAAGGTGGTGTTCAAATGGGTTATATTACAAGAAAACTACAATTTAAAAATACTTCTAAGTTATTAAAGGTTCAACTTGCTGCTTCTATTCCTTCAAACTGCGGAGTCAATAAGAGCACACCAACTATAACATTACCAATTAAGTTTCAGTCTGGATCAAGAGTTTCTGAACATCCTGCAATTATTGTTCAAAGATCTAAAATATCTACATCATATCCAGTCAATTCAACTGCTATCGAATTTCAAGCAGTAACAGGTATTGTTGATGGTATGTATGTTTATGGTCCAGGTATTCAAGAGGGAACACGTGTTAACGGTATCGCTGGTTTAATTTTAACTTTGGATAAAGCAATAAAAGCAACAATTCCTTCTTCAACACAAGGTTCTGTTTATTTCTTTACTGCGTTTGATATTTCTCAGTCAGATAAAACTAAACAAATAGATGTTGGAGATTATGTAACATACAGTGGAGCAGGAACACCAGTTCCAGCCAATACATATGTTACTTTTGCTCCAAAGAATACATACTTTACTAAGAAAGTTGGTTCATATGCCACTGGGTCATTTGTTCAAGCATCTGCTGATAATCCAGTAACTTTAACAAACACAACTACTGGTGGTATTGATCCAACAACAAACAATATGACAGTTTTTGTTGATAATATTTCTGATATTAAATTGGGTATGTATTGCTATGTCAAGTTCTACAACTCTAATGACGGAACATTCACTTGGTCTGCTGCAACTGTTCGTCGTGTTTTAAGAATAAATACTGATGCTAAATCAATTGTTCTTGAAAAATTGAGCACATTGGATGAATGGTCATCGATTGGTTTTAGTAGTTCATTCTACTTCAACCAAAACAATAGTATTATTACATTCTTTAATCCTGTAATTAAACTAAATCAAGCAGTCACTGGTGCAGTTGAACCAACATTGAGCACAAGAACACCAACGAATTTATTAACATTTACTTCACCTCCAAATGCTGAGATTGAAGTATATGCTAAAGTTTCGAATGCTGGTAATGCCACATCGGCAGCTGCTTTGTCATTCAGCTCTAATGAATACAACGCAGTAACAAACCCATATGGTGTTGATAGTACAAATGACATTATATATTTCCCAATTGCGCACAATTTAAATACTGGTTCTGCTGTTTTATATAACGCTGGTTCTAATACAATCACAAACCTAAGAACAGGAACAGTATACTATGCAGTTGTTGTAAGTACGACCTCAATTAAATTGGCTACAACATTTGCAAATGCAATTGAAATCGGAAGAGCAACACCTGGATTTACACCAATAAACATTGCAGCTACAGCTGTTCAAGAATCTCATTCGTTTACTGATGTAAACCAGAAAGATCAGGCATCAATTGATGATGATTTGTTCTTTAGAATTCTTCCTGATGTTGTTGTATCTGGTGATTCTTCTAACTATGGTGGTAATAATCCAATATTAACAAGTAAAGGTTTATTAACTACTACAGATAATCCTGAAGAATTTGTTGATCATTCATTTACTGTTGACAATTTACAACCATTTAATACAGCGATCATTAAAATTGTTATGAGATCTAGAAATCCAGCGTTTGTGCCAAGAGTTCAGGATCTAAGAATTATTGCTACAGCATAATGGAAAATTTATTAAAAGTCGAAGGCGAGCGACATCTGTATAAAGATCCTAATACAGGTGTTGTTCTAAATAATGATAGAGCAGGATACGAAGCATATTTGGCTCAGCGTGCTGCTAATGAGGCAAAACGAGAGCAGATGAATAATGTTCAAGAACAAATTGACAGCTTGAAGGGTGACATTGCTGAGATAAAACAAATTCTAAAATTTTTAGTAGAGAAACTTTAATGGCACTAGTACAAGCACTTTATATCGACCAAGGAGCAGATTTCTCCACTGGCATCACATTATATGCTGACAACGGTATTACACCATTAAATCTTACTGGTTACTCATTTACTTCGCAAATGAGAAAATCATATGCATCATCTACTGCTACAACATTTGTGTGCACAGTTCCCTCTCCTGCAACAGGACAGGTGATTCTTACGCTGACTGCTACTCAAACAGGCTCATTAAAACCAGGAAGATATCTTTATGATATCGAAATGGTAGATACGAGCAACTACAGAACAAGACCAGTAGAAGGAATTGTTGTCGTATCGCCACAAATTACTCAAGTCTAATAACTAGAAACCCAACACTGTTATTATACAGGGTATACAAATAAATGTCAAATTAAAATGTCAAATGCCAAAGGTTCTGACAAAAGTAACAAGATAAGCAGTACACCTAATAAGGTTACGGCAACATCTCGTTCAGAAACCAAAGGCATTTCTTCAGAAAATCTAAGACAGACAGTACAAAAAGCAGTCGCAATGCCTGCTGCAGCTGTTCGAGCAGCAATGGCAAGCGCACGCACTGGTGCTGCAGCTGTTCGAGTTGCTTACGATGTTCTTAGTAGACTTCTTACTCTTGTTGAGTCTGGTGTTGTTATCGATGCCAAAACTTTACAATTAACAAAAGCAGCAATTGATGCTGTTGGAATTACCGATGATGTTTCTATTGTCAATCTTGGTAAATTCCATGCTCAAATCGTCACACTTAATGATGTTCTTACTCGAGTTGTTTCGTTCTATAGATCGTATAACGATACAACAATATCTCAAGATCAACCAGCCAAGACAATATCCAAAGCACCATTCGCAGATACTGCGTCTTATACTGATGCACGTGTATTCACTGTAGGTAAAAACTTTACTGAGGTTTTACAATCATCTGATAACTTCAGTAAAGTTGTTACATTCTTGCGCAGTAAACAAGACATCATTCAAACTGCTGATGCGAAAACATTTGCAATAACTAAACCAAAAACTGATGTTGTTTCTCTTGCTGATACTTTCCCCAAACTGATTAGTAAACCAAGATCTGATACATTTGGATTAAGTGATTCTGATATAATTAACTTTGGTAAAAATGTTAGCGAAATACTTAGAGGCAATGATTCGAGAACATTAGTATTTACTAAAAGAGTTTCTGATTTCTTATTGGTTGCTGATCAGTTTCTTGGTGAGTCAGGTGTTCTTGTCGTAAGTGATTCAGAAGTTGATCTTTCTGCTATCTCAGATTCGCTTGCAAGAATTGTTTCATTTGTTCGTTTTTTCCAAGATGTTGCAAGACCACAAGAAAATCTTTCTAGAGTTGTAAACAAACCAAGAACAGACAGACTTACAGTTAATCAACAATTAACAAGAGTTGTTTCGTTTAATCGTGTTTTTAATGACACGGACACTGCAGTTGATGTATTTTCTAGAATTGTCAATTTCGTAAGAGCATATAGTGACACACTAACAATACCAGAATTACCAGCAAAATCATTAAGCAAAGCACCATTTAGTGATACTGAAGCAACAGCAGATGATTCAACAATACAATATTCTAAACTAAAACAAAATTTAATTGCAGCTGGAGACAGTTTTAATAAAATTGTTCAGTTCTCTCGCAGCTTTAACTCTGGCGCAAATACAGTTGATACTGCTGACATTATTGCAACGATAAAACAGTTTAATCGTGCTTTCTCAGAAGTTCCAAACATTGTAGAAAACTTTAGTAAAGTTGTTTCTTACATCAGAAGCAAGTCAGATACCTCTTATCTAGCAGACAATTTTTCTAAGGTTGTTTCTTTCGTTCGTTTATTTTCCGAAACACCATCAGCAGTAGATAATTTTAGTAGAATAGTTTCTTATTTAAGATCGTTTAGTGACACTGCTGGCGCATCCGAAACATTTTCTCGTGTTGTTTTGTATCCAAGATCGTTCGCTGATGTTTCTAGATCAGCTGATCAAATTACAGCAAGAGTGTTTAGTAAAGTTCTTGCTGATGTTATTCGTGTTAGCGATAGTATGTACTTCAGTTCTATTATTGAACCAGCTGCATTTCCACCAGCAGATACACAAAGAATTACGGATAGTGTTAGAAAAATTGTATCATATGTTAGAAATTATGCTGACACAGCAAAAGCACAAGATGCTGACACAATTACATACAATAAAGTTGCTGGTGCAAATGTATTCAATGTCTGGTCCGACTTTAATGAACTTCAGGGAACATTTGAACTTTGTCAATATTATCCAGATTATAGAGTTGAATACCTAAAACTAAATGAAACATTTGCTAAGAATTATTCTAAGCGAATTGGTCCATTTACATATTATTATGATGCTACTTGGACTGATTTTAATGAACTGTCGCTTGGTGCAACTATCGATCAAGAAATTGCGCAAGAGTTTTGGAGACAAGCGTATTCATTAGATCACGATCTCGTAACCTTTACAGAAACATTTAGAAAAACTGTTTCTTATGTTAGAAGTTACTCAGACACTGCAGCAGGTTCTGATACTGCTGGAAGATTTTTATCTAGAACAGTTGGTGATGTAAGAAGTCGAGTATTTAATGATTTTGCTGAACTATTTTATACACAAGAAACATATACAAATATTCGTGGTTATGGAGCAGTAATTTCTGTTTCTCTTGTTTCAGGTTCATATGTTGCAACAATAACAAATGCTGGAACAGGTTATACTGCAGGAAATTTGTTTACTGTTGATTTGGGTGGTGGTAAATCTTGTTCATTTACTGTTGCTACTATAAATGGAACTGGTGGTATTTTAACTATTTCTGGATTATCGGTTAATTTTTCAACAGTTAGATCTTCAGTTCTAAGTGATTTTTTAGATTTTACATATCCTATTATTGACGATAGCGAAAGCATTAATAACTTTACCATTACGTTCTCAGAAACAGGTCCATTTGTTTCTAACATTGGTCCAACAGCGTTAAGTCGTCACAATGTTTTAGGACAAGAATTATTATTTACACTTCGTGATAAATCTGATGGGGATAAAGTTTCTTATACAGATTCAACAGCAAGAACATTTACTAAAATTGCTGTTGATCCATATCCACAAGGTTTTTGGAATGACTATAATGAATTGACATTTGGTGGTCTGCCATATTTGGATCAAGATTTAACACAAACATTTATTAAATCTAAACCAACAAGTGTTACTATTCTTGATGTTTGTTCAAAAGCCACACTTGGTCTGACTAAAACCAATTCTGAAATTATTAACTTACTTGAAGTAAAAACTCTTACACTTCGTAAACCAAGTGCTGATACTGCAGCTGCTGGTAATGAAACATTAACAAAAGTTATAAACAAAACTGCTGGAGAAATTCAAGTAAATACTTGGACAGATTTACAAGAATTTATTTTCTCTGGAATAATGGGTATTGACTATGGAACAAAATATGATGCTATTCTTGTTCCCGATTTGGCAGCAAAAGGATTTACAAAAACATTATATTTCGATTCGTATGTTTGGAGAGATTATAATGATTTAACATTCGCAACAGCAACGGATCAATTCTCTACATTTACGTGGGGAACTAGAGAATACACAGAAATAACTAGAGTTGCTGATGATGCTAGAAGATCTATAAGACCAAATAAATCAGAACAAATCAACCTAGCAGAAGGAATTGGTAAAGAAGTTTCTATTGATGGTGGTGATGGTCGTTTAGCATCATATTTCCGTGATTGGCTTGGTATTAATCCTATTGGAGAACACAGTATTACTGGTGAACCAATTATGGATGAAGAGTTAACATTAACATTTGTTCCAGGTAGCAAAACAGATTTTGTTAGAACAACAGATTCTGCTCCAAAAACATTTACGAAGTCACCAATTATCAGAGTGTCGCCATATTGGAGTGACTTTGCTGAGTTAACATTGGCAACAGCATATGACCAAGAGTTGGTTCAGTATCAACCAACAACAAGACCAGAGACTATTAAAACTGCTGATCTATTCACTAAAATTTGGACAGCATCTAGAACATTTAATGACACAGTTACAATAACTGATTCATTGTTATTATCTAAGAATGGTGGACCGCTATTCACATTGCTTTATGGCACCAATGACATTTCAAGAGCATCTGAATCTCTTGCTAGATACATCGGTTTGGCAGCAGGTAATGTTTCTTCATATTATAGCACTTGGCAAGATTATCCAGAACTTGAAGTATCTTTAGAATTAGCGCAATATTATTATCGTGGAACAGATTCTACAGTTGATATTGGTAAAATTACTGATCAAAAGGCAAACCTGTTTACAAAACAGGGTGGTAGAACACAAAGTATCATGGACTATTCCTTCAATGAGGAAATATTCTATGATAGAGATTTGCGTTTACAATTTGCTCAGGATTATGTAACAGAAATAATTAGACCAGTCGAAGTTATTACATTAGATTATGGAAAAAATCCAGTAGAATTTGTTCGTTTAACAGAAACAATGCCAAGGTATATAACAAAACCATATATTGGCGACACTACTGTTTCTGTTGATAGAAATATATGGAATCCTCTTTACATCGCATATGTAAGTAACTATGAGGAAGATATTCGTCTTGGCAATTATCCAGATTACAAAATTGATAGAGTTACATTACCAGACACTGATGTAATTAATTACACAAAAGTTGGTGGACAATCACCAGTAAATACTTGGAATGACTATTTAGAAACAGCAAGATCTGTTTATGATTTAACATTGTTGACATATGGCTATTATGGACCATCGAACAATGCATTTCCTTATACAATATTCAATAAGTATACTGAGGAATTTGTTTACGAAGAACTATATGAGCTGATTAGAACTCCATTTAGAACAGAGTTTTTAGATGCTGCTGATGCGTTATTTAGAACTGTAAATTTCAACAGAGTTTATACAGAAACAACGACAGCTGTTTCCCAACCAAGCATTCAGTTTTCTCCAGCAGCAAAAGCGGAGATTATAACTGCTGGATTTAATAGCAACAGACAATTCGGAAAAACTGCTGGTTCTAATGTATGGCAAGTTTGGAATGATTATAATGAATTGCATCCATTTAATGAACTTGCTCAAAATTATCCAGATTACAGAGTTGAGTATTTAACTTCAGTTGATGTAACTGTAAAAAAACCAACAAAAGGTTTAAGCGATGTTCCAAGAGCGACTGATTCTGTTATATTTGTTAAGGGCAAAAATCCAAGCGATTTACCAAGAGCAACTGATTTGCCACAAAAAGGATATAGCAAAATCCTTGGCGATCAATCTGACTTCTTCTGGATTGATTCATATGAAGTATTAAGTTTTGATCCAAGATTATTGACATTTGGAGCATATACAGAGTTTAAGAGAGATAAAGCAAGAACCGCAGACTCTGACACTATACAATATGGCAAACAGGGTGGCTCATATAGAGCACACATCTGGAACGATTATATGGAACTCGAAAATTTTAACGAGTTAACACAATATTGGCCAGATTATGTAACTGAACTGATGTTGCCAGCAGATGAAACGATATTCAGTGTAACAAAAAGAGTTTCGGATACATTCGAAGCGAACACGTCAGGTGCAGCAAGATTATATCCACCAAATGGCTACGCAACTAATACTCCAATCATCTATTTTGCGGACGATTATGAGCAAAGTATCGTAACCTCAACATTTTGAAGTTTATAAATAAAACAGTAGAAATTTGATTCCTACCATAGATCTAAGGAGAAAAAAACAATGATTTACGAAGATTTAGCTGCAGTTGGACGCCTGAAAATTCAGGTTATTAGTCCAGATGGCAAAGTTAAAGATGAGAGAGAAGTTAAGAACTTAGTTGTCGATAGTGGTAAAACATTTATCGCAGCTTCTATGCTCAAAACAACAACAAACTCACCAGCTGCTATGACACACATGGCGATTGGTACCAACGCTACTGCTGCAGCTGCAGGTGATACTGCCCTTGGTGGAGAGGTTGGAACACGTGTTACATTTTCACCAGCAGCTTCAAATGCCTCGAACGTAGTCACTTACGTTGGTACATTCCTACCAAACAATCCATCTACTTCGCAAGGTATTCAAGAAGCAGGTATTTTCAACAATAGTTCTGGTGGAACAATGTTGTGTCGTACTACTTTTGCTGTTGTTAATAAAGACCCAGCAGATACATTAGCAATTACTTGGACAATCACAATCAACGCACCTTAATATAGGGGTTTGATGTGGCTGGCAATTTAACGCTAAGAACATTAAGTAACGCAGGAGATACCACAAAAGGATCTCCTCTTACTGCTTCTGAGATTGATCAAAATTTCATCAATCTGAGAGATGCAGCGACTGTTACATTGTTGGATGAATTAACAAACAACTTTGATGGATCAACAAAATCATTTTCGTTGACCTATAATACAGTTCCTGTTAGTGTTAGCAGTCCACATGCGCTGTTAGTATCTCTTGGCAATTTGTTGCTGACACCATATAGTGTTAATACATACGAAGAGTATGTATTTCAACAAGAAGTGGATGTTGTTCTTGAGGGTGACTATACTGTTTCTGGAAGTAATATTACTTTCGTAAACGCACCCAACAGAGGACAAAAATTTTATGGAAGATTGTTGGGAACATATGTTAATAGTGTTAACACTGCAACAAGGAATATTTTCAGAGCAATCCCAATTGTGCTTTCTTAAGTAAACTAAATAAAGAAAATTGGACTAATAATCAACGGAGACTAAAAATGGCAAGAAATGTCCTACCTGATCAATATTATACATTTGACCCATCAACAAGAACAATTACACTAAGACGTGCTGTCAAACGTGAATCGCTCCTGTTGATTACCAATGTAACAACAAATACAGTGATTTACAACTTCAGTGATCCAAACCTGAAGGCAACATCTTACACGCACACTACAGGTGGTGCAGCGTTAGGATACCAAAGTGATGCGATTACAACAATCGTATTACAATACAATACAACATCCATGTCGGCAACTGATAAATTACAAGTTATCGTTGACGAATACGAAAGTAAGTTTACTCCTGGCGAAACATTAATGGATCCAGTTGGTAAATTCCGTACTTCTCAGCCACAATCTTTAATTGATACTGACTTTGAATATGGTTTACAGCCAACTAAATGGGAACAATTATCATTAATCAATAATCGTCCATCCGCTTTCATTAACTTGGATCGTCCAAACTTTGGTCGTTCTCAAGCATCCGCTACAACTATTACTAACTTAACAGTATCAAATGGATCTCGTCTTGTTACTGTTACTGTTGGCGCTTCCACTGGTTTCGCAGTTGGTCAAATGGTATTGATCCAAGATTCTGCTTGGGCTCCAGCTAATGGTCTTTTTATGATCGAAACAGTTCCAAGTGGTACTACTTTCACTTATAAAGCAAACGAAGCATGGATAACTGGTGCTACACCATCAACCGATATTAATGATGCTAATATCCCAACAACAATTTATGACGCACAGTTTTTTACTGGCGCAGGTTTGGGTGGTACACCAACATATGCTGCTCCATCTGGTCAGTTACAACAAGTTACTTGCACATTACCACATGGTCTTGAGATTGGTAACGAAATTGCTTTGATTAACAGCAAAACAGGTGGTGCAACAGATTCTCAATATGGTAATCACTTTGTTTACTCTATTCTATCACCAACTGTATTCTGCTACTACACAGATACTACTGCTAACGCTGGTGCTCCAACAGGTTCTGCTAACACCATTTACATGCGTCCTCCTGGAACATCAAATCATCGTCCATTTGATGGTGGTGTAACATTCTCTACAAATACACCTTCTCACAATCAACAAATGATTCGTCAGACACGTCGTTACTTCCGTTACCAGTCTGGTAAAGGTGTTCAAGTATCGACTGGTACAGCACTAAAGTCACAGATTTCTGTTGATGCGATGACATCATCAGGCTCTACTGTAACTGTTTACACCAAGTTCCCACACAACTTACAGCCAACAGTTAGTATTAAAGTGTTTGGCGCAACCGAATCTGCATATAACGGAACATACACTGTAACACGTGTAATTGATCGTTATCGTTTTGAATATACTGCTTCTGGTACACCATCAGCAGCAACAGCTTCTGGTAACTTCCAAATCAGTGTTGACTCATGGTATGGTGGTACAAACCGCACTGGTATATTTGACAGTCAGAATGGTATCTTCTTTGAACACGATGGACAAGGACTGTTTGCTGTTCGTCGCTCTTCAACATATCAAATCGGTGGTTTCGTTTCCATCAACGCTGCTGATAACACAGTTACTGGTTTAACAACAAATGGTGTAACAACTCAGTTCGCTAAACAATTACAACCAAACGATTTTATCGTATTGCGTGGTCATACTTATCGTGTTCTAAACATCGCTTCTGACACAAGCATGACAATTTACCCAGCATATCGTGGTACTTCTAACTTGACAAAAGGTATTATTTCTAAGACAGTCGATACCAGAGTTGCACAATCTGCTTGGAACATGGATCGTTGCGATGGTACAGGTCCAAGTGGCTTTATTTTAGATACATCTAAGATGCAAATGTACTACATGGATTACTCATGGTACGGTGCTGGTTACATTCGTTGGGGTTTCCGTGCTGCTGATGGTAACATTATTTACTGTCACAGACAAATGAATAACAACTTGAATTCTGAAGCATATATGCGTTCTGGTAACTTACCAGCTCGCTATGAGACAAATACTATTTCTAAGTATACATTCTCTACTGCTACTTTCGGTTCTTCTGATACAACAATCAACGTAGCATCAACTACCGAATTTCCAAGTTCTGGCACATTGATGGTCCGCAACGGCACTCAAACAGAATATATTAACTACACAACCAAATCAGCTACTACATTTGGTGGTATTACTCGTGGTCAAGCAGGTGCTTCTATAAGCAGCACACATACTAGTGGTTCTAATACAGTAACTGTTTCTTCAACAACAGGTGTTCAGGTTGGACAGTTTGTCGTACCTCCTTCTTTGGGCATTTTCCCACACGGTACATATGTTGTAAGTTTTATTGCTAATACATCGATCACACTAAGTCGTGCTGCTCAGTCTTCAGCAACTACTACATTGGTATACGCTCCAATGGGTCAAACTGCTCAGACATTTACATACTCAGCAACAGCACCAACAACTGTTCAGTTGCACGCTCCGCTAGTTGGTTCACAAATTAACCACTGGGGTACTTCCGTAATGATGGATGGTCGCTTCGATGACGATAAATCATTCGTGTTCTTGCGTGGTATGACAGCACCAATTAACATTGGTATTGGCGCAACAAACGCATTGTTGGCTCTACGTATCGCACCTCACGTATCGAACGGATCAGCTGCTTCTGCAATTAGTTCTCGTGATATCGTAAACCGCATGCAAATGGTTCTACGTCAAATCGGTATTCTATCTAATGGACGTTTCCTAGTTCAGTTGTTCTTGAACTCAACCCCATCATCTGCTGGTACATGGGTATCACAAGGTGGTTCGTCATTGGCTCAGTATATCATCTACACAGCTGGTACAACAATGTCTGGTGGTGAAATTATCGGTGGTTTCTATACAAACCCAGGATCTGGTACTGGTTATACAACAACAACCAGCGATTTGAATCTTGTCCGTGATCTAGGTAACTCTATCCTTGGTGGTGGTGGTACTGCTGGTAACACAAACATTTATCCAGATGGTCCAGATACTATTCACGTTGTTGTAACAAATATTACTGGTACTGCACAGGATATTGCTTGTCGTGTGGCTTGGACTGAAGCACAAGCATAATGATGTGTAAATGTCAACAGAACTATCTTTACCTCAAAATGGTCTAAGAGTAGGTGATCAAATTGTTGCTGAGGGAGATAATGTCTCCCTTGGTAATAATGTTGGCGTTAGAAACGATCTCCGTGTTGGCAACACCCTTTATACGAAGCGTGTTGCCTCACCATTTGTGACGACATATCATGACATTAATAGTCAAAATGTTGTTATAGATTGTAATTATCAAACGCACAATGTTATTCTTCGAGCAAATGCAACAGGAATTACATTTAACAACGTCCCACCCTCTACTGACGGATCTCTTATCATTACCGTATATTTTAATCAAGATACGGTAGGTGGTAGAGCAATCTCATGGAACACAGCAACTAATATTCGTTGGCCAAATACTGGTTTATCTGCTGGTAATCCAATTTATCCAGCATTACAATCATTACCAAACAGAATTGATGTTTTTAAATTTGTAACTTTTGATGGTGGAACTTCTTGGATTGGCTATCTAGACAATCCAGTAACATATTTGGATGTGCCTTCAATACAGTATTTGACTACTGCTATGAATGCACCAACTGTTGTTCAGGAGAGATTCTTTACAACAATGCCAACTTCGCATATATCAACAGCCACAACAACACCTGCTGATGCTCCTCTGACAGCTACCATAACACCAAAGTTCGCAAATAGCAGAATAGAAGTTGTTTTCTTTTCAACCATGGCTTATGGTGCTGCTGCTTCATCTCAACTTGGCGCAATATTGTTGCGTGATATCAATGGTGGTGGATACACCACATTAACTCCAAGAACTGGTAGCGCAAGTAGATATACATATGGTTGGTTCTATAAAGAGAGTGGATGGGACGAGGCAACATTAAGATATTTCGATACACCAAATACTGTTTTGCCAGTAACTTACAAACTCCAATATTTCAATCACGCAGGGTCAGGAACAAACTATCTTGTGCATCAATATATGGAGTATGGTTGGGTTTTACGAGAGATATCGCAACCATAATATAAATAACATAGAAGATTAAATACGGAGCGTCTTAAATGGCCAAAAAAGTCCTAACTGAACAGTATTATACATTTACCCCTGCAACTCGCATAGTAATAATTCCTAAAGCGATTCAGAGAGAAAATCTTGTTCTTATTACAAACGTAACACAAAATAAAGTTATCTACAACTTTAGTGATCCAAACTTAACAGCTACTTCTTATACTGTTAACAATGGTGTAACAACAATTACGTTAAATTATAACACAACAACGATGTCTTCATCAGACTCGTTACAATTCGTTTATGACGATAGTGTTCAAGAAATTATTCCTGCAGAAACATATCAAGATCCTGTGCAGAAAATGCGCATGTCAACACCACAGTCGTTGATTGATACTGACTTTGAATACGGAACACAACCAACCAAATGGGAAAATATTTCTCTATTGAATGGACGTCCTTCGTTCTATGTTGATTTGCAATCACCAATTGCTATTTCAGATATTCAAGCAACAAATGGTTCTAAAAATATTATTGTATATGCTAATTATAACTCTGGAACTGGTAACGCAACAACAAGTACAACTTCTACAATTGTTACTGGAGCAGGAACCAATTTCTTATCTACAATTTTTCCAGGATATGCGCTTTATAACTCTTCTGATACATTAATTGGTATTGTTTCAACAGTTGAAACAGATACTTCTTTAACATTGCAATCGAACGCAGCAGTCAATCAAGTTACTTCAGCTTTCCGTTTTGCTCCGCAAAGAATTCCTGATGTTGGTTCTCCTATTCAGATTCAAGAGTCATTATTTACTGCAGCCAATGGTGGTTATCTAATTGAGTTAACAACTCCAGTAATCGCATCTTCACGTTGGGAAATTCGTTATCGTGCCTCTGCTAACTTCCCAGGAACAACAGGATCTATTTTTAACACAGGTATTACAACAACATATGCTGGTTCTTTCTATACTAATTCACAAATCGCAATTAGTAGCGCAGCAGCATTCTCTGCTACTGCAGCTGGATCGCCAGCTAATGACATTGTTGTCGTTATCACAACAACACGTGACCATGGTTTGACACTTGGTAATCTTGTTTATCTAACAGGTGCTGCAACAATTTCAACTGGAACAAATCCAGGAGGTACCTCTTACACAGTTATGGCTGTATACAGCCCACGTAAGTTTGGTGTGTTGATGGCAGCTGGATCAAACGTGCCAACTATTACTGCTGTTGGTACATTAAGTTGTTATGTTCGTAATGAGTCAACATTTGCTCATAGACCATTCGATGGTGGTGTTCGTTTCTCAACCAACACACAAAGTCATAACTATCAAGCGTTGCGTCAAACAAGACGTTACTTCCGCTATCAATCTGGTAAAGGTATTCAATTCTCAACAGGTTCTGTTCTCCGTCCAAATTTCACATTAGATACTATTTCTTCTGTTGGTAATATTGCGACAGCAACATCAAAAGAGCCACACAATTTACAACCAGGAATCTCTATCAATATTTCTGGAGCAACAGAGCCAGGACTGTCAACAAGTGCTTATAATGGCAACTTTACTGTTTTAGACGTTAATAATGAATTTGATTTTACATATCAAATGGCAAGCACACCATCAGTAACAACTGCTTTTGGTTTCCCAATCGTTGGCGCAACTGGTTGGTATGGTGCTGGTATTCGTGTTGGTATGTTTGATCAAAACAACGGATTTTATTTTGAATATGATGGTCAAAATTTAACAGCAGTTAGAAGAAACTCAACAACTCAGTTGTCTGGTTTAGTATCAGTGACTAATGGATCAGATGAAGTAAACTCAGTAACTTCTTTAGGAACTGGCAAACAAACTAAATTTTTAAAACAATTGGCTCCAGGTGATTGGATATCAATCAAAGGAATGTCTTATCGTGTTATGGAAGTCATTAATGATTTAAGAATACGTATAAATCCAGAATATCGTGGTGCTACAATTTCTGGTGGTGTTGTTAACAAAATTAATGAAGTTCGTATTCCGCAATCTCAATGGAACATTGATCGTTGTGATGGTTATGGACCATCTGGTTTTACACTAGATTTAAACAAAATGCAGATGATTTATTGCGACTACGCTTGGTATGGTGCTGGCGCAATTCGTTTTGGTTTTAAAGATCAAGAAGGTAGAATTATCTATTGTCACAGAATTGTAAACTCTAACGTAAATGCTGAAGCATACATGCGTTCTGGTAACTTGCCAGCTCGCTACGAAACACATACATTCGCACCGTATACTTACATCACTCAAACATTTACTTCTGGAGCATCAACATTGACTGTTAATAGCACAGAAGGATTTCCAAATTCTGGTGTATTGTTAATTGCAGATCCAGGAAGAACATCAGCAGATGCTGCTTTAACAGGTGGTTCTCCAGGTGGTGCTGATTATTACGAATATGTTCAATATAGTAGTAAAACAGCAACAACATTTACAGTAACACAACGTGGTGCTGGTCTTGGTATGAATGGCGCAACTATCGCTGGTTATCGTTCTGATTATTTTAATACTGGTGGTGGAACTGTTGCAACTGTTAACGGAAGTAACACTGTTACAACTTCAAAAGGATTTGCGCAAAACTCAATCGGTAATGCGTTAAACATGGCTCCGATTGGAGCGTTCGTAACTGGTACAAACATTCCAGAAAACACATACATTACTGGTTTTAATTCTTCAGCCTCAACTATTGAATTGAGCCAAGCATGTACTGGTACTGGTAATATTACCAATTTTAACGTATACGCAGCATCTTCAAACGCAAACGGAACAAACAACTCTGGTACTACACATACATATGATACTGATGGTCCAGTTATTCCAGTATTTCTACATACTAATCAATTTGCTCCAACTGCAAATCACTGGGGTACATCTGTTATTATGGACGGTCGTTACGATGACGATAAATCTCTGGTGTTTACTGCTGGTAACCCTTCATATGTTACGAACTACACATCAACAATCAACGCAGTATTAAGTTTGCGTGTTGCGCCATCAGTCGATAATGGTGCTTCTGGTGTTCTTGGATTAAAAGAAATTGTTAATCGCATGCAGTTGACACTACGTTCTATTGGTGTTACATCGAATGGTGCGTTTTTCGTTCGTATTATTTTAAATCCAAGATTTATTACAAATGCACCAACATTCCAAAACGTAGGTGGTTCTTCATTATCACAAGTCGTTTACCATCCAAATGGAACACAAATTACTGGTGGTGAAACAATTTTTGCGTTCTATACTGACCAAGGTGGTGGTGGATTAAACTACACAGTTACAACTGCTGAACTTGATAAAGTTCGCGATCTTGGAAACTCAGTTCTTGGTGGTGGTTTGACAAACACATTAACATTGAACTCAAACGTGAATATCTATCCAGATGGTCCAGATATTCTTACAATTTGTTGTTCTAACGTACTACAACCAATTACTGTTTCACCAACAACAACAACTTCTGGTTCTCCAATTGTAGTTATTAATGATGTAACTGGTTTTGAGCAAGGTTGGGTTGTTTCGTCATCTACAGGTGGTACTGCTACTGGTGGTATTGTCAAAACCATTACTGCTAGATCTGGTGGTGGCTATGATGTGGCGTTTTCTAAAAATGCTACCTCTGGTACGAATGGTACTGTTGTTCTATCCCCTCCAGGAAATCTTGCTGCTCGTATTTCATGGACAGAAGCACAGGCATAAACTATGGCTGCTCCAACAACAAGAGATACATTTACAGACTACTGTCTGAGAAAACTTGGTCATCCAGTTGTCGAAATTAACGTAGACGATGACCAAGTTTCCGATCGTATTGATGAAGCATTGCAATTTTATCAAGAGTTTCACTACGATGGTGTTGAAAGAATATATCTAAAACATCAAGTTACTTCCTCAGACATAAGCAATGGTTACATACCACTTACAGATTTAATTATTGGTGTTCGAAATATTTTTCCTTTTTCTGGAACAACAACCAGTGGTACAGCCGATGGATTGTTTAATCTTCAATATCAGTTGCGCCTAAATGACTTATATGATTTAACAAACACATCTTTAGTTTACTATAATACTGTTCGTGATTATATTGCAATGTTAGATTTGTTATTAAATGGAGCAAAACCATTACGCTTTAATAAACACCAAAATCGTTTATACATTGATATGAAGTGGGCTGATGAAGATATTGAAGGTAAATGGATTATCGTTGACTGTTATCGTGCTATGGATCCAGCTACATGGGCTGATGTTTGGAATGACATGTGGTTAAAAAGATATGCTACTGCTTTAATCAAAAAACAATGGGCAACCAACATTAAGAAGTTCTCAGGTCTTCAACTTCCAGGTGGTGTTACTTTAGATGGCGACAAACTATACGAAGAAGCAAGCTCTGAGATAGAAGAATTAGAAAAACAAGCACAAGATACATTCTCTCTGCCACCAGATTTTATGATGGGTTAAGATGCCAAAAAATGTTTACTTTACACAGGGAACAAAAAGCGAACAGTATCTTTTAGAAGACTTGATTGTTGAGTCGCTAAAGATATATGGACAAGATGTTTATTATATTCCCAGAACACTGGTCAATAAAGATCCAGTGTTAGGAGAAGATGTTCTATCTAAATTTGAAGCAGCATATGACATCGAGATGTATTTCGAAGATGTCGATGACTTTCAAGGACAGGGCACATTTTTACAAAAGTTTGGTATTGAAATTGAAAAATCAGCTACTCTTGTTGTTGCTCGTAGACGTTGGGAGCAGCTAATTGGTCGTCATGGTGTAACAAGAATACCTTCTCGTCCAGCAGAAGGCGATCTAATTTATTTCCCCCTAACAAAGAAACTTTTTGAAGTTCGTTTCGTTGAACATGAGGATCCATTTTATCAAATCGGTAAATTGTATGTGTTCAAATTAAGAATTGAAACATTCCAGTATGCTAGTGAGCGTATTGATACAGGAATCGCTGAGATTGATACTGTTGAGGACACATACTCTTACGATCAAGATATGATTCGTGCAGAAGATGGTGAATTTATTGAAGGTGAACAAACTGATGAAGAATATGCACTTGAAACTGAATCTGATCCAACTAAAGATGTCGGCGATAATTCAAGATATGACACTGAGGGAACTGGTCTTGTTGACTTCGATGAATCAAATCCATTTGGTGAGGTAAAGAATGCTTAATCATAGTCATTTCTATCATGCGACAGTAAGAAATAGCATTATCGTTTTTGGTAAACTGTTTAACAGTGTGTTTATCAAAAGAGACAATGCAGATGGTACACCCAATCAGTTAGTAAAAGTGCCAATCACATATGGTCCAAAAGAGAAATGGCTGGTTCGTTCTGAGAATGATCCAGACTTAGATAGACCAGTAGAAATTGTTCTCCCAAGGATGACATTCGAAATTACAGATTTTCAATACGATGCTTCTAGGAAAGTCAATTCTCTAAATCAACTTATCATTGAAGATGAAATAAATGGTGAAAAGCGTAGATCTCAGTATGTTCCTGTCCCATACAATCTTGGAATTACCATGTATATAATTTCCAAGACACAAGAAGATGCCTTACAAATTGTAGAACAGATACTACCATTTTTTACACCACATTATAATCTCACAGTAAATTTAAATACTCAAATGGGATATAAGTTTGATGTTCCTACAGTTTTAAATGGTATTAATCTTCAAGATGATTATGATGGTCCATTTGAACAAAGACGTGTTGTTATTTACACGCTAACATTTACGATGAAGACTCAAATGTTTGGACCAGTAACTGAATCTGAAGTTATTAGAACTGTTCAAACAAATATTAAAGAAACTAAAAAAGATGAACTTGGTAATGAAGTTGTAGCAAGACGTAGAGAATATACAGCATCTGTAGATCCAATAACAACTTCAATCAGCACAACCCCAATACCTGTTGATGAAGAATGGAATTTTGATTTTTAATGACAACAAAAAATTATAACTCCAATGCTAACTTAAAGGCAATTGGAGTTGAAATACCTTTTACTCAAGAGGACATTAAAGAATATATTAAATGTTCTCAGGATCCAGTGTATTTTGTAGATAACTACTGTTATATTGTTACATTAGATCATGGCATTCAGCAGTTTAAATTATATGATTGTCAAAAAGAAAAAATTCAAACTATACATGAAAATCGTAAAGTAATTATTATGGAGGGTAGACAGCAAGGAAAAACAACAACTGCTGCTGCATACATTCTCTGGTACACAATATTTCAGGCAAACAAACAAGTTGCCATTTTAGCAAACAAAGCATCCACATCACGCGAAATCTTATCACGTTATCAATTGATGTACGAGAACTTGCCATTATGGATGCAACAGGGTGTGAAGACATGGAACAAAGGTGATATTGAACTTGAGAATGGATCAAAAGTTTTTACTGCTGCAACCACAGCATCTGGTATTCGTTCCAAATCAGTAAACTTTTTGTATATTGACGAAGCATCTATTATTCCCAACAATATTGCTGATGCGTTTTTTACTTCCGTTTATCCAACAATTTCTGCTGGTACAACTACAAAAATTTTAATTACATCAACTCCACTTGGTTATAATCATTTCTGGAAATTTTGGAATGATGCAGAAAATGATAGAAATGACTTCGTTCCATTGTTTATTCCTTATTGGAAAATTCCTGGACGTGATGAGAAGTGGGCTGAAGAGCAACGCAGACAACTTGGTGATCTTAAATATAATCAAGAGGTTCTGTGTAAGTTCCTCGGTTCTGCATTAACATTGATTGATGCAAACACAATATCGCAACTTTCTGCTGATAAAGTCATTCACAGTAAAGATGGGTTAGATTTAACTTCTTATCCACAAAAGGGTCATCAGTATATTATTGTTGCTGACGTAGCAAAAGGTGTTGGTGGCGATTACTCTGCATTTACAATTATTGATATGACGGATGTGCCATATCGTATGGTCGGTAAATATAGAAGCAACAAGATAAATCCAGTGTTGTATCCTAATATTATACATAAAGTTGCAAAAGATTATAATGATGCTTATGTGCTGGTGGAAATAAACATAAGCGAACAAGTAGCCTATATTTTGCATGATGAATTGATGTATGAAAATATAATTTTTGTTAACAGAACCACAAACGGACAAGTTGTTTCTGGTGGTTTCGGTGGTGGTAAAGTTCAGTTTGGCGTAAACACAGACAAGCGTGTTAAGCGTGTTGGATGTCATAATTTTAAAGCCATGCTTGAAGAGAAAAAACTAATTGTAAATGATGTAGATACGATCTCTGAAATTTCGACTTTTATTGAAACAAGAGGTTCTTATGCTGCAGATGAAGGTTACCATGACGACTTAGTTATGCCATTAGTACTTTTTGGTTGGTTGACAACAAACTCATATTTCAAAGACTTGAGTCTAAAAGACATTAACCTAAGAAAAGCCATGTATGAAAAACAAATGCTTGCCATCGAAGAGGAATTAACTCCCTTTGGATTCATTGATGATGGCATTCAGATTGAAAACGACCACCAAAACTTCTGAAATCATCGAAATACTAAATAAAAAAGATGAAACAAAGGGTTGTTACAACAACGACAAATAATCGTATCAAGGAGACATAGCCATGCCATTTCAAGTTTCTCCAGGAGTAGCAGTTGTAGAGAAAGATCTTTCTCTTGTTATTCCTCAAATCGCTGCTTCTGTTGGAGCCACAGCTGGATTTTTCCGCTGGGGTCCAGTTGAACAGCCAATTACAATCGCAAGCGAAGCAGAACTAGCAACTACATTCGGTAAACCAGTCGGTGTAAACGACTTTATCGCTCGTTCGTTTTTTACAGCTGCGAACTTCCTGTCATATTCAAATAATATGGTCGTTGTTCGTGCTGTTCCAACAACAGCTGGTACTTCTGATTCTAAAAGTGCACAATCTGAAGACGTTACAGCGATCGTAATTAAAAGCGCACAAGACTACGTAGATAACTACGCATCTGCATCTTCACCAAACTCAACTTGGGTTGCTAAGTATCCAGGATCTCTTGGAAATACACTAAGAGTTTCTGTTGCTGATGCTGATTCATTCCGTACAGTTGCTACTGGTACTATTGCTGCTACTCAGAACTCAACAACATTGTCAATCACTGGTGGTGCTATTGCTACACAAGCGACTGTTGGTTCTATTGCTAAATTCTACAGTGGTGCTGCTGGTACTGGAACATTACTTGGTTCAGTAGCAATTACTGCTATTGCCAGCGCAACATCAGCTACATTAGCATCAAATCCAGGAATCACTTCTGGTATTACATCGATCGTATTTGAGTGGGAATATGCTGATCAGTTCGTTGCTGCTCCAGGTACATCTTCTTACGCTACTGCGCAAGGTTATGCTGCTGCTAAAGATGAAATGCACATTATTGTTATTGATCGTCTTGGTCAATTTACAGGTGTTGCTGGTACAGTTCTTGAAAAATTCGAGAACGTATCTAAAGCATCTGATGCAGTCCTTTCAGATGGATCAAACAACTATTACAAAACAGTAATTAATCGTAGTTCTGATTATATTTGGAACTTGCGTGACATTGACGATATCGTTTCAGTAACATATCAAAATACATCAAGCGCAACTGCTTTTGCTGCTTCAATTGCAACTGGTGGTATGTCAACAAATACTGTGTTTATTACATTAAAGCGTCCATATACTGCTAATATGGGATACAACGTAACAGAAGCGACTGGTGCTGTTGCTATTATGACTAATGGTAAAGGTACTGATGGTTACACAACTTCTTCTAAAGCACATGATGCAGCAATTAAATCTGGTTTACAATTCGCTTTTGATAAATTCAACAATACTGAAGAGATTGATGTTGGTTTAATCGCTGTAGGCGAGGTTGAATCAGTTGTTGCTAAGTATGTTATCGCAATTGCTGAAACTCGTAAAGATTGTTTGGTATTCGTTTCTGCTGCTAAAGATGATGGTTCAACATTAACACCAGTAACAAAGACAAGTGACTTTACTTCTCTAGTTTCTTACAGAACTGCAGCAAGTAACTCTGTTAACACATCAACATCATATGCTTCGATGGACTCTGGTTACAAATATCAGTATGACAAATACAACGACAAGTATATCTATGTTCCATTAAATGGTGATATTGCTGGTCTGTGTGCAAGAACAGACTATACAGCTGACCCATGGTATTCTCCAGGTGGTTACAGTCGTGGCGTAATTAAAAACGTAGTTAAGTTGGCATACAATCCAACTCAAACAGAACGTGATACACTTTATAAAAATGGTATTAACCCAGTTGTTACATTCCCAGGACAAGGTACTGTGTTGTTCGGCGATAAGACAATGTTGACTAAGCCAAGCGCATTCGATCGCATTAACGTGCGTCGTCTGTTTATCATCCTTGAGAAATCAATCTCAACAGCTGCTAAATTCCAGTTGTTTGAATTCAACGATGGCTTCACTCGCGCACAGTTCCGTAACTTGGTAGAACCATACCTACGTGATGTGCAAGGTCGTCGTGGTATTTTTGATTTCCGTGTAGTTTGCGATGAAACAAACAATACTGCGCAAATTATCGACACTAATCAATTTGTGGCTGATATTTTTGTTAAACCTGCTCGCTCTATCAACTTCATTACTCTCAACTTTGTTGCTGCTAGAACAAATGTGAACTTTGAAGAGATTGGTGCTTAATACTAAATAAAGAAAAAGACAGGAGAAATAACAATGGCAAATATCGACTCATTTAAAGCCAATATGATTGGTGGTGGTGCTCGTGCCAACCAGTTCTACGTAAGTTTGACATTCCCGTCATTCGTATCGGCTGGTACACTAGCATCAGCAAAGGGTCAATTCGTTTGTAAAGGTGCTCAATTACCAGCATCAACAATCGATAACACACCAGTGAATTATCGTGGTCGTCAAGTAAATTTTGCTGGCGAGCGCACATTCGCACCTTGGACTGTTACTGTTCTAAACGACAATGACTTCTTGATTCGCAATGCGATGGAAGCATGGATGAATGGAATTAACAACAATGTGTCTAACACTGGTTTGGTCAACCCAGCGCAATATCAAGTTGACATGGAAGTGTTCCAACTTGACCGTAATGGTAATCCAATTAAAGCGTACAAATTCGTTGATGCTTATCCAACCGAAGTAGGTGCGATTGAATTGAATTTCGATACGAACAATCAGATTGAAGAATTTACAGTAACATTCCAGTACAACTACTGGACATCTACTTCTTCAACATCAGCTGGTTCGTTAATTTCTGGTGGCGTTAATGTTAATATAGGTGGGTTCCAGCTTCCAGGTATTTCGATTTAATTTTTTAATGTTTCCGTGGAGATAGTATGGATTTTTTTGGTTTTGAGATAAAGCGTAAAAAAGATGATGTCATCGATTCTGTGGTTCCACCACCAATCGATGACGGATCAACACTTGTAGCAAGTCAAGCTGGTTATTATGCGCAAACGCTAAACACCGACACTCAGATTACAACTGAGAATGATCTTCTTAAAAAATATAGAGATATTTCTAGTTATACTGAGGTTGATGCAGCGATTGAAGACATCGTAAACGAAGCAATTGTTTCTGATGATACTGAAAAGACAGTCTCTTTAAATCTTGATGATTTAAAACTGTCAGAATCAATCAAGAAAAAATTTAATGATGAGTTTGATAGTGTTCTTTCATTGTTGGGATTCAATGTAAAAGGACACGATATCTTTAGATCTTGGTATGTTGATGGTAAAATATATTATCAAGTTCTAATTGATGAGGCGAATACTAAACAAGGTATTCAAGAACTTCGATATATTGATGCGACAAAAATTCGCAAAGTAAAAGAAGTTAAAAAAGAACGAAATAAAAAAAGTGGTGTTGAAGTAATTACGGATGTACAAGAATATTACATCTATAACGAAAAGGGCATCAACAACAATGCGACTCAAGGTGTAAAACTTGGCGTTGACAGCGTTGTGTCATGTAATTCTGGATTGGTTGATCAAGGCAAGAACATGGTTCTTAGTCATCTTCATAAAGCAATCAAACCAGTAAATCAATTAAAAATGATTGAAGATTCTTTGGTCATTTACCGTGTAAGTCGTGCGCCAGAGCGTCGCATTTTCTACATCGATGTAGGTAACTTACCAAAGATTAAAGCAGAACAGTATATTCGCGACATTATGAACAAGTATCGTAATAAACTTGTTTATGATGCTTCAACAGGCGAGATTAAAGACGATCGCAAGCACATGTCAATGCTTGAAGATTTTTGGATGCCACGTCGAGAGGGTGGAAAAGGAACAGAGATTACAACACTACAGGGTGGTGCTAATCTTGGACAGTTAGAGGATGTTGACTATTTTAAGCAAAAATTATTACAGTCACTTAATGTTCCTATGTCTCGTTTGACACAAGATGGTGGTGTGTTTAATGTAGGAAAATCTGCTGAGATTTCACGTGATGAGGTTAAATTTTCCAAATTTATTGGCAGACTACGCACTCGTTTCTCTATGTTGTTTTTGGAAATATTACGTGTACAACTAATTTTAAAAGGTGTTATTCGTGCTGATGAGTGGGATAGTATTAGTCAGTTTATTAAGTTTGATTACAATAAAGATAACTACTACGCAGAATTAAAAGAGAATGAAATACTAGCAGGTCGTGTTGCAATGCTACAACAATTAGATCCATTCGTTGGTAAATATTATTCTAAGACATATGTACAACAAGATATTCTTCGTCTGACTGAGCAACAAATTGCAGAAATGCAGAGTCAGATAGAAGTTGAGAAAGATCAAGACTACCTAGACGCAGACCATAAGGGAACTGTTTCTGGTGTAACACAAACAGCACAACAGAATTACTTGCAGCAATTTGCGCCAGCGGAAACGCAGGAGGCACCTACAAGTAACAAACCACAAGGAGAGCAATAACATGACAGAGCAAATTCGTGACTTAATTGATTCTATTGTTGATGAGAATCCAGTTCAAGCAGAAAAAACTTTTACAGATATTATGAGCGATAAAATCGCTGATAAAATTGATGATTATCGTAGAACAATTGCCAATAGTTTTTTCAATCCTGAACCTGTTTCTGAAGAAAATTACAGCAACGAAGGCGATGGTGGTGGTGAACACGGAGACGGACAATATCCATACAATCAAATGGACATGTGGACAAATGAAGAAGAAACACCAGCAGAAGATCCACCAGCAGAAGATCCACCAGCAGAAGAAACACCTTAATGAGACTAAATGATTTTGTTAAGAATTTATACAACAGAAAAGGAAACTACGGAAATGTAGTTTCCGTCTCAACACATTATGAGCATCAAATTATTGAAAATGATAAAGGCAAATATTTTGTAGATGGTGTGTTGTTGGAAGCAGAATATAGCGACTTAGAGGAAGTCAAAAGACATATTGAATTAGAAGAATCAGCAAAAGTAAGTTTATACGAAGATATTTCGGACATTAAAATTGCTAACATAATTAAAAAACATAACGATAATACTAAAATTACAACAACATTAATTGAATCATATACAACTCGTGCTTCCTCTAAGGCATTTGATATAGATCCAGTTCTTATAGAAATGAGGACAACCTACAGGGGTCAAAATTTAATACAAAATAAGTTGGATTTTAGATTAAAAGATGGAAAATACATAGCAATCGATGAAGAAACTGTAGAGAAAATTGCGAATTTACTAAATAATAGTAAACATAAAGAAGAAATTCTAAACTATATGAAGGAATGCGTTGAAAACTTCCTTTATGTAGTAAGAAAATTATAAGGAAACTAAAATGGCAGTCACAAAAACAGTTGTTCGAAACAACATTAATAAGTGTCTAATCCGTCTTGTTGGAACGGCAAGTAGTGACACCGCAACAGTGACTCTCAATACAGATTGTCTTGGTGATTTTGAAGCATTAACTACAGGTGGAACAGTAAGAGTTAACATCGCAAAGGTTAAGGCAAGCACCGCAAACAGCATTACTCTCGTACGCAATAGTGTGACTGTTGGTGCATTTTATGGATCTGACATTATCGATGAATCTGATTGGGTGTTGACTGATCAAAATACACATGATATCGTTGTTACATTTGTTGGTGGTGCAGGAATGGTGTTATTAGAACTTACAAAAGTAAGTGGCTTCTCACCAGAATTTGAATCCGCACAGTTTGGTGGTGGTGACAACATTAACGCAGTGGGGTCATAATCCATGAAACTTATTAGAGAACAAGTAACAGAAACCAAATTTTTCGTTGAAGAAAAACTTGGTAAGGGAAAACAATATTTTATTGAGGGAGTGTTCCTTCAATCAGAATTAAAAAACCGCAATGGTCGTATGTATCCAGAGGGTGTGATGGACAAAGAAGTCGGTCGCTACATGGAGCAATACGTAAAGAACAATCGTGCTTACGGTGAGTTGGGTCATCCAGACACACCTACTATCAATTTAGATCGTGTGTCGCATTTGATCGTTGACCTTCGTAAAGAAGGCAAAAACTATATTGGTAAAGCAAAGATTCTAGAAACACCTATGGGTAATATTGCACGTGGTCTATTGGACGGTGGAGCAAACCTTGGAGTTTCAAGTCGAGCACTAGGTTCTCTAAAAGAGAACAAAGATGGTGTTCAGATTGTACAGGACGACTTTATGCTGTCAACTGCAGCTGACATCGTCGCCGACCCATCGGCTCCAGATGCTTTCGTTCGTGGCATTATGGAAGGTGTAGAGTGGGTATATGTTGATGGAAAATACGTGCAAAGAGACATCGAAGAAGCAAGAAAAAACATTAGAGCAACTTCCTCTAAAAAACTATCAGAGCAATCACTCATTGAATTTGCTCGTTTTTTGAAGAAACTCTAAGTTTTATAAATAGAATTTATCGAAACTAATCGGACATAACCTACTAAAAACAGGAGACTATAATGTCAGTTGAAAAGAAAATTGCGGAATTATTGGCTGAATCTAAAAAACTTCAGGAACAAGACGAGACTATCGTTGAAGAGTCTGAAGAGCTAGAGGAAGGTGCTGCTGAAACTATCAAAGCAAAAGGTAGCGCAGGTGGCGAAGGTGACAACGCTGATAACAAGCGCAACCAAGGCACAGACAAGCCAGAAGTAAAAACAAATAAAGACAGTTCTAAAGCTGGTTCAGGTGGAGCAGCTGCTCAAGCATCTGAAATTGCAGGAATGAAGAAAGAGGAAATTAAGTATGATTCTTCAGAAGACGTTGCTGCTCTAGTAGAGGGTGAAGAACTATCAGAAGAATTCAAAACAAAGGCTGCAACAATTTTTGAAGCAGCAGTTGTAACAAGAGTCAAAGAAGAAATTTCTAAGATTCAAGAACAGTATGACGCACAACTCGTAGAAGAGTTTGTGAAGATTAAAGAGGAACTCGTTGAAAAGGTAGATGGATATCTCGGCTACGTTGCTGAGCAGTGGATTAAACAGAATGAAATTGCCCTCGAAAGCGGAATCAAAGCAGAACTTGCTGAATCTTTCATTGAAGGTATGAAGCGTGTGTTCGAAGAACATTACGTTGATGTGCCAGCTGAGAAGTATGATATTCTCGGAGACTTAGAGTCTAAGGTGGAAGAATTAGAAGGTAAACTAAATGAGACCGTAAATGCAAATATTGAAATGACAAAGCAAATTGCAGAAATGCAGCGTGCTGGTATCGTAGCAGAAATGACTGAAGGTCTAACAGACACTGAAGCAGAAAAGTTTGCTACATTGGCTTCTGAAATTGTTTGCGAAGATGTAGATTCTTATACTAAGAAACTACAAACAATTCGTGAATCATATTTTAAAGAAGCAAAACCAGTTGCTAAAGACAGCGTCGAGTCTGGAACAGCAAAAGAGCAAGTGATTACAGAATCAGTTGCCCAATATGCTCAAGCAATTGCTAAACTAAACAAAAAGTAAAATAACCTTTTCAGGAGAAAAATAACATGACAATGTTAAGAGAAGATCTAGTTAAAAAATGGTCACCAATTCTCGAGAACGAGAATTTGCCAGAAATCAAAGACCAGTATCGTAAAGAAGTTACTGCTGTTCTTTTAGAGAACCAAGAGCGTTCATTGCAAGAAGAGCGTGCTGCTCTATTCGAAGCAGTTCCAAGTAATGCGAACTACAATGGTTCATCAACAAACCCAGACACAGGTGGTGTCGCTAAGTACGATCCAATTTTGATCAACTTGGTACGTCGTGCTGCTCCACAAATGATCGCTTATGATCTTTGCGGTGTTCAGCCAATGACAGGTCCAACAGGATTGGTATTCGCAATGAAGAGCCGTTATGGCAATCAAAGTGGTGGCGAAGCACTTTACAACGAAGCAAATGCTGAGTTTGCAGGTGGCGACTTGGGTTCTAACACAAATCAATCAACTATCTCTGGTTCTAACTGGTTCTCATCAGTTAACAATCCAGGTGGTATGACAACTGCTCAAGCTGAAGGTGGATATTCTTCATCATCTACTGGCGCAGCACCAGCATCAGATCCAGGTCCTGGTTCTACAACTTTCAATGAGATGGCATTCACAATCGAGAAGACAAGCGTAACTGCTAAATCTCGTGCATTGAAAGCTGAATACTCAATCGAATTAGCACAAGATATGAAGGCAATTCATGGTCTTGATGCTGAGAGCGAGTTAAGCAATATTCTTTCAACAGAAATTCTTGCTGAGATCAATCGCGAAGTTATCCGCACAATCTATTACACAGCTAAATCTGGTGCTGCTTCTGGCACAGTTACAACAGCTGGCGTATTTGATTTGGATACAGATGCTAATGGTCGTTGGTCAGTTGAGAAGTTCAAAGGTCTATTGTTCCAAATCGAACGTGATGCTAACGTAATCGCACAAGAAACACGTCGTGGTAAAGGTAACTTCATCCTTTGCTCTTCAGATGTTGCATCTGCATTAGCAATGGCTGGTGTTCTTGACTACGCTCCTGCTCTTTCAACAAATCTAACAGTTGACGACGCAGGTAATACATTCGCTGGTGTTCTAAATGGTCGCTATCGTGTCTATATTGATCCATATGCATCGAATGGTGGTGCTAATGATCAATTCTACGTAGTTGGTTACAAAGGTTCTAGCGCATTCGACGCTGGTATTTTCTACTGCCCATACGTTCCTCTACAAATGGTTCGTGCTGTAGATCCAAATACATTCCAGCCAAAGATTGGTTTCAAGACACGCTACGGCATGCTTGCTAACCCATTCGCAACTGGAACATCATTGGCTACATCAATCGGTTCTAACAACAACGTCTACTATCGTAGAGTTCGTGTTCAGAACATTATGTAATTGATGAAGCTACCGTAAGAGTAGTGTTTGACAAGGGGAGCTTCGGCTCCCCTTTTTTGTTGAATAAATATATGCATGCAAGATAAGAATGTTAAAGTTATTGTCCTTTCAGAACTTCTCGAATCTCGTGCTAGAAAAGAGAAGGAGCTACAGTATTACTGCGAACAACTCAAAGAGTTACAAGTAAGAATGAACTGGATACAGGCAGAAATAAATTTAACAACTAGAATCATAGACATGATTGAAAAGGAAAAACTTTTTGACATGGAAAAATATTTAAGAGAGAAATAATGGCAAACATTCCAGCACAATGGTCTACTAAAATACCAGAAAACATGAACCCACTGGCTCCAACTGGGTTTAGATTTCTTATTACCAAATTACCAAAGATGCAGTTTTATTGTCAAACTGTTAATCTTCCAAGCATCACACTTGGTGAACCTGAATTCAGCACACCATATTCAACTATTCCAATTCCAGGCGAAAAACTAGCATTCGGAGATTTAAGTCTTCAGTTTCTTGTTGACGAAACTCTAGAAAATTACAAAGCAATCAATGGATGGCTAATGGGATTGGGTTTCCCAATAGATAACAAACAATATACAGATTTCTTAGCACAAGATCAAGTATCAGCATCAAGTGGTTCCGAATATGTTCGTAATACTTCGGATGCATCTCTTTTTATTTTGACAAATAATAACACTGAGAGTAAAATAGTTACATTCAAGAACATGTTTCCAACATCACTCGAAAGTTTAACATTCACAGCTGTTGATTCGGATGTGAATTATTTGATAGGAAATGCAACTTTCAGGTATAATTATTACGTGTTCGAAAATTAAATTTTATTTTTGGAGTTGTTATGAATCTTGAGCAGTTAATGTCAATGTGGGAGAACGATTGTAAAATTGATGACGATCATTTGGGTGAAGCGTCAACAGATACACCTAATTTACATTCAAAATATATCAATCATTTGGTATCATACAAACTGAAACTTGCTAAAATCAAAGGCGACTATAATCTCCTACGCAAAAACAAATTTAGATATTATCGTGGCGAACTAACACGTCAAGAGTTAGAAGATCTTGGATGGATGCAATGGCAGGGTGTCAAGCCACTTAAAAATGAGATGGATGAATTTCTACAAGGTGATACAGACTTAGTTCAAATGGAACAAAAAGTTGAATATCTAAACACAATCGTATACTTCTTAGAATCTGTTTTGAGTCAGATTCGTTCACGTGACTTTCAAATTAAAAATGGAATTCAGTGGAAACAATTTCTAGTCGGAATGTAATGGATAAAATAGTAGTTGAAAATTTTGATAATGTGAATATCCGTGTGTTTTCGGATATAAACATTGAGCATGAACTGAGTAATTTTTTTACATTTGAGGTTCCTGGTGCTAAATTCATGCCAGCATATAAAGCGAGGATGTGGGATGGTAAAATTAGACTCTACGATTTACAAAGAAAAACACTGTATGCTGGACTCAAATACTATGTTAAAGAGTTTGCGGACAGAAATGGATACAAATATCACGAGTTGGCAGCAGAACATTATCGACCTGTGCCTACTGTCGAATATACATATGAACAAGTATCAGAATATGCCCACGCTCTCAATCTCACTGCTAGAGGGGAACCGATTGAAATTCGAGATTATCAAATAGATGCTATTCGCAACTGTTTAAATAATAATAGGCAACTACTACTCTCTCCTACTGCATCAGGTAAGTCACTAATTATATACACACTGATGCGTCATTATGTTACTGAAGGTAAGAAATGCATTCTTATCGTACCAACAACATCTTTAGTTGAACAGATGTACACTGATTTTGTTGACTATTCGCATGTGAATGGTTGGCGTGTTGACAGACACTGTCAAAAATTATACAGTGGTTTTACTAAAGATATTTCCTCAGATGTGTTGATTACAACATGGCAATCTATTTACAAACAACCAAAGGGATGGTTTGACAAATTTCAGGTTGTGTTTGGTGATGAGGCACATCAATTCAAAGCAAAATCTCTAGCAACAGTTATGGAAAAAATGACTGGCATTCCATATCGTATAGGAACAACAGGCACTCTTGATAACAAACAAGTGCATCGTCTTGTGCTCGAGGGATTATTTGGTCCAGTATATAAAGTTACTACTACCAAGAAATTGATGGAAACACAAAGAGTAGCAAAACTAAATATAAAATGTGTTCTACTGAAATACGATGAGGAAACCAGAAAGAAGCGCAAGAATAATTTATACCAAGAAGAGATGGATTTTCTAGTCTCTTACCAGAAGCGTAATCGCTTCATTAAGAATCTTGCCCAAACTTTAACTGGAAATACTCTAATCCTGTTTCAATATGTTGAGAAACATGGAAAAGTATTACATGATTTGTTTGGTAACATTAAAGATAAAAACGTGGCTATCGTTCACGGAGATATTGATGTTGCTGAAAGAGAACGCATCAGACATATGGCAGAACAACGTGATGATATGTTGATTCTCGCATCATACGGAACATTCTCTACAGGCATTAACATTCCTTCAATTGAGAATATTATTTTCGCATCACCAAGCAAGTCAAGAATTAGAAATTTACAATCAATCGGTCGTGGTTTACGATTGAAAGATGGTAAAGAAAGTTGTACTCTCTATGACATTGCTGACGATTTATCATATAAATCTTGGAAAAATCATACACTAAATCATTTTATGGAGAGAGTAAAACTATATGCTGAAGAGCAGTTTTCTGTCAAAATAAATGAAGTGGAACTATGATAGATTTCAGAGTTATGCGTATGGCAACAGGAGAAAGTTTCTTGTGTATTGTTAAGCAAGAAACTGAAAAAGATATCACAGTACTGTTTCCATTACTAATCACCAAACAAACATTTCAAGTAGCTCAAAATGTTATGAGAGAAGTGCATTCAACTTCTTCATTTTGCCCATTTACTGATGACAAAGAATTTACCTTTTCAAAGAAAGAATTGACATTCATTAAACCAATGAATAAAGACGCTGTTCCTTACTATGTTGATATGTTAAACAAACAAGAAGAACCAGAAGCATTACAAAATTATGATCTCGGAGAGTTGGTTAAACCAGAGAATTTTATTGACATGAAAGAAATTATTGATGAAAAAATGGAACAGTTAATGCAAAAGATGGAAGAAATACAAGATGAGACAGAGGACATGGTAACACGTGATCCAAACAAAACATTACATTAAATAAATTTGACAATTTATTGATTATGTAGTATAATGTCTTTAGTATTATATTAAGTGGGGCGACAATGACGGAAACAACAACAAAAGAAAAAGCGCATTATGTGAATAATGCCGATTTCTTAGCAGCAATAAAAATATACAGACAGAGTGTACTAGATGCTGAGGCATCTGGTGATGAGAAACCTCGTGTTCCCGAATATATTGGGGAATGCTTGATGAAAATAGCAACACACCTGTCTTATAAATCCAATTTTATCAATTATACATACAGAGAAGATATGATTCTTGATGGAGTCGAGAACTGTCTTCAGTACATTGACAACTTTGATCCAACAAAATCTAGTAATCCATTTGCTTATTTTACGCAAATTATTTACTACGCATTTATCCGAAAAATCCAAAAAGAAAAGAAACAAACTTATGTCAAAAACAAGATGATTCTTGAAATGCCATTTGAGATGTTTGATCTACAAGAACAAGACGAAGATGGTGAGTGGACGAATCAAATGATGGAATATTTGCGTAGTAATAATGATTCAGATTATAATATGCCAAAGAAGAAACCAGCAAAGAAAAAAACCAAAAACAATCTCGAGAGTTTTTTGGGAGATGAGAATGGAAGTTGAAAAACAAAAATGGATGGTCAAATATTATAGCACAATTTCTACTTCTGAACAAAGTATGATGTATAAAATGTTTGAAGAACAAAAAGATGCTTATGAATTTATAACAAAATTGGGAGACAGATTTGTTGAGATGACGGAGATAAGAAAACCAAAAGGATACCCTGATGCGGAGTTGGATTTATTATGAAAGTTGCGATTATTACAGACCAGCACTTCGGTGCTCGCAATGACAGCATAATATTTCTTGATTTCTTTCAGAAGTTTTATGATAATGTGTTCTTTCCTACTATTGATGAACATGGAATTAAGACAGTTCTAATTTTAGGAGACACATTTGATAGAAGGAAATATGTAAATTTTTATGCACTGAAACGTGCTAAACAAATGTTTTTTGATAAACTGGCAGAGCGTAATATTGATGTTATCATGATTGCTGGTAATCATGACACATATTACAAAAATACCAATGATGTTAATTCACCAGAGTTGTTGCTTCAAGAATACGATAACATAACAATAATCAGCAATCCACAAACAATTCATCTAGATTACGAAAACCCATCATGTGATGTTTTAATGTTGCCTTGGATTTGTGCTGATAATTATGCACAGACTATGCAAGAACTAACAAATACATCAGCTACTATATGTATGGGTCATTTAGAAATTTCTGGATTCGCAATGCACAAAGGGATGGAAAGCCATGAAGGTCTGGATAAGAAAACATTTGATAAATTTGATTTGGTTTTTAGTGGGCATTATCATCACCGCAGCAATGATGGTCAGATCTACTACCTCGGAAACCCATATGAACTCACTTGGCAGGATTACAGAGATCCCAGAGGATTTCACCTGTTTAGCGTACACGACAGACAACTCGAATTTATCGTCAATCCTTATAGTATGTTTGTTAGACTCGAATATGACGACAGTACCGAAACAGAGAAGAGAATCGATTTAGATGAACTAGATTTGAAAGATTGTTTTGTAAAACTTGTTGTTGTAAACAAAACAGATTTATATAAATTTGACAAATTTACTGCTAAGTTATATACTAAGGGATGTGCTGAAATTAAAATCATTGAGAACTTTTCAGAATACGAAGAGGGAACAATTGATGGTGACATCAATCTAGAGGACACTATGTCTGTGCTAGATAATTACATTGATTCTATACAAACAGATGCTGATAAAGAACGCATCAAACAATATATGAAATCACTTTATACTGAAGCAATCAATATGGAGGTTTCTTGATTAAATTTAAATCGATCGAATGGAAAAACTTTCTATCGACTGGAAATTCAGCCAATAAAGTTTTGTTGAACAAATCAACAACAACACTTATCGTAGGTAAAAATGGAGAAGGCAAAAGCACAATCTTAGATGCATTGTGCTTTTCATTGTTTGGTAAACCATTTAGAAACATCAACAAGCCACAACTGATTAACAGCATCAATCAAAAGAACTGTGTAACAACAGTTGAGTTTTCATCATCAGGTAAAGAATATAAAATTGTTCGTGGTATAAAACCAAATGTGTTTGAGATTTGGTGTGATGGTGTACTGCTCAACCAAGAAGCAGCATCACGTGACTATCAAAAGATTTTAGAACAACAAATTCTTAAAATCAACTATAAAACATTTACGCAGGTTGTTATTCTTGGTAGTGCATCTTTTGTTCCATTTATGCAATTACCATCAGCACAGCGTAGAGAAGTTATTGAAGACATTTTGGACATACGTGTGTTTAGCGTAATGAATAATGTGTTGAAAGAAAGAATGCAGGAGACAAAAGATGAAATCACAGCAACTGAATCTGCGCTCACAATGGCACGTGAGAGGGTTGACAATCAACAGAAAACCATTAAAATCTTGCTCGACTCGAGAAAAGATGCTGTGGCAGCAGTACAGAAAAAGATTGCGGATAATGATGTATCTATTCAAACCACGAATGAAAATATTGATGTTCTTGTTTCAGGGATTAATCAACTTAAACAGAGCATCGAGGACAGGACAGATGTTCTATCGCAGATCGAGAAAGCGAAAACCCTTACCAATAAGAAAAGCAGTAAGATCGCAGATCTCACTACAACAATAGATTTCTTCAAAGACAACGAGACTTGCCCTCAGTGTGAACAAGGCATCCCACATGACCACAAATCGCGAATAATTGAGCAAATTCAGAAGGATTTTGAGGAAAATCAGAAGAATATTGACGACCTTACAGCAGCACTAGGGAAACTAGAGGAAAGACTAGAAAAGATCAATGAAATACAGAATTTAATCTCTGATAAGAATATCGAGGTATCAACAGCCAACCAGACTATTACTATGTTGAATAAAATAAACAGAGAGTTACAAGAAGAGATTGATAAAACCAAGAGTGATACAACCAATGTTGATGAGGAGAAAGCAAAACTCAAGACAATGGCTGAAGAAGCAGTATCACATGTAAACAGAAAAACAGAACTAGTAGAACATAAGCAGTATCAGGAACTAGCATCTAGTTTGTTGCGTGACACTGGTATTAAAACAACAATCATTCGCGAATATCTACCAGTAATGAACAAACTAATTAACAAGTATTTGTCTGCTATGGATTTCTATGTTCACTTTGAACTTGATGAGACATTTACTGAGAAAATAAAAGCAAGGTATCGTGACGAATTTACATATGAGTCATTCTCTGAGGGTGAGAAAATGCGTATTGATTTGGCTATATTATTCACATGGCGTCAGATTGCTAAGATGAAAAACAGCGTCAATACCAATTTGTTAATACTTGACGAGATTTTTGATAGTTCTCTAGATGTAGCAGGTACAGATTATTTCTTAACTCTGATGAACACATTCGATGATAAGACAAATGTATTTGTTATATCACACAAAGGCGATCAGTTGTTTGATAAATTCCGCAGTGTGATTAAGTTTGAAAAACAAAATGATTTTTCGGTGATTGTATGATGCGTAATGTAAGTATGTTAGATGATATATAGAAAGGATTAATATGTCAGAATTAGTGAACTATGCGAAAAACGAATTAGATATTATCGGTATGAAAGAAGGCGATGATCTGAATGGTGCAATGAGAAAACACTTACTACACATGATAGAACAGTTTAGTGAAGAAGGTCATTCTGGATTCTCTGCAAATTATGCGATTAGTTGTTTGGAGAAACTGATGAGGTATCAACCATTATCTCCTCTCACTGGTAATGATGATGAATGGACTGAGGTCGCAGAAGATAAACTAATTGGTGGTAAAATCTGGCAAAATAACAGATGCTATCGTGTGTTTAAAGATGAAAATGGAGCATATGATAGTGAGGGGATTGTTTTCTACACAATGGAAATTGATGATGAGGGCAAGCCATTTAAATCATACTTCACATCATCTGATAGTAGAGTATCAATTACTTTTCCATATGTGCCAGAGCGAATCTATAAAGAAAAACCAAAAGAAGAATGACAGAGCAAGAGATTCTAAATTTCTATAAACAACTTGAAGAGTATTATGGTGATAAATTGGCAAACTTCGAGCACTACCCACGCATATTTGCTCATCAAGTAAAATTATACAAATATTATAAAGGTATGTTATGATTGATCCAGTAATTCAACCAATATTTCCTATTCCTGTTGTGTTATCACAATTAGATAGAGATTGGACTGCTGAGGAAAAACAGTTCTTTGCCAAACAGAACAGCAAACAAATGCGTAATGTGGGCAACACCATGAGCAAGAACACCTATATCTTAAATGAACCAGAACTCGCTGGTTTGAAAGCAGAGATTGATGATGTGCTCAAACAATATGTTGATAACATTATCGCACCACAGAATGATGATGTTGAGATATACATTACTCAGTCGTGGATGAACTGGACAAGGAAGGGTGAGTGGCATCACAAACACACACATAGCAACAGCTACTTGTCTGGTGTTGTATACATAAATGCAGATGAGAAAGTTGATAAGATTGTGTTCATTAATGATGTGTACAGAACTATCAAATTTACTCATAAAGAAGTAAATCATTTTAACACAGAGACATGGGATTTCACATCTCGTCCTGGAATGTTGGTACTATTTCCTTCGTGGTTACAACACATGGTTGAAATGAAAGGCGAAGGACATTCTAACACAAGAATCAGTTTAGCATTTAACACATTTGTTCGTGGCACATTGGGTGCCAGCAATGCACTAACGGAGTTGAAACTATGAGCGACACACCTGTATACATTGACCCACTCACACGTTTGAAACAAGAACGTGAACTACGCAAGGCAAAGAAAAAAGTACGCAAGGAAATTGAGCCAAAGATAGGTAAAAAAGCAGCAAAACATTTTGTTAAGAAAGCAGCAAACAAAGTGATGGCTGACAGAGCAATTGAACAGAAAGTTATGAAACATGCTGCGAGAGGTGGATGATGAAACGCTACTGTTGCGATAACCTATGTCAACAAGGCAGACACTGCCCAAACCGAAAAGAAAGAGAAATGCCCTATGGGATGTTGGCTACATTTGCCATCACTGTATTCCTACTTTGCTTAGTTAGTATCCACTAACTTATTAACCCTACGACCTGTAGGGTTATTTCCGAAAATGCTTGACATTTATTCGGTTTTCAGATAGAATTAAGGTATGAAAATTGAATTGAACGATGTCTTAAAGTGGGTTGCCTGTGCTGTAACCCTTGCAGGTGCTCTCTGCACCAGTCTCCGTATAGATCCCCTGAACATTTATTTGCTCAACGCAGGTGCCCTGTTGTACCTCGTCTGGAGCATCCGTATCCGTGAGTGGAATCTCTCAGCTGTGAACGCTGGTCTATTGACCATATATGTGGTAGGGTTATTCGCTTGACGAAAATTCGGTTTTCAGATAGAATTATACTATGATGAATAGAAAAGGAAATGAAATGTTAAATGTGAATGTTGGTGATGTGATTCGTGCTTATGACTTCAAACCGATGGTTGGTCGTGAAGACTGCTTCGTTGAAGGTGTTGTTGAGCAAGTTAAAAACAATGAGCAAGGATATACTGCTTTCAAGATTACTGCTACCAAAGATGTGTTTGGTGGTGAGACCCAACCGAAAGGCAAACACTCTCGTGTTGGTAAAATCGTGTTCGTACCGCATGAAGTTTCCTTCATGGAATATGCTGGTCGTGTGATTAACCTGTCGAGGATTTAATATGAGAATGAAACGAATTGTTGCTGGTCTTAACAATACACAAAAGATCCGTGTGATCATCGATGGTGTGGGTTTCGTGACTGATGTGTATGGAATGTCAGAAATGCCCATCGTGAGTCAGCGTGCCAGCGTGTGGCAGGTGTTAGAGCAGATGGCTATGCGTGGTGACAAAGGCATGGCTACACGGATAACCTACTACGACAATGCCATGAAGGCAGGAACGCATGACATTCAGGTCGACCTGCTTTGAAAATGAAATGAAGGAAACTGTATAATGTTGAATGATGTAATTTTTAATGGTCTGACTCGCCATCAAATGGTCTGTCAGATTCACCTAGAAACTGATACGTCCAGCTGGTGCTATCGTGCTACGAATGAGCAGTTGATCAAGGGTTACAAAGAAATCTTTGGTCTAACGGATACCCCTACAGACTGTAAGGTTATTCCCGAAAGTGCTTGACGAAAATTCGGTTTTCAGATAGAATTATACTATGATGAATAAAAAAGGAAATGAAATGAAAGGTTCTATCCGTTTGATCGTTGGTATCCTAGTCGTGTTTGGTGCTGTTGGTGGTATCGATGCAGGAAATGATTTGTTGCCTTGTGTTGCTCTCGCAGTGCTTGGTTTGTTTGTAATGAGTAGTGGCGTTCGTGCCATGGAGAAAGTTTGATGTTGAAGTGTGTTTGTCCTGTTTGTAATGGTTCTGGTCGTAGACCTGCTGGCGATTATGCCTATAAAAATGTGATCGCTGGCTACGACAAAGAAACCGATACGCTACCCTGCAGAAACTGTGGTGGTCAGTATATGTATGGTTCACCGACTGGTGAGGTTCGTGCTCGTCCTGACGGAACTCCGTGTGTTCACGAATACACCAGCAGAACTGTTGGTCGTTGTCTGACTCAGTATACCTGCAAACACTGTGGTGACACATATCAAATTGATAGTGGAGATTGATTATGAATGATTATGATTTGGTAAAAACAGTTGTAAATAAATTGCACGAAAAGTATGACACCTATGCTCATGCTGCTGGATATCTTGAGTCGACAGTTGTTGGACTGCTACAAGGCGAATCACCTGATGATGTCCGTCGTCGCTTGAATAACATGTTGAAAGAAATGGAGAATGTATAATGGGTTACTTTAGCAATCTTTCAGTTGATATTGTTGAGTTGTTTGAGAATGGATATTCCATCGAGGACATTGCTTCGAAGGTAAACCAACCCTTTGAGGCAGTAAAAGAAATCGTGGAAGCATATGTAAATGATGAGTACGATTGCGATCCAGGTGAAATGGACGGAGACTTTGATTCTGCCATGGCATCTGCTGGTTATGGTACTGATGAAGACTATGGTTTTTATGGAGAATAAAATGCAAACAAGAGAATTTCGTGGACAAGTTTTTGACGCTACCCATGGTAGTCCCTTTGATCGTGGCTCAGCTGACAGCTGGTATAGTCGTCCGCAAGAACCACACTGGTATCCTGAGGGAACTGGGTTTGGTCAGCGAGTTGAGTCAAAAGACATGAGCATGGCAGAGTTGCGTGCTTACTTCGCTGGTTATGAATACAATGAACAGTTTGGTGGCAAGAAAGATTATACATAATGCCAATTCGAACAAGACAGGTAGTTGTTGTGAACAAATGCCAGTGTCGCAAGTGTGGTGACATCATTGAAAGCAAACATCGCCATGATTTTGTGCAATGTAAATGTGGTGCCATCTTTACTGATGGTGGTAAATCTTATATTCGTAGGGGTGCAAAAGACTTTGATGACATCATCGACATGAGCGAGTCTTACGAAGAGGAGTATGAAAGCCAATGGTAGTAGAAATGAATGTTGAATTTGTTTATGTCCTACAAATGATGTGTGACGGAGAACAAGAAATCATTGACATTTTCCGTCATGAGACAGATGCCGTTGACCGAGCAAGAGACATCGCAGAGTACGCAGATCTACCTGAGGATGAAGACAGTGGTGGCAACAGCTGGTCAAATGATTTTGGCACATGCATTTGGATTGAAAGAAAAGAACTGGTATGATACGCTGGATTGAAAATTGTAGCATGAGTGATATTCATCTTGGTCATCACAGCGACCTTGGGAATAACACCATGCTCATTCGCATTCAAGACCCTGCTACAGAATTTATGCCAACCAAGCATTTATTCAAAGAGGTCTACTGTTTTGAGTTTCTGGATGCAGAGGATGAGGATGGTTTTGATGAAGACTTCAAAATCAATGACAGCCAAGCCAATGAACTTGTCATGCTACTGAGTCATGCAATGGAGAAAAGCATGAACGTGCTGGTTCACTGCCATGCTGGTATCTGCCGTAGTGGTGCTGTTGTTGAGGTAGGAACCATGATGGGTTTCACTGCCACTGAACGCTACCGTCAGCCAAACCTGCGTGTAAAACAAAAGATGATGAAGATTCTTGGAGCTACCTATGATTCGTAAGAAACAATTCCGTGATGCACTGATAATTGACCTGACTGGACCAGATGGCAATGCATTTTCTCTGCTTGCCTTTGCGAGTAAGTTTGCTCAGCGATTGGGTATGGACAGTAAGGCAATTACAGATGAGATGCGCTCAGGTGACTATGAAAACCTAATCGCTACCTTTGATAAATACTTTGGCGATTATGTAATTTTGGAGAGATGAATGTCAATCACAATCCCACAAGAGGTAGCTGATGGTATCACAGTTGCCAATCTAAAAGACTGGCGTGACTATCTGCAGTCAGAACTAAATGCATGGTATGAAAATCCAAAGACAGAGGACAATCCCAATGGCAACTGGATTCATCCTGAGGACATTGCTTCCAATCACAATTATATTCGTGCTTGCAATCTGTTAATTAAAGCATTTGGAGGATCAGAATGATTTATCTAATAGCAATTGTAGTTGCCCTACTCATTTGGTTACTTGTATGGGTAGGAGATAACAATGACAATGAATAGATGTCTCGAGTGTGGTAAGCCAGCAGACTGGATAAGACACACACAATTCTCAGGCGACCATCCCTACTGCGAAGAGCATGCAAAGGCAGAATCAGACTTCGGTCAGGAAGACAGTTACACCTACTGGGAAAACATTGCCCAGACAGCATTCTTCGACTGGTTTCATGCTCCACTGGAATCAGGCAAACTACGCAGTGAAGTCTTTTACAATGAACTAAACCCAGAGAAGGCAACAACATGGTTACAACAAGCATTCGACGCAGGACGCAACCAATCTTGAGGGAGATCCTAAAGGAATTTTTTTACGGAGTCTATTATGGCTATCATAACACTTACAAAGACAGAACTAGAGAAAATACTTACATTAATGAGCAAGCACGGAAATACAACAGTTACAATAAACAGTGACAATTCCAGTGGCATAGGTCCAATCGTTACTGCTGAGTTGGATCTAATCATCAGTGGAACAGAGGGAAAGTTTACCGTTGAGATTACAGGTGTAGATTCATGGTAAACAATAGGGTTTATGTTCTCCCTTGTGGAAATGAAGCAGTCATCGTTGGAATCAGTGATGATGATAAGAAATACATTGTAGAATATGACGATGGTAAGATGGCAGAGGTGAATAAGTGGCAGTGTAAACCAATAGATGTGGATGGGTAGCGTGTGTATGTGCTGTATTTAGTGGTCGATGTGTTCGAAGGGTTGGATTAATTATTTTTGAAAGAAAAGAATGCCAGGAGTTTATCGCTTAAAAGAGTGTCCTACTTGCGGTGTTGAGCATCGCAGACGTGGACCACATTGCTCTCGCAGTTGTGGACAGAAAGCACGTGTCCTCACTGATGATCACAAGCGTAAAATTGCGGACAGTAATCGTGAACACATGGCTAGTGATAGTCCGAGTGCTGAGAAGAGCAAGTGGATTATTACTCAGCAGAAGAAGGGACAGGGTAAGACAGAGCAGCAGCTGGAACAGGAGATGGATGGCTGGAGTATTGTGCCTCCACATGGACTGGACAGACAGTATGAGAAGGATGCAGACGGAGATATCTGGTTTTCATAGGCAAATCAAGGACTTGTATACCCCTACAGGTTGAAGGGTTATTCTGGCAGGGTATTGACAATAATTCGGATTCCAGGCATAATTACTCTATTGATTATGAAAAAGGAACTGAAAATGACCAACGCTGTGAAGACCTCTGTGAAGTTTGATAAAGTTACTGGCAAGTATACTTGCCAGATTGGTGATTCTAAACCCTTCAAAACTTCTAAGACCTCTCACATTGAGTGGAAATTCAAACAAATCACTGGCATGACTCTGTCCTATGATGAGATCGTTGCTGGTGCGAAAGAGATCCAAGCAGCCAAGGATGCTAAGTTTAACATCAATGCTCGCTTCGGCTTCGTTGAGCAGCTGGTGTCCATGGTTGCTGATGGTGTCCAGCCCTCTGCTGTGATCACTGGTCAGGGTGGTCTCGGTAAGACTTACACTGTGACCAAGACTCTCGAGAAGAAGGGTTACAAAGACATCTCTGATCTCGCTGACTTTCAAGTCGGCAGTCTGCTGAATATGCGTAAGTGCTTTAAGATGGTCAAAGGTTTCTCGACTGCTAAGGGTCTCTATCGCACTCTGTTCGAAAACAACAAGGGCATCATCGTGTTTGATGACTGCGATGCTGTTCTCAAAGACCCTGTTGCGCTGAACATTCTCAAGTCTGCTCTGGACAGCTACGGTAAGCGTATCATCTCCTGGAATGCTGACTTCCGTGATGAAGATCTTCCTCGCTCGTTCAACTTCGAGGGTCGTATCATCTTCATCTCCAATATGGAAGAAGGTGCAATTGACCAAGCGATTCGTAGCCGTAGCATGATGATCGACCTGTCTATGAACTCCGAACAGAAGATCGAGCGTATGGCTACCATCGCTGACTCTGAAGAGTTTATGCCTGAGTATGACAAGACTATCGTTCGCGATGCTCTGGCTCTGATTCGCGATCTCAAGGATGAGGCAAAGGAAATCTCCCTTCGCACTCTGATCTCCGTCAGCAAGGTTCGTGCTTCCAATGACAACTGGAAAGACCTCGCTACCTACATTCTGACTGCTTAATGGGGGGGTATCATGATAACCATCAATGGACTGACTAAGGCACAGGTGAGAATGCTCGACAAAATGTGGGCAATCGATGGATATGAGGAATACATGGAGTGGAAGAGCACTCTTTGTTATGCTCAGAAGCAACAGTGCGAATTGCTCGAACAGATGGTACTGTTGGCTGATCTTGATGAAATTGATAATGTCGATGATGCAGTAGAGGTTCTTCGGAAATACATTTGACATATATGCTAATTACTTGTATAATACCAGTGTAGAGGATGATTATGAACTTCGATGAAATTAACTATAAACTGGCAATGATTGCTGAAGCAGAGAGAGAAGCAATTGTTGAAGAAGAATATGAAGAAGAACTAATGGCATTGGAGCAAGAGAAGCAGTACTGGATGATGAGTTTAGAAGACAGCTGAGATAAGGGGGGGGTCTAAAAAACGACTTTAAAATTCGGGTCCCTATTTTTTTCGGTCGGGTCCCTATCGGCTTGACCCCCATCATTTTCTTTTCTTTTAACAAGGACAACATATGAACGACAAACTTACTGAGAAAATACTGCAACAAGTGGAAGATTCACTAGTGGTATCCAGGGATAAGCGTAAATCACTGACAATGCGTGGACTGGTGTATGAGCGAATTCTTTTCGCATTATCCGAAGAGGAACTGCAAGAGGACTATTCTCTCACTCCTGAAACCCTTAGACAGTTGAGCGACTTGGATATGTTTGAGTTATACGAAAGCATTTACGTCGATGCCTAGTTTAGAGAAATACTTTCAAGAGAGGGATAAGAATAAACCTGCACCAAAATGGGTTTATGGCGACAGAGTCTCAGGGAAAATTGGCAAGATTCCAGTCATTGGTATGGTAGTTCGTGAGGACTATAATGACCCATCTCTTGTACTATGTCATTTAGATCTCCCAGTGAAAGAAAAGAATGGGGATTATAAATGGATTTGGAATGTACCAAGCAAGGGAATGAAACGACTAAGGAACTACAATGGAGATGAGACTGATCAAGTATAGGGATGCAGGGATGCACACTTATACTTACTTTTGGGTGAATAACAAGCATACTGTAATTTCGCCGTATTTTGATAGCGAATCTGAAGCATTGGAATGGAAGGAAGATTATGAGCGAGGAAAAAAAACTCCGTAGGGAGATTCGTAATGGATTGGTTGCGGTTCTGTACTCTCCAGGATATGGAGCAGGTTGGAGCACTTGGAACTATGACTATCCTGAACTGATTTATGATCCATCGATTGTGTATATGGTTGAGGAGATGAACAAGCTGGATCATGATGACTTGTCTGGTCGCAATTCATGGGTAGATAACATTGTGGAATACTGTAAAAAAACGTATCCCTCTGCCTACTGTGGTGGTGCGGATGACCTGCGAATTGAGTGGATGCCTGAGGGCACTCTGTTCAAGATCAATGAATATGATGGCTCTGAGTCGATTGAGTATAAAGAGAATGATACTTGGAGGGTTGCATAATGCGTGATGAACTGGACAAACAGCTGTGTGAAAAGTATCCTCGCATCTTTCGTAATCGCCATAAGGACATGACTGAATCCTGTATGTTTTGGGGATTTGAGTGTGGCGATGGCTGGTATCAGATTCTGGATTCTCTGTGTGCTAACATCGATCACTATATTAAGTGGAAACGTAATCAGCGTGTCTATGACCTGAAACTTGCTCGTGTCAAGAAGAAGGGTTATGATGCTGTTCTGAACTATCTGACTCGTGGTCGCCCTGCTACAATGTTTGATGAAGACCGTGCTCAGGAAATTATGGAGCAAGAACTTCGCCTGACACCCTATACGCATTGGGTAACTGCTGATCAAGTCAAAGAGAAGTTTGGTGGTCTCCGTTTCTACTATTCTGGTGGTGACGATCAAGTTTTTGGTATGGTTCGCATGGCAGAATCTTGGGCAGCACATACCTGCGAAACTTGCGGTGAGCGTGGTTCGCTACGACATGGTGGCTGGATTCGTACTCTGTGCGATAAGCATGAAGCGGAATATCAGGAAAAGCAAAGTAAATATCGTGATGAGGATGAATGATGGAAATTAATCTTGACTATGAGGGCAGTGACAAAGAGTGGTATTTGAATTACAAAGTTATCTCTGAGTCGGAATCTATCTGTCCTACCATACGACTACTTGCTATTGACCTACAAAAATCACCCTACCTTTCTGTTGGTGACTGGATTCGTAGTTTGAGTCCGAGATCCTTTGAGGAGATTAATGAGTTGGCTCAGGCTGAGGATGAAGAGTCTTTTGAGATGGAGCAAATGCTATTGCTTACACTCATGCTCTCTCATGCCGAGGGTACGAATCTGCCCAATGATGATATGGAAGGCATGAATCGTCAGCTGGCTGTGCTTCGGCAATTGATTGTAATGTGTAGTCTTGAGAAAAAGGGATTTGTTCGTTGTCATTACGAAAACTTCACTCTTGGTGAAGACATGGGTGATCGAATAGTTGTTGAGAAAATTTAATGCATGTTGTCCTGTTGAATGGTAGTCCAGATAAGGGTTTGATCTTCACAAGATATGTTGGTCCATATAAGATCGCTCATTGGTTGCGTAAGAATGGATATGACTGTCAGGTTCTAGATTTCGTTACTCAGTTTACTGAGGATCAACTCTACAAGATGATAACTAAGTTTGTCAATAATGACACGCTGGTTCTTGCTCTGTCCACAACATTCATGTGTCTTGGTAAATTTGAACATAGCGATAGGGTGGTAAGAAGCATTCCTGAGAATGTGCTCAATGTTCTCAAAAAATTCAAGTCTGAATACCCACATGTAAAAATTGTAACTGGTGGATACAAGAGCGATCGATTGTCTGACTGGGGTGTTGTTGATGCGACTGTGATGTCCTATACTACAGCTTCTGAGGATATCCTGCTTGAGTATCTCAGATTCTTACAAGGCAAGAGCGAAGAACCAATGTATGTTCTTTATACCAGAGGTAAGTTTAGACGCATCTATAATGCTGCTAGAGAACCAAAGTATAATATTGAGCATGACGATTTTCGTTTTGTTCCTCAGGATTATATCTTGCCAGGAGAAGCATTACCTTTGGATGTGTCTCGTGGATGTATTTTCGCTTGTCGTTTCTGTCAATATCCGCACTTGGGTAAGGGGAAGCTGGATTACATTCGTGGTATGAATTATATCGAGGATGAGATGCGTTATAATCATGAGAACTTTGGCACCACTGGCTACATGATTCTTGATGACACATTTAATGACACTGAACATAAGATGAGTCAGTTTCTGAATATGTCTCAGCGACTTAACTTTAAGATTGACTACACCGCATATCTGCGAGCTGAGTTGATTCATCGTTTTCCTGACACTGCACATATGCTCAAAGATTCAGGTTTGTTTGGTGCGTATCATGGTTTAGAAAGTTTACATCCGTATGCCAGCAAACTTGTTGGTAAGGGTTGGTCAGGCAAACACGCCAAAGAATATATCCCCAAGTTGTATCATGAAGTTTGGAATCGTGAGGTTACGATGCATACAAACTTTATTGTTGGTCTACCAAAAGAAACAAAAGAAGATTTGATGGGGACTGTTAAGTGGCATCGCGATAACAAACTTCACACTTTATACTTCAGCGCATTGGGATTGTGGAATCCTGATGACAAGACTCATGCTTACTCAATTCAATCAGAGTTTGATAAAAATTATTCCAAGTATGGATTTAATTTTGATGCTGATGGTTGGGTTAATGAAACATGGAAGCAACAAGAAGCCAATGAGTTTGCTGATCATCTAAACGAAATAACAAAGATAGACAAAAAATGTAGTGTGTGGTCTGCTCCGACTTTGTTGTGGTATGGTTACAGCAAGAAAAAGTTGACTGAATGGGTTGCTGGTGTCAACATGTATAACTGGATCCTTGACCGAACAGAGAAAAAGTACTTCGAATACCATGTCCGTGTAATGGAAGACTTGAAGTAGTACTTTCTTATAAATCAATGACTTAGGATAACCCTACTGCGAGTAGGGTTACTTGCTTGACATTTATTGCGAAATGCTGTATAATTATTAAATATTATGACAAATGGTGGAATTATGACGGAAATTACGAACGATATTTCGACTCGCCTACTGGCTCAAGAAAATCTTCTCATTAATCGAGCACCTGTTCAGACTGCGTCCTTTGACGTAAAGTCTCGAATTCTTACTCTGCCCATGTGGAAAAACATGACGCCAGTAATTGAGGAAATGCTCAAAGCGCATGAAGTTGGTCATGCTCTCTATACCAACGAAAATCTGTTCACTGAGTTTCAATCAAACAATCCTAAGAATGTTCCATTTGGCTATCTCAATGTTCTCGAAGATGTGCGTATCGAGAAGTTGATGAAACGCAAATATCCTGGACTTCGCAAAACATTCACAGCTGGTTACTCTGAGTTAAATGAGCGCAATTTCTTTGCGATTAAAAATCGCAATATCTCCGATCTCTTATTGATCGATCGTATCAATCTTTGGTACAAAGTTGGTTTCAAATCAGGTGTAAAATTCACTGTCTCTGAGAAATATCTTGTTGACAAAATTGATAAACTTGAATCCGTAAACGATGTGATTGCTTTGGCTACATCAATCTATGATTTCGTCAAACGTGAGAATGATCGCAAACGTGCCGAGCGTGAGAACGATGTTGAGTACAAGAAACTTAAAGATGAGCAAGAGCAGGATGACCTCGAGGATCTAGAATCTGAGTTTGAAGAAGATCTTCGCAATAATTTTGACGATGACGACTGGGCATCCGATGCAGAGTTTGACGATCCAGAAGACAACGAAAAGATTAACGATGAGGAACAACTCACGGTAAGGGGTAATGGTGGAATCAGCAAAGCGGAAGAGACTGCAGAGGAAAATCTGGAAAGTCAAACTGCCGATGCCTTTGCTCGTGCTCTTGCTGAATCCGCAGACACTTCAACTGAATATGTCTATGTGACAATGCCATCATTCAAGAACTCAACAACAATTAAAATTGACTACAAAACTGTGTTGCGTGAGACCAGTGAAATGCTTGATCACATTCGTACATCCGTCAATAGTTATGGTGAGCGTGATCAATATATTGATGAAATATATCGTCGTTATGAAACATTCAAAACCGACACCAGTCGTATCGTAAACTATCTCATCAAAGAATTTGAGATGAAGAAAGCAGCCAGTAATTACAAGCGTCAAACTATTTCTAAGACAGGTGTGCTTGATACACGCAAACTTGCTGTGTATAAAATTCGTGAAGATTTGTTTAAGCAGATCGCAATTACGAAAGATGGTTCTAAACACGGAATGGTATTTACTATTGACTGGTCTGGTTCTATGGCAGATTATCTTGAGGAGACTGTCAAACAGTTGATCTCTCTTGTCGCATTCTGCTATCGTGCTAAAATTCCATTCGAGGTGTATGCCTTTAGCGACAATGCTAATGGTAATGACACCTCTCTATATGAGAAACGCAAAATAGAGGAAAGACTTTTGGTAAAACCGAATACTGTGTTTCTTGGTAATCATTTTCATATGATTGAGTTGTTTAACAGTAAAGCAACTCTGAGCGAGTTCCAACGCATGTGTCGCAATCTATATGTTATGAGTTGTAGTCATAACTATCGCAGTGACAGACGTGATGGTGGTATTCATGACAAATATCAACTAAATGGTACACCTCTTAATGAAGCAATGGCATGGTTGTATGACTACATTGGAGAATTTAAATCACGCCATCAAGTCGAAAAACTGACAATGATTAAATTGACCGATGGTGATGGTGGTGGCACCTATCGTTATGTGCAAGAAAATCTCGAAACCAGTTACATCAATGGTACAGATTATCGTGAGGTGAATGGTAAACATGTTCGTATTAAGCGAGTTGGGTTTATTCGTGATGAATATACAAAGAAAACATATTCATATGAACCTTATGAATTTACCAACGCTGTTTGTAAAATGATTCAGGATCGTTATGATGCTGCAGTTGTTGGATATCATGTTGTTGGTCGTGGTCGTCGCGAACTTATGTACACTGTGAATCGTTATGGTGTTGCGAGAAACTCTATTGAAGAGCAAGATATGGCTATTAAGATTCGTAAGGGTTTTAATGATCAAATGTTCTACCCAGTAAGTCTATATGGACATACTGAACTGTTTCTTTTGCCGAACACAATTAAAGTTGATGATACTGAACTCGAAGAAGATATGTCTAAATTGACCAGCAATCAGATTGCTCGTAAATTTGGTAAATACTTGGGTGCTAAGAAAACCAGTCGAGTCCTGTTGAATCGTTTTGTGGCTGCGGTAGCCTGAAATCCTTGACTGTAGGGGTCCAAAATAACCCTACAGGCTGTAGGGTTATCCCAACAAAGTGCTTGACATTTATTCGGTTTGGATGTATAATTATTGTATAAACTTGAAAAGGAACTTAATTATGTCTACGAAAAAACCACGCAATGTATTGACGACTTACACTGACCCAGTGTTGAATGTTTTGGTCACTGTTTACAAACCACAACGCACTCCGAAGTCCAAAATGTCTGGTAAGAATTCACGTGGCTTTGTGGTTGGAACTTCTGGTTTTGCCAATGGTTTTCCACGAAATGTTGCTGTGTTCAGCAGTAAATAATTGCTTGACATTTAATTGGTAATTTGGTATAATTTAATTTTGTTATGGAGAATGTGATGAATCAAGAAGTGTTTGAATCTAAATTGTTCGAGATGTTCCCCGATGTTAAATCGTCAGGTACAGTTTCTCGTCAGCAAATTGTTTCCACCATGGAACAACTTGGCACCAACAAGTATCCCACATGGTTGATGGTAAATAAAGTTGGTCGTGGTCTTTATGCTATTGCTGGTGGCGCAAGTAATGCTGTTGCTAAACCTGCTGAAACTTTCGAGAATGATGTGCGAAAACTCAATTATGTAACTGAAGCAACTGTTGCTGCTCCCCTCGTCGATCCGAACTATGTTGCTTGGGGTAATCACAGCGATGTCGATGCTATTCTAAAATCTAAACTGTTCCATCCGATCTATATCACAGGTCCGACTGGTAATGGTAAGTCCACGATGGTCGAGCAGATTTGTGCTAAACATAAAATCCCTCTCATTCGTGTTAACTTGAACGCAACCGATGACGAAGATAAACTGATTGCGTCTAAGACCCTTGTCGATGGCAATGTAGTTGTCGAAGATGGTCCAGTCGTTATCGCTATGCGTAAGGGTATTCCTATTCTGATTGACGAAATTGATGCTGGTGGCGCAAACCTGCTCATGTGTCTTCAGGGTGTTCTAGAGGGCAAACCCCTATACATCAAAGCAAAGAACGAAATCGTGTATCCTCAACAGGGGTTCAATGTTATTGCAACTGCCAACACCAAAGGTAAAGGCAGTGATGATGGTCGATACATTGGTACCAATGTGTTGAATGAAGCATTCCTAGAGCGTTTTGCTATCGTTTTTGAGCAAGAGTATCCTGGTGCCAAAGTCGAAGCGAAGATTGTTACTAATTTGATGAAGTCACTGAATTGTCTTGATGGCGAATTTACTTCAGTGTTAATCAAATGGGCAGATGCGATTCGTCGCACGTTCGAGGATGGTGGTGTTGACGAAACAATTACGACTCGTCGTTTGGTTCACATCGTGAAGAACTTTGCGATCTATAAGGACAAGCGTAAATCTGTTCAGTTGGCTATCAATCGATTCGACAGCCACACCAAAGATGCATTCTTGGATTTGTTCGATAAAGTCGCAGCTGATCCGAATGTTGATTTGAACCCAGCACCGATCGAACAGCCTGTTGTGAAACAGCCTGATGAAGAAGTACCATTTTAATTTGACAAAAAATCAAATACGAAGTATAATTTAATTTGAAAATTGATAAGGAGTTTTACTATGTTGAAATATGCAGATCTTACTAAGTCTCAAAAGCGTTTTATTGATGCACTCGTTCGCGAGTTTCCTGCTGTTGCGAAAACAGGTCAGGTATCTCGTAAAGAACTCGAGTCTATCTATTGGACGCTGAACGAAAAGCGTACAACTGGTGGTGAGAAAGTTGGTTTTCCCAACTGGTTGACTGCTAAGAATAAAGTTGGTCGTGGTGTTTTCGGACTACCTTTGCCTGAAGCAACTGCTGCGAAGGTTAAGAAATCCGCACTCGAGGAAAAGACTAAGTTCGAGAAAATTATCGAAGAGTCTGGTAGCGATGACTACTACGACCAAGAAGTAGAAGATATTAAGACTAGCATTGCTCAGTCCAATATCTAATTGTTTTGAAGAGAGATGCGCATGTGGTCACCAGTGCGCATTTTCTCATTTGTGTGGTGACAAAATAGGAGATCATGTAAATGACTACTACGAAGAAAGCAATGCTGTTGAAGCATTTGGAAGCTGGCAAGGAATTTACTGCAAAGCAAATTTCTGCATCTTTCGGTTATAAGAACCCTTACCGTGCAGTAGAGTATCTACGTTCTGAAGGTCATTGTGTTTATGCAAACACAAAGACACTAAGCACAGGCGAGCGTGTTGTTAAATACCGTATTGGTAAGCCAAGCAAGCGTATGGTAGCATTGGCGAACCAGATTATGGGTGCTGCTGCTTTTACTCGCTAAGTATTAAGTGAGTTGCGTCTGGATTCTTTTCGAGAATCCAGACTCATTTGCATTTGGTAGTGAGGATAAAATAATGGCGACAAGAAAAAGCAAACAAGTTAAAGATCAAATCACAGACGCAGTAACAGCATCGCAGAATGCAACAACAGGTGGGCGTAAGTTTGATGGAGGAAAACCACAGTATGGTTTGCTTCCACCATTAGCATTAAGAGCTACTGTTGATGTGTTGACTTTTGGTGCAGTAAAGTACGAACCAGACAACTGGAAATATGTTCCTGATTCTAAGCGTAGATATTTTGATGCACTTCAGAGACATCTCTGGGCATATAAAGAGGGAGAACAAATTGATCCAGAGTCAGGTATGCATCATTTGGCGCACGCAATGTGTTGTCTAATGTTTTTATACGAACATGATGTGAAATACTCTTTAGAGGAATCTAAATAGTTATGTATAAACAAGATGGAGGTTTCTATGTCAGACGAAATTCAAAAAGAACAACACTCAAAACGCATCCATCAAAGAAAAGTAAAAGAGCGAAAACAAGTAAAGATTGCTAAGTCGCATGGTATTGAAGTAGATAGTCCTCATCGTTTTTCTAAACATCATGCAATGGATTGTGGTAACCCAGAGTGTATGTTGTGTGGTAATCCTAGAAAAACTTTTGGTGAGAAAACTATTCAAGAAAAGAGATTTAATCAGATAGATGAGTAATTTTAGATTTATAGAACATAATGTAGATGTAAGTAAAATCCTAAAACAATTGCAGGACAATCCTCAAGATTGGAAAGCAGTTTCTGGTTATGAAAGCACTGGTGGAGATAAAGATCCTTACGGATTTTTACCACTCACCATGGCAGTTGTAAGAAATCCTACGGATGATCCAAAAACAACAGAGATGCAAACAAACACACCAATGTTTACAAAATATTTTGAGATGATTCGTTGGTTGCGTTCTAGAGGAATTAAAGTAACTTCTCGTGCTGCTTTTTTTAAAATGGCAGTCGGTGACGAAGTTGGTCGCCATATTGATATTGGTACATACTATTTGACAAGAGATAGATTTCATTTATCCATTTCTGGTAGATACTTGTATGAATGTGATGGCGAAGAACATATTATCGAACCAGGAACTTTCTTTTGGTTTGATAATAAAAAATATCACAGTGCTGTAAATATTGGTAATTGTGATCGACTTACTTTTGTTTTCGATGTACCACATTCACATCACCATCCAAACAACAGTAAAAATTTTATTTGACAAAAACACACAAACACAGTATAATGATTATACATATTAATGTACCCATTTGAATTGAAGGAGAACCAACAAATGAAACTATCTAAAGACACACAAAATTTACTTAAGAACTTTGCATCTATCAACTTGAATTTGCTTTTGCGTGAGGGAAACAAACTCTCAACTATGAGCGAAAACAAAACAATCATTTCTGAAGTTACTGTTGCTGAACAGTTTCCGCAGAATTTTGGAATCTATGATGTAAATGAATTTTTGGCTGTGTTGACATTGTTTAATGATCCCGATTTGGCATTCAGTAATGATGTTGTAACTGTCAAAGAAGGCAAGAATCAAATCGTTTACAAAGCAGCAGAAGAAAGCACTTTGAAAACACCAAGTAAGTCTATTCAATTCCCAGAAGCAGAGATTAATTTCTCACTGTCTGCTGCGGATCTAGAACACATTATCAAATCAGCAGGTATTCTTAAAGTTTCTGACGTATCATTTATCGGCAGAGATGGTAAGTTAGTTGCTCTGGTCATCGATAAGAAAAATCCTCTAACAAATAAATTTGAAATTGATGTTGGCACAACAGATAAAACATTCCAAGCAAACATGAAAATTGAGAATTTTAAGATGTTGCCTGGATCGTATAATGTATCCATCGCAAAAATGAAAATCTGTCGTTTCAAATCAACAACCAATGATTTAACATATTACGTAGCAGTAGAATCTGATTCAACAGCTGAGTAATTGAAGGGATTATATTATGAGTCGTGATGAATTTTTATGGTGCGAGAAGTATCGCCCAAAAACTATCGATGAATGTGTTCTTCCGCAACAACTGAAGGATACTTTTAAAGAATATATAAAGAACGGACAACTTCCAAATTTTATTTTTTCTGGAAGCGCAGGTGTTGGTAAAACAACAGTTGCACGTGCATTGTGTAATGAACTTGGAGCAGATTATCTTTTTATCAACGGATCGGAAGAGAGAGGTATCGATGTATTACGAACAAAAATTAAAAGTTTTGCCTCGTCTGTTAGTCTCACAGAGGCAGGAGCAAAAGTCGTCATCCTTGATGAAGCCGACTATCTCACGCCAGACACACAAGCAGCCCTGCGTGCTTTTATCGAAGAGTTTTCCAACAACTGTAGATTCATCCTTACCTGCAACTTCAAAAACAGAATCATCACTCCACTCCACAGTCGATGCTCAGTAGTTGAGTTTCGTATTGAGTCGGCTGAGAAACCTAAGATTGCTGCGAATTTCTTTCGCAGGATTGTAGATATTCTCAACGCAGAGAGTGTTGAATCTGATAATAAAGTTGTAGCGAAAGTTGTTGAGACATTCTTTCCAGACTTCCGTAGAGTTCTAAACGAACTTCAGCGTTATTCTGTTGGTGGTCGTATCGACACAGGTATCTTAGCAAATCTTTCTGATGAATCCATGAAAGAATTACTCGGTTATCTAAAATCCAAAGATTTTATGAAAGCAAGACTGTGGGTTGCAAAGAACAATGATATTGAGACATCTGTATTGTTCCGTAGACTTTATGACACAGCAGCAGATTTTCTTGAACAATCGTCTATTCCAGTTTTAATTTTAACTCTGGCAGATTATCAGTACAAGGCAGCATTTGTGGCTGATGTCGAGGTTAATAATGTTGCTGCGTTGATGGAGATTATTGCTAATTGTAAATTCAAGTGAGGTTTATATGACACCATTTGATTTTATTAATTCCATCAATCAAACAAAAGATGCTAACATAATTAAGGAACCACAGGCTGAGAAAGACTACAAAGCATTCATTATTAACAGGGGTCTAGCATACTTCCCAGACACTGTTTTACAAGCCAACGAAATGAATCGTCGTCCATGGACTCCAAGGGACTGGCAATTTTCGTTTTTGCTAAATAGTATTACCAAGAAAAAACGATTCAGTAAATGGGCTGAAAAACTGCCCAAGAACGAAGACTTGGACTTGGTTATGCAATACTATGATTATAGTAAACAAAAAGCAATGGCTGTTCTGAACTTATTGACACCAGAGCAGTTGGCTATGATAAAACAAAAATTCGAAAAAGGTGGAAGACTATGACAGTTGAAACAGTCTACTATGATTGGACTCCAGAAAGTATGCTCGAGGTGATACTCCCAGAACCAGATAACTTTCTAAAAATTAAAGAAACATTAACACGTATTGGTATTGCTTCACGCAAAGAGCATAAACTTTACCAATCGTGTCACATTTTGCACAAACAAGGCAGATATTTTATTGTGCATTTTAAAGAATTGTTCGCATTAGATGGAAAAGAATCTAACTTAACGAACAATGACATTGAGAGACGTAACACAGTTGCTGTGTTGTTGCAGGATTGGGGTTTGTTAAAAATTGCTAGTGCTGCTGCAGCAGAACCTCAAGCATCTTTATCTCAAATTAAGGTATTGTCCTTCAAAGAGAAAGATGAGTGGGAGCTTGTTCCGAAATATAATATCGGAAAAAAAGGTAGAATCAAGTAAACTAAGTTGCTCGTTCGAGCGTTAATGATATATGGAAGGTAAAATAATATGAGTGATAAAAATATAAAATTGGAATTGACAGCTGATGAAACGGATGTTATCCTATCTGCGCTAGGAGATCAACCTTACATTAAGGTGCATGAACTAATCAATAAAATTCGTGTACAGGCAGTTCCACAGTGGCAAGCCATCCAGGAAGCGCAAAACCCTAAACAAAACTCCGAGGAGTAATTATGAAATCATTAATTGCATTAGCAGTAACAACATTAATCTCAACTGCAGCATTTGCTCAAGCAGCAAAACAACCAGAAAATATTGGAACAAAGCCAGCTACACCAGCTGAGAAAAAAGCAGAACCTGCTAAGAAAGCAGAACCTGCTAAGAAACCAGCAGCGAAAAAAGAAGAAGGTCCAAAACACGCAAGTGACAAGGTACAAGACAAGGTGTCTGCTAATATCGAGAAAAAGGTAGAAGCAAAGAAAGAGAAAGACGCCACTAAAAGTCAACCTAAAAAGGACGATAAAAAAGCAGAACCTGCTAAGAAGTAATCCTTCTTTAGTATTCACTGATGACGAATACGAAGTCGACAGTGATGATAATTTACATAGAGGATATCGTCGTCCAGAGTTAGTCAAAAATGATAACGATGATGACGATCTTTCCGAATATGTAAAATTAAGACTTTTTTTAGCAAGATACATCGCTTTGGCAAAGTTTCATGCTATAAATAGTTAATGTCCCATCGGGATGGGAACGTAAAGACTCTACTACCTTAGGAGCGTCTAACGCTGACACTACGATAAGGTGTCCCTGTACCACAGTAAGCAGGATTGACTATGCCAAATGGGTAGTCGTTTTTATTAACTCGCTGAAAAGGAGAACAATATGTTATCAGCAATCAACACATCAATCGATACAGTATCAGGTATCAAATCTAACTTCGTTAAGACATTCGTTCAAAACGAAGAAATCAAAAAACAACTCCAAACTTATATCGATGCTCAGCAATCATTTGCTAAGAATGTCGCTAAGTCATCTGTAGATTTTTTTACTGCAGTTGGCATGTCGGCATCTTCATTTGATGCTAAAAAAGCATTCGCTACTAAGTAAGGAGGAAATATGGGTCACGATTTCATCCCCACATTCTGGGGCACTAAAGATTTAGACAAATTCTTTGTTGGTTTTGAAGAGCCATTCGCTCGTCTACAAAAACTACATGATGATGTAACCAAAAACATCCCAAACTATCCACCATACAACATTCGCAAGAATGATGATAACCATTATACCATTGAGATCGCTGTCGCTGGTTTCGGTCAGCAAGATATCGATATCGAAATGGCTGATGGTAAACTTATTGTTCGTGGAGAATTAAAGACTGATGAACAAAATGACTTCTTGTTCAAAGGAATCGCCAATCGTGCTTTCACTCGCTCATTCGTATTGAATGATGAAGTTGAAGTTAAGGATGCGGAGATGATCAATGGTATGCTTAAAATTTTCTTGGAGCGTTTAATTCCAGAACATAAGCAACCAAAGAAAATCGCAGTGAGATCTCGCAGCGAGAAGCAATTACTTACTGAGGATAAATCATGAAAGCATTTTTCCGCAAAGTTTACATTGCTTTGAAGGGACTTGGTTATGCCAAAGCTGCTGCTGATCTTGCCAGAAATGGTAAGCATAAAGAAGCACAAGCATTAATGGCGAAATATGGAGAATGTAAATGAATAACTGGATCCCAATGACAGATGATGATTGGGATTGGGTAAATGGAAAAGTTCCAGCACCAAACCCAACTAAGTGATTAAACAGGGGAGGAAACTCCCCTTCATTTTTTTGGAAAGCATAAATATATGCATGGAAGAAAAAAAAGTTACCATCAAAAATCGTGTTATATCTTACAGAACTGCTGTGAGAGGGAATTGGGTAATCAAAGCATCCAATTACAACGATCAACAAGTCATTGTTATTGGTTATAACAAAGTATCTGCCCATTTTTTCACAAGAGTGTTTACCGACTTTAGAGAAGTTGTGGCTTTTATAGAGTTTGTCACGTTCAACCAGCTACCAACTCTTGATGGCGAAGAATTTCCCGAGTTTCAGGACCCCAAAAACGAACTGTAAGCCCATTTTTTGGCTTTTCCAGCCCCAAACCCCTATACCAACCCCAAAAACCCCTCCAAGGACCCAAAAATCGTCCTGTAGGGGTCTTTTTTTGACCAAAAACCCCTATTTTTAGTAGGTTTTTCTAAAAAACCCTTGACATTTATTCGTTTTGGCTGTATAATTACTCTATAATGATTGAAAAAGGACTTGATATGTTAGTTTGGGAAGATATGACCGAAAAGCAGCAACTGGAATGTACCCTTTGGGATGCCTACAAAGATGCTCATGGTGTTCGTCCTCGTTTTATGAACATGGAAGTTATGTCTGTTGAAGAACTCAAACAAGAACTAGAGCGTTGTGTTGTTGTCATTGAAGAAAATGAAAAACAACGCAATGCTGATGAAGAGTGTGCTTCACATGATTTTGAGATGCGTATGTTGGGTCTCATGCAGTGTGGTGCTAAGAATCGTGAACAAGCATTGCGCTGGGTTCACGAAGCAGAAGGCAGTGATGGCGATGATGAGTATCTTTGCTTTCTGCTTGGTTTGCCGTATGGTTATTTTCGTAAAGTCGCATAAGGAGATTCGACATGGGTTTGGATATGTATCTGTCAGCCAAGAAATACATGAGTAGGTATTTCGATCCTTCTGATTCTGGCAAAATCGCCAGCATTAATGAGTTGTTTGGCGTACAAGGTGATGAGGAAAACGATTATGGAGCACAGGAAGTTATCTTTCGTGTAGCTTACTGGCGCAAAGCAAATGCGATTCACCAGTGGTTTGTTGAGAACGTGCAGGATGGTGTTGATGAATGCCAAGAAGCATATGTCTCTCGCGAGAAACTTGAAGAGCTGATGCAACTCTGCGAAAAGATTATCGCTGAGCCAAAACAAGCAATTGAGTTGTTGCCGACTCGCAGTGGTTTCTTTTTTGGTTCGACTGAATACGATGATTGGTATATGGGCGATGTGCAGTTTACTGCCGATCGCATCAAGAAAATATTGTCAGACCCTGCTTTTCAAAAGGCAGATTTTTACTATCAATCGAGTTGGTAATGGCAAATAATCATTTCCTTCGTAAGATGGCATCTGATGAACTTCGTGACACATTATTCTTCGCATCAGGAGAACTCGTCGCGAAAGAAAAAGGTAAAGACACTGTTACATTAAGTGTTCCGAATGTGACAGTTGTCATAAGACACAACAGAAACATAAAGATTAATGGCGCAAGTCATAATTCTATTTCTGACGCAAAGAGAACACTACAGAGGATACTATGTTAAATTTTATTTTCGGAATCTTTGTTGGTATTACTGTGTCAACAGTAGGATTTTCGGGTCTTGCGAACTATCTCGACAAAGCAGTTGATCAAACGAAAATAGTAATAAAAGAGAATGTAAAATAATTTGACAAAAATAAACCTACATAGTATAATGATTGTATGTTTGTGGAGGATTTATGTCAGGTGCTTATATTGTAACTGCTTATTATAAGGGTGTCCGAGTAAGAACAGAATACTGTGATAACTGGTTAAGAGCAGAAACTGTTGTTTCAGAATTGAAAAACATGAGTTTTCAAATTGATGAAGTTCGAATGAAAAAGGTGGAGGATGATGATGCCGAATTGGTGCGATAACAGTGTGCGTCTTACGCATGAAGACAAAAGTAAAATAGATGCTCTTGAAATAGAACTTAAGAAATGGAATGACAACAACTTTCAAGATGGCGCACAAGTCTTTAACCATCTTCGTCCCCGTCCAGCAGATCAAGAAGAGAATTGGTATGACTGGAACATCAACAATTGGGGGTCTAAGTGGGACGCCAGTATAATTGATTGGGATCGCGAAGATGACAACAACATTCATGTCTATTTTGATTCTGCTTGGTCACCACCTGTCACACTCTACGAATATCTAACAGAACAGGGTTGGCAAGTAAATGCAATTTATCATGAGGGTGGCATGGCATATATCGGTCAATACACAAGTGTAGATGGTGACGATTATTATGAATATGACATTACTGATGAAGATTCTATTGAGAATTTACCAGAAGACCTGATCGAGTTTGCTGATTTGCGAACTGCTCATCAGGAGTGGAAAGAAAGCGAAGAACAAGAATGATGTATATGTTTGATGTGGAGACTCTTGGCGTAGAGTCTACCACTGTCATTTTGTCAGCAGCAGCAATTAAGTTTGACCCAAATGATTTATCAAAAAAATATGATGATTATTTGGCGGAAGCATTTTTTGTGAAGTTTGATGTTCAAGATCAAGTAAAAAATTACAAACGTACTATTGATAAGTCTACTATGGAATGGTGGGCGAATCAACATGATTACGTTCGGAAAATTAGTTTCATTCCAAGCAAAAATGATGATGTTTCTGCGATTGACGGACTAAATTTATTATATGAGTACCTTGGTCCTCAAGATGGTAGTAATACTTTTTGGGCACGTGGTTCTCTCGACCAGATGTCGATCGACAGTCTTTGCAAAGCAGTAGGAAAAGAATTAATCGCACCATACAACTGTTGGCGTGATGTTCGTACCGCATTAGATTGCCTTTGTGAGACAACTAAAAATGGATATTGTCAAATGAAGATTCCTTTTGACAAAAACTCAAATGTTATCAAGCATCACCCTGTTCATGACTGCGCTTACGACATTATGATGCTACTTCACGGAAAATGATGAATGGAATTTTACACAAATGTTTTTCCCATGGGCAACAAGTTATGCGTCCGTGGGTACAGCAATGGTTTGCCGTACAAAGATAAGATAGATTTTCGCCCAACCCTTTACGTCTCGTCACCAAAGAAACATTATAGTGGCGAGATTTTTCGCACATTAGATGGTCAAGTTCTTTACGAAATCCAACCTGGATCTATCAAAGACACACGTGAATTTATTGATCGATATAAGGGTGTTGAAAGTTTCCCTGTTTATGGTAACACAAATTACGCATACCAATATATCTCGGACACATATCGCTCAGAAATTAAATTTGATAAAGATTTAATTAAGTGTTTCTCCATTGATATCGAAACAGCAACAGAAAGTGGTTTCCCTGATATTGAAACTGCTAATGAAGAGGTATTGTTAATTACATTAATGGACAATAAGACAAAAGAGATTCATACTTTTGGTCGTAGTCCTTACACAGGAAACAAGGAAGTTATTTTCCATCATGTTGAAAATGAAAAACAACTTCTCGTTGAGTTTCTAACATTCTGGAAAGATAATTGTCCAGACATCGTTACTGGTTGGAATATTGGTTTCTTTGATATTCCATATCTAGTTAGACGCATCATGGTTTTGCTTGGCGAGTCACATGCAAAACAACTATCACCATGGGGTATTATCAACGAACGTCGTATTCATGTTAAAGGTAATGAAGAGATTACGTACGACATTGCTGGTGTTTCTGCACTTGATTATATTGATTTATACAAAAAGTTTACTTACTCAATGCAAGAATCTTATCGTCTTGATCACATTGCATTTGTTGAACTTGGCGAAAACAAACTAGACTATTCTGAGTATGATTCATTTAAAGATTTTTATACTCATGGTTGGAAGAAGTTTGTTGATTACAACATTCACGATACTGTTCTTGTTGACAAACTTGAAGACAAGATGAAATTGATTGAGTTGGCTATCGTTATGGCATATAACGCAAAGGTAAATTTCGATGATGTGTTTTCACAGGTAAGAATGTGGGATACGATTATCTACAATCACTTGCGTTCCAAAAACATTGTTATCCCAAACAAAACTAACAATGAGAAAGACAATGTTATTGAAGGTGCTTATGTTAAAGACCCACTTACTGGATTTCACAAGTGGGTTGTCTCATTTGACTTGAACAGTCTTTATCCGCATTTAATTATGCAGTATAACATTTCACCAGAGACTTTAATCCAAGATTACAAACATATTGGTGGTGTTGGGTATTTCTTAGAACATGAGGAGCAAGGTGGATTTAAAGATCTAGATTATGCTTGTACAGCGAATGGTTATTGCTATCGCAAAGACATCAAAGGATTTCTGCCTGAACTGATGGAAAAAATGTATGCTGACCGAAGTAAAGCAAAGAAACAAATGCTTGCGATTCAACAGCAGTATGAGAACACCAAGGACGCATCGCTAAAGAATGAGATTTCAAGATTGAACAATTTGCAGATGGCTTTGAAGATTGCTTTGAACTCTGCTTATGGTGCGTTGGCTAATCAATATTTCCGTTATTATGATAAACGCATGTCTGAGGGAATTACGACTTCTGGTCAGTTGTCTATTCGTTGGATCGCAAATAAATTTAACGAATATTTTAACAAAGTAATGGGAACTGAGAAAGAAGATTATGTGATTGCTGTTGACACAGATTCTGTCTATCTTAGATTTGGACCATTGGTTGATTCTTTGTTTAGTCAGGAAGAACAGAAAGACAAAGATAAGATTGTTAAGTTTATTGACAAAATCTGTGAGGATAAAATACAGAAGTACATTGATAAGTGTTATTCTGAATTGGCAAAGCGTCAAAATGCTTATGATCAGAAAATGATTATGAAGCGTGAAGTTATCGCAGACATGGGAATTTGGACTGCTAAAAAACGCTATGTTCTCAATGTGCATAACTCTGAAGGTGTGCAATATGCGCAACCCAAGATGAAGATTATGGGTCTTGAGATGGTTAAGTCTTCAACACCAATTGTTGTTCGCGACAAGTTGAAGGAAGCATTGAAGATTGTGATTGCTGGCGATCAACTAGAACTGCGTAAGTTTATCACTGATTATCGTAAACATTTCTATTCGTTGCCTGTTGAAGAAGTTGCTTTCCCAAGAAGTGTGAACAATCTTAAGGAATATTATGACTCTACTACCATTTATCGTAAATCGACACCGATTCATGTCCGTGGTGCTTTGATGTTTAATCATATTATCAAAGAAAGAAATCTTACGAACAAATATCAGCCAATTAAAGAGGGTGACAGAATTAAATTTATCTATCTTCGTGAGCCGAACACTATTCGTGAAGATGTAATTACATTCGCAAATGAATTACCAAAAGAGTTTGACCTACATAAATACATAGATTATGAGAAGCAGTTTGAGAAAGTTTTCCTTGACCCATTAACCGCAATTATGGATTCTATCGGATGGACAGTTGAAGAAAAGAACACTCTTGAAGATTTCTTCGCATAAAAACTTGCCTTTAAATACGACATATACTAAAATTATATTAGAACACTAGGAGAAAGACATGACACAAGAAAATGAATTTCCGTCAATCGAAGACGTAGAAATTAAAACAACATCATTGAACAACTTGCCCCCAAAAGTAATTTGTGAAAAACATGGAGAACTTAATGACGCATATGTGTTTAGAGTAAACATGCCAGAGTTTGGATATGAAAAAAAAACATATTGTTTAGTATGCGCAATCGAGTATCTTTCTATGATTGCTAATGAGGTTACATTCGAAGAACGTGAGGGAGAAACAAAATGAGTTTTCTAAAAGATATTGTAAAGGAGCTTGATAATGAATATGCGGGACTGGCTGATGATGGTGTTGTTGGTGATACATCTAATTTTATCGACACTGGTTCTTATACCCTTAATGCTTTGCTCTCTGGTAGCATCTTTGGTGGTCTACCTGGGAACAAAGTTACAGCTTTGGCTGGTGAGTCTTCCACAGGAAAGACATTCTATGCTCTTGGGATTGCGAACAATTTTCTTCGAACTGACGACAAGGCTGGAGTCATTTACTTTGAAACAGAAGGAGCGTTGACTAAAGATATGCTCGCTGAGCGTGGCATTGATACTAAACGATTTATGATTGTTCCTGTGTCAACTGTTCAAGAATTTAGAACTCAAGCATCTAAGATTCTAGATGCGTATGAAAAAACATCAAAGAAAGATCGCCCACCATTGATGTTGTTTTTAGATTCTCTTGGTATGCTCTCTACTTCTAAAGAAATGGAAGATACACTTGAGGGTAAAGATACTCGTGATATGACTCGTGCTCAATTGATTCGTGGCGCATTCCGTGTTCTTTCATTGCGTCTTGCTAAACTCGATGTCGCTATGGTTGTTACGAATCACACATATGCAGTTGTTGGTGCTTATATGCCAACCAAAACTATGGGTGGTGGTGACGGATTAAAGTATGCTGCTTCAACGATTGTTTTTCTTTCTAAGTCTCAGGACAAAGATGGAACTGAAGTTGTTGGTAATATCATTAAATGTAAACTTGAGAAATCTCGTTTTACACGTGAGAAGTCTATGGTTGAAACTAAACTTTCCTTTACTAAAGGATTAGATCGTTATCATGGTCTAGCAGATTTGGCTGTTGAAGCAGGAATCTGGAAATCGCAAGGTGGACGAATTGAAGTACATGATGGTAGAAAAGTTTTCGGTAAAAACATTGCAAACAATCCTTCTGACTTCTTCACCGAAGACATCCTAAAGCAACTTGACATTTACTGTAAATCAAAGTATAATTATGGTTCAGATGATGTTGTTCAACAAGAAGAAGTAGAGGAAGAATTTAATGAGAATTGAAAATCAAATTTTTACTAATTTGATAACTCAGGAAGCGTATGCAAGAAAGGTTATTCCTTTTTTACTTCCTGAGTATTTCATGGATCGTAGCGATCGTGTGATTTATGAGGAATATAACAAATTCTTTTCGCAGTACAACACAACTCCAACTGTTGATGTGCTGAAGATTGAGATTAGCAACAGAAAAGATATTTCTGAAGAAGAAGTAAAAAAAGTTAACGAAACACTTGATACTCTTAGCGATGAACAAACTAATATTGATTGGATAACAGACAGCACAGAGAAATTTTGTAAAGACAAGGCAGTTTACAATGCTATCATCAACTCTATCAAAATTATTGAGGGCAGGGATAAAAATCACAACCAAGATGCGATACCTTCTCTACTTTCTAAAGCATTGGCTGTTACTTTTGATTCTCACGTGGGTCATGACTATTTGGAAGACAGTGATGCTCGCTATGATTTTTATCATAGGGTTGAAGAGAAAATTCCTTTCGATATTGACTTGCTCAACAAAATCACGAACGGAGGACTCTCAAAGAAAACTCTAAACATTATTCTTGCAGGAACAGGTGTTGGTAAATCTTTGGCTATGTGTCATTTCGCAGCATCATCTTTGCTTCAGGGTAAAAATGTGTTATACATAACTATGGAGATGGCTGAGGAGAGAATCGCAGAGCGTATTGATGCCAATTTGCTAGAGTTGACTATGGATTCTTTAAAGATGGTTGAGAAACGTGTTTTCGATGCTAGACTTGAAAAGATTCGCAATAAAACACATGGTAAGTTGATTGTTAAAGAATATCCTACTGCTTCTGCCCACGCAGGACACTTCCGTGCTTTAATTGAAGAACTGCGTATGAAGCGTGATTTTACACCTGATATTATTTTTATTGATTATCTTAATATCTGTTCTTCTCAGCGTCTTCGTATGGGAGCAAATGTAAACTCTTATACATATATTAAAGCGATTGCTGAAGAGTTGAGAGGATTGGCAGGTGAATATAAAGTGCCTTTGGTGAGCGCAACGCAAACTACTCGTTCTGGTTATGCTAACACAGATCCAGGACTTGAAGATACTTCAGAGTCATTTGGTCTGCCAGCAACAGCAGATTTGATGATTGCGTTGATTGCCACTGAAGAACTTGATCAAATGAATCAGATTATGGTTAAACAATTGAAAAATCGTTATTCTGATCCAAACTTCTATAAGCGTTTTGTTGTTGGCGTTGATAGAAAACAAATGAGATTATACAATGTTGAAATGAGTGCTCAACTACATATAGAGGGACAGGGAACTGTTTCTGATGATACGCCACTATTTGACGCAACGAAATTTGGCAAACGCATTAAGAGTGAAGCATTCGAATAAGGAGAAAAAAATGGTTCAGGTTATTGTAGCAGACAAACTTTATGATTCAGAACATCTACTTGGTATGTTCGTTGACGAATCGCATTATGATATTCTTATTGAAGAAGATACGGATTGTTATCTCCCAGCTGATTGCGATATCGCAACACAAGCGAATTGTGATAAAGATTGTTCTGCTTGTGATATTGGAGCCGATGAGCGTAGAATAGCATTTAAGTTTAGAAAGAACTTCTTCTCAAAAGAAGAACAAGAACAAGCATATGTTGGTTTGCGTGAAGCAGCAGTTCGTACAGAAAATCGTGGATTGGCTTCAGGAATTAAAGCAGGAACATCAGTAACAGGCGAAGGACGTGAGTGGGTTACTAATTATCAAGAAGAAATGATTAATGGAATTCTATCCTCAAGAACTGCTCAGTTGGTTGATGGGGATATTATTTTAGAAATTCGAGAAAAATATCCAACACCAGAATCACGTTTGAAAGCATTGGGTTCTGGTAAGAACAATGTTTGGGTTATCTCACGTTTCCGTGGTAAATTTAATTTTGATGAATGGGTTGATTCAATCATTCCTTTAGATCGCGAAGCAAGAGCAAAAGCAACTGAAGAAGTTATGACAATGATTAGCGAAACTTCTTATGGCAATCCAGTTGACTCAGGTATCGCAGGTTGGTTTGACAGATATCCACGTATTCCTTATGGTAGAGCAACAACATATACAAGAGATAATCCAGAAAAATTTGCTATGGCGTACCCATTTCTACAACATTTGGCAAAAGGATTTAAGGAGTTACTACCACAAAGATATGCTGCGCAAAAAGCAGCAACAGATAAAATTGATCCAAGATTCGTAATTCCTGAGACACCATTTACTACTGTAACTGTTAACAAAACATTTAGAACTGCAGCGCATCGCGATGCTGGTGACTTTTCTGATGGTCTATCTAATTTGCTTACACTTTCTAATGATGGTAGATATACTGGTGGTTATTTGATTTTTCCAGAGATTCGTATAGCAGTTAATGTACGACCAGGAGATTTGCTTCTTGTGAATAACCATGAGGTAATTCATGGAAACACACCGATTGTTTGTGAAGAAGGTTCTGAGCGTGTTTCGCTGGTTGTTTATCTTCGTGAAAACATGTTAGAACTTGGTTCTTATGAATATGAAAATTCAAGATTCGAATTTGTTGAGTCACGCAGATTGAACAAAGAACATCCACTTTGGAAAAAATTGTGGAATGGTGTTTCTCCAGGAATGTGGGAAGAACAAGAATGGTACGACTTTTTAAAATCACGTCCGAATGGCGAACAAATGCTTGCGAAGTATCACCCGAAAGCACTTGAAGCATCTCTAGATGAATTCTTTGCTTGACATTAATCTATATACATAGTAAAATATAGTTTTGGAGATTTAATATGGCATGGCAATCAAGTTATTGGTCTTGTTCTAAATTTGCTGATTGGCTTCGTGGAACACCGAAGCCAGAAGCAGAAACAAGTAAAGGATGGCGTCTTTGGAGAGAAGCATCTGAGAAAGAACATCCATTTCGTTTTTGGTTGGCGGAAGAAGGACTTGATCACATTCAGGACTTCGTAACTTATCCAAGCAGAAAAGTAAACGATTTAATGTATTATTTGAATAATCGGTTTGTTACTAAAACGCATGCACTAACATCTCACCCTCGTGATATTCCTCGTGGCGAATGGCGAGATGTTGGTAATCGTTTTCTCCCCTGCCTGTTCAATGAACTTGTTGATTTTGTCGAGGTCGAACAAGCATGGCATCACTGTATGTGGGATGACAAAGCACGAAAAGAATTTAAAGTGCCTTGGACACGCAGGGGTTTTTTACGTCTTAGAACTTGGCGTTGTCCAGAAGCAGGGTTGTCTTATCTGAATTGGGCAAAGGATTTGACTAATGCTGAGTTTCTTGATGAAGATAAGAAACATGAAGCAGAGTTGACACATCAAGCACTTGCTGCTCGCGAGATTCTAGAACTCTATCACTGGTGGAAAGAAGTTTATTCAAAACGTCTAGATCCATACGATTCTAGTGGTTGGTCTGCTATTTGCGAGAGAGAACGCAAAGAAGGACGTGACTTACTTGACATGGAAGACAGAAACGAAACAGAGCGTGAAGAGAGAAATAATTCTCTAGATCTTCTACGTAAAATAGAAGAAGAATACGAAAAGGAAGACGAAGAAATGATGATTCGTCTTATCAAAATCCGTCAATCACTGTGGACTTAAACATATGAAAATCTTAATGGTAATGCATACCTTCAATAACTTTGGAGGAATTATCAATCACTGCGAACATTTAATGGCAGGATTAAAAGAAATTGGTCACGAAGTAAATTTCGCATATCTTAAAGGCAACTCTACTGTAAGACCAGTTGAAATTCCTTCTAAACTTGCCGAAGGTTATGAGATTGGTATTGGTTCAGGTTATCCAGTGCACCAAGGTGATGGATGGATTGCGCCATACTATTCTTACAAAGTAAAAGAATCTGTTGACAAATTTGTTAAGACTGCCAATGAGCATGATATTGTGATTTGGCAGTCTATTTTTGGATTTAAAAACAAAGACACTGAGAAATACAAGGGTTGGTTGCCAATGGTTGAACAAGTCAAGGCAAAACAAGTTGTAATTATTCACGATGCTAATCTTAAAAAATTATATCCATGGATTTCTCTTTATGAAAAACATTTCGCTGGTCTTGCTTGCGTTCATCCTGCAGCATACGATTCAGCAGACTTTATGTCCACACCTCGAGCGTTAATTTTGAACCCTCAGGATATTGATGGCGTACCACCTACTCCAGAGTTTGCTGGTCGCGAAAACAAAATCTTGTCAATACAGACATTCAAACGCTGGAAGCGTGTGGACGACCTTATTCGTGCTGTTCCTTACATGAAAAATGTCAAGACATTGGTAGGTGGTTATGGTATTGAGGCAGCATATATGATGTCGAAAGACAAGTGTAAAGACGAATACTTCGCAACAACACAATATGATCCAGACGTAACACCTGACCGAGAAGGAAAGCGTATTTGGGAAAACGCTGAAAACTCAGGAAATTTTGAATATCTCGGTTTTATTTCTGGAGCGAAACGTGATGAGATTCTACAAACATCTAAGTTTTTGGTTGACCCTTCTTGGAGCAATACTTTTGGTGAGCACTTCAATCGTGTTGTCGTGGATGCAATGCGGATTGGGACTGTGCCCATTGCTGTAAATTTTGGTGTTTCCAACAACGAAGAAGGTAATGGAGTTTTGTTGAAGGCTGGTGAACACTATTGTATGCTCCGCAAGGATTTTACTCCAAAACAATATGGAGAAGCAATCGCTAACTTCTGTAATATGAGCGAATCCGACTACAAACGTATTCAGCTAAATAACTACGAACTAATCAAAAAGTTTGATCGAAAGGTAGTTGCTCAGCACTATATCGACTTGGCTATGGGTAAGGAAACAGGTTATCTAAACGAACTCAGAACCAAGACGAACCATGATCCATCTATTGTCCGAAATTCCATTAAAATGTTCGAAGAACACTTCGAACAGGCATCAGACTTGGACGAATTCTTCGCATAAATGTCTTGACATCGAACACCTTTTAGGGTATAATTATGCTTTAAGAGGTGAACGATGAATAAAGGTAAATTTTTAGCAAATTACCATGGGGATTTTGTAGATATTCTCAAGGTAGATTTACCAAGACTTGTTCCCAGTGTGTTGTGGGACAAACTAGACACATATCGAAATGACCCAGTGGGCATGAAGCGTTATTTGGCTAGACACCACAAGACTGTCCTCTATACAGAAAGATCCAAAAACAAAGAGTTTTATGTCTCTGGCGAGTTCGCCATGGACGAAGAGAAGATGCAACTGTTCACAGTTCGACCAAGATACTTTTCTGATAAGGCATGGGATGATTTCAAGTTTGAGGTAATTATTACATTGATGCATGAATATGTGCATTTCATGCAGTGGTTGTGTCATGAAGACAAATATGAGTGGATTTTAATTCACAAAGAACACTCTGATAAAAAACTACAAGAAGAGCGTGATTATTATGCAGCATGGGGAGAGATACAAGCGTATGCTCATTGCATTTTAATCGAAATGAAAACCAGAAACATCAATAAACCAGCAGCCAAGATGTTGATGGCAAAAAGAGTTGGCTATTATTCACCAACACTGAAAACCATCAGAAAACAGTTCGATGGATTTGATATACCAATTCGTTATCTCTACAGAGAAGTTTTGCGTTGGGAGAAGCGTTACGAACGCCATGCCGAGCACCTAAATATATCATAAATTTGGGTTCATAATAATGGCAAAAAAATATTTCCAAGGCGAAAGTGGATTCAAAATACTTGCTGGCACAAATACCAAACTAAAATCACTTTTCGCCAAATTAAAAGATTACAAGTTGCTTCTGTTTTTAGAAACAGAGGACGGGAAGACCTCAGGTATCCCAAGAATGAAACTTGTTTCTGAAGACATTAAAGTTTTCCAAGCCATCTTCAAAATCCTTTCATCAGACAAGGCTCTACAGTCTACACTAGAAAAAGCAAACAATCAAGCATTGTTTGTCTCTGGTAATCAAAAGTTTAGATTGTATAAGTCAGGTGGTCGCTTGACTAATGTTATCGACAACGATGGCAACATGATCGGGAACAAAGTTCCTTCTACAGCACAACAAGAAGATGCGGTAAGATATATTTTAGAAGTTGGCTCAAAAGGAATGCCTTCTAAAGAATCAATCAATAAAGCAGCAGGATTTGAATTTGGTAAAGATTGGCACGATTCGTTTGTGAAAACATACGCAGCTGTTATTACTGTAATAACAAAAGCATCGTTGGCTCAGTATAATTTTTATCGTGACTCAAATCCAAAGAAAATTGCCTTTCTTAATCAAATGACTGACGAGAAGTATTTACCAGATAGTAAAGATAACTGGAATCCAGCAGACGTGTGGGCAGTTAAAAAGTCTGCCGAAGGCAAACTTGGAATGGATGTTGGTAAGATATACAATAAATTAAAAGAAGGTAAGGCAGGAATTGAAGATCTAAATGGCTTTGTTCAAAAGTCATTTGATAACAAAGATTTGATTGGTATTTCTCTTAAGAAAGTTGCTGGTCCAAAAGCAAAGATTATTAAAGTTCAAGTTGATAGCAACATGGAGAAAAGCATTAAGTTCTCTGGTGTGTCATCAAAATTTGTATATAATGTTGAAAATTCTTACTTTGATGCTTTGTTAAAATTTAAAGCATACAAAGATGATGTTTTATATCGTTTCCGTTTCCGTCCTCGTGCTGCATCTGGTCAATTAAAAACTTATGGAGAAGGACAACCACAGGATGCTAAAGTTTGGGATGGTGCTATCTCTTCAGATTTAATCAATAAACTATTTCCAAAAATCCAAGGTTGGACTAAATTCTGTGAATCTGAATTAAAACCAATGGACACAGTATATAATACATTGATCGGACAAACAAAAGATAAAGATTTTGCGAACTATATTAAGAAAGGTTCGTATTCTTTAGTGACAGTTAATGGTATAAAAGATAAACAAGCAGATCCACAAAAAATACGCAGAGCATGTGTTCTGTTATATTACATTTGGCATTTAGAAACAACAAATCAAGTTACTTCGTTTCCTCAAATGTATATGGCTGCTAAAAAGATGAATGCGTTTTCATCTGTGCACTATAAGGTAAGTTAAATGTTTAATTTAAAAGGTTACATTGCGGAAGCAGCTAATGATACAACAAGATTAAAACACTTGTCGCATTTAGAAGATCTCATTTTTGAAGAAGGTAAACAAGGTTTACAATTTGCTATTGATAGTATTCAAATATATGTAAACGCATTATACAACAAATCTTCTGGCGCAACAATCACAACCAAATGGGATGGTTCTCCATCAATCATCGTTCATCAATCGGGAAATGATTATTGGGTCGCATCAAAATCAGCATTTAACGCAACCCCAAAACTAAACAGAACTGATTCTGATATTGAAGCAAATCACGGACACTCTGCTGGTTTGGTTGAGAAATTAAAATATGCACTGAAATATTGTAAAGATCTTGGTATTAATGGAACTTTGCAGGGAGATTTCTTATATACTGATGGTGATTTAAAACCACAAACAATTGATGGAGTAAAACATGTTACTTTCAAACCCAATACTATTACTTATGCTGTCGCTGTGGATAGCGACTTGGGGCGAAGAATCCTCGCTTCTAAGATGGGTATTATTTTTCACACTTATTATACTGGCAATGACTTTACCACTATGAAAGCAAATTTTGGTTACTCAGTTGAGAAACTAAAAAAGTCAAGAAATGTTTTTGTTGATGATGCTATTCTAAAAGATAAAACAAAAGATCTAACTCTAACACAAGCAGAACAAGAAACGATATTGAATGCGCATGCTGAATTGAAGAAATTGAACATGGCTATACCAACATCGTTTTTGTCTTGGTTGTCTACACATAAAATCGTATCTGCATTGATTGCAAAATATAACAATGCTAATGTGCGTGCTGGTAGTTACGTTGGTTCATCAAAGGCGCATGGTGTTTCGCAATTTATTCACGATGAGTTACAAAAAGAAATTGATAAAGTAAAGACAACAACAACTAAAACAAAAAAAGAAAACGAAAGACAACAGATTTTAGATTTCGTTGATTCACATAAAATGGTTCTAGAGAAAGTATATGAAGCATTCTCTCTAGTTGTTGCTTGTAAAATGATTATTGTTTCGAAATTAAATAGACTCGAGACTGGCGTATCTGGATTTGTGGAGAAAGGTAACGCATTGGTGCCAACAGCACCAGAAGGTTTCGTTGCGGTTCAAGGAGATCGTGTTGTTAAGTTGGTTGATCGACTTGAGTTTTCAAGAAATAACTTTTTGAGGCAGAGATGAAAACAATATTAACAGTTGTTATATTTACATTACTTACTGGCTGTTCTTTTATTATGCCAAAACCACATGACTCAGAAATGTTTGGTCGTTTGGTAGATGTTAAAATTGCAGTCGATAAGTTAGAGTGTGGTAATCCACTTATGTTTCAGAACGCAGATGAACATATTGAGCGTCTAAGAATTTATGCTGAATTGAGAAAAGACCCACAAGCAGATTCAATACATAAGTTGCAGGATGCAATTAAAAAAGCAGGAGAATCTAAAAATAAAGTTTTCTGCGAATCAGTTGTAAAAACAAGTAAGACTAGAATTGATGTTGTGGTTGACGCATGGAAAGGAAGATTCTGATGTTAGAACAATTAAGAGAAGTAGCTGGTCAAGGTGGACCAGCAGCATCACTAGCAAATGAGTTGTTAGTTATTCGTGACAATTTTGAAAAAGGAGAACTTTCTCAAGAAGAGTATCAGTTTCTTCTTAACGAAATTGCTGATATTAGAGCACAACAAGAATTAGCAAATGATGAAATCGCATGTCGCTGGATTGCTGAAGTCGCAAAGGGATTAGCAGCCGTAGTATGAGTGATTTAAAAGAACTTTTCAGCGAATTTGCTAAAGCCAAAGCAGAAGCAAAAAAACTTCAAGAAGAAACACCAAAGGGTCAAGCACTTAAAGGTGTGAAGGAGAGACTCAAAGAAAATAATGAAATCGGAGAGTTGCTTGAGGTTTTTGTTGAAAAGAAAGCACAACCAAAACAGGTTGTTAAAAAAATTATTAAAGAAATAATTGTTGAGAAAGAAGTAACAAATAAAGATTCATTTCAGCAACCAGCACCGCAACCAGTAGATGCAAATATAGCTGGTATTATTAAAAAGATGCAGTTTCTTGAGCAAGCGATTGGTAGAATTGCTGCTCATGGTCCAGGTGGTGGTGCAGGAGATGTTGTTAATCTTGATCACCAAACAACACTGGTAACAACACCAACATATACTGTTGGTAGAAAAGACTACTACGTTGGCATCGATTATGCTGGCACAGTAACAATAACACTACCAACCAATGTTAAAAATGGCAGATATGTCATAATTAAAGACGAATCTGGACGTTGTTCAAAATTTCCAATTATTGTTCTAGGAAATGTTGATAATGACCCAAATGGTTTTATTTTAAAAATAGACAATGGTGGTATACAAATGATTTATAGAGATGGGTGGAGAATAGTATGACATATTTGTTTCAAGAAAATCAAAACATTGATGCGTTCGGTCGTGGTCGCACTAGTGAACCATTTACGCTTGGAGATTACAAACATCTATATGGATTAGATCCTAATTTTATAGATTATACTGTTAATGGTGGAACTGTATCATTTCAGGAAAATAAAGCATGCGCAAGATTAACTACTACAAGTAATCCTTTATCTAGAGTTGTTCACCAAACCAAATTTTATCATCATTACATGCCTGGAAAAAGTCAGATTATTTTTTCTAGTTTTAACTTTTATACAGCAGTTGCTAATGTTACAAAAAGAACAGGCTACTACGATGATAATGATGGTATCTATTTGGAACAAACAGGAAATGGCACATTAAATTTTGTCATCAGAAGTTATGTTACTGGTGCGCCAACCGAAAGAAGAATTCCGCAGTCTCAATGGAGCGAAGATAAGTGCGATGGAACTGGAGCCAGTGCTTTTAATTTAGACATTACAAAAACGCAACTATTTTGGATTGATTTCCAATGGCTTGGTGTTGGGAGAGTTCGTTGTGGTTTTGTTCACGATGGACAATATGTAATTGCTCATGTGTTTAATAACAGTAATAATCTAGCAACTGTCTATATGAGTAATCCAAACCTACCAGTTCGTTGCGAACTTCTTAATACAGGAGAAACAGCTGGTGGATTTTTTGATCAAATCTGTTCTACTGTTATGTCCGAAGGTGGATATATTGAGGCAGGAATTGATTGGGGTGTTACAAATACACCAAGATTATTAACTGCTGGAACAACTTCTCCTATTATGGCAATTCGTCTTAAGAACACCTATAAAACATACAAAAACAGAATGATTGTTCGTATGGAAAATCTTAAGATGTTTAGTGATGGCGAAAATATTAAATGGCGTCTTTTAAAATTACCAAATTCTAGTTATTTGACTTTTACAACATGGAACGATGTAGATGATGACAGTGGAGTTCAATACAACACAGATTGTACTGCCTGGACCGATGGCGATGAGTTAGATAATGGTTGGGTTGGAGCAAGCACTCAAGGTAGTCAAAAGGCTGGTGGATCTCCTGCAGCAAATTTACCTTCTGCAGCAAAGAAAAACTATATTGTTCAAAATTTTGATTCCACAGATTCAGAGATTTATCTAGTTGTGGCGACAAATCTTGGATCACAGAATACCAACGTAGGTGTTGGATTCCAATGGAGAGAAGTTTATTGATATAAATAATTGATTATTACCTCATATAGATGGATTAAATGAAAGCATATACCCAATTTCTGAAGGAATTGCCTTCTAAAAAAGTAGTTTTTGCGTTTGGTCGCTTCCAGCCACCAACGACAGGACACGAGTTGCTTGTAAAGGCAGTAGAAAAACTAGCCAAAGAACAAAACGCAGCCCATGTTATATATGCTTCTCACACACAAGATAAATCCAAAAACCCTCTTTCTGTAGACCGCAAGGTTTACTATCTCAAGCGCATGTTCCCAGAAGCCAATTTTAAGGCTGCAGGTGGAACAACTCGAACATTCATCGAGGTTGCTAAAGAACTCAATAAAAAATATAAGAACATAATCATGGTTGCTGGTAGCGATCGTGTTCCAGAGTACAAGAAACTTCTAGAAAAATATAACGGAACAGAATTTAATTTCGACACAATCAGTGTTGTCTCTGCTGGCGAACGTGATCCAGATGCAGACAATGCATCAGGAATGTCTGGAACTAAAATGCGTGAAGCTGCTAAGAAGGGCGACTTCAACACATTTAAGAAAGGTTTACCACATACTTTAACCACTGTTGACGGAAAGCGTTTAATGAATGAAATTCGTGAAGGCATGGGAATGGAAGTGGTGAAAGAGGAAGTTAAGTTTGCTAGAGATTGGCTTAGGGAATCTTATTTTCGTGGCGAAATCTATAAAATTGGACAATTCGTTGAATCAAACGGACAAAGATATGAAATCCTTGATCGTGGTAGTAACTATCTTACCGTTGTTGATGGTAATGGTAGCACATATCGTAAATGGATTACTGATGTAACATTAGTAGAAGATTATAATGTTCCACACCAAGACAGACCACCAGAAGATTTTGAAGCAACACAAATATCTTACAAGGGATATAAAACAAAACATTTCGATCACGACCCAGATGTATTTGTTGCATTCCATAGAACAACTCAATTACCAGATGTTGATCCAGTTGCAGTTTTAAATGCAATTAAAACAACTGATCAATATTTGGAGATCTTAAAACAAGTTATGAATACTGATGAAGTTACAGAAGAACAACATCATGCATTTGATACTTACGTACAGAAAGCACAAGAATACTTGTTAAAGACTGGAGATTTACAACATCATGTTGATTACATAAACTCAGTGGTTCATATGTTTAATCAAGTAGAAGCACAATATCACATGGAAAAAGACGAACAGATGGAAGAGTCTATGAAAACATTCAAAGAACTAATGGAGATGAAGTTTACTTCGTCAGACAAAATTAAAGTAGCCAGAATTATTGCTGATGCCCTTGGCGTTCAGGATGTTGAAAAATCATCTAATGCTGAACAACTATTAAACAATGCATTGCGTAAAGTTAGAAACAAACCACTTCGTGCTGAGAATATTGCTATCATTAAGAATATGTTACAAACAGCAAAAGAAGCTGGTATTGGGTATGATGAGAAATTGGTTCCGCAAAAAGTTGATGAAGGATATGATGAGATTCAAACTTCTGATACGAAATTAGACAAACATGGTAGAAAAGTTCATGCTCGTAAGTTGCGTTTTAGAAATGCAGACAAAGAGGATATGGATGAAGAAGCATCACCAATGATTAAACCACCATCAAATAGATTTGATAGTAAAAAAGAAGCATTTACTCATGCTAAGAAAACTGGTGGTAAAGTTTATCGTCACGAATACATTAATCCAAGAACAGGCATAAAAGATACACATTTTGTTGTAAAAGAAGAAACAAAACTTGATGAATCGCACGTAGAGTTTAGAATTGATCATCGTCAGAAAATTGCTCCTGGTCATGAAAAAACATTTAAGGATCATGACGCTAAAGTTTCAGAAATAAGCGACAAAGCAACATATGTAAAAGTTCCTGCTGATAAAGCAAATGCGTTTAAAGCAGCAATGAAGTCCAAACATAATACGCATTTAGAGCTTGCAGAAGAATCTTCTTCTGTTTACGATAGTCATATTAAAGGAAATTCTGATTATGGATCAATCGTTAAGAAACATGGTGTAGTAAAAACAAAACAAATAATTCGTCATTTGAAAACAGAAAGAGATTCTCTTAGAAAACATACAGCTGACTGGGCAGGTCCTTCTCATTTAAAGAAACATGATTATGCTATTCGTGGGTTAAAGCGTGCATTGGGAGAAGAAAAAACTGAGCATGAAGAGCACGAACAGTCTACATATGATGATAGTAAATTTGTTGTTGGAGATACAGGGAAACTTACTTATGACACTATGAAGAAATTTCTTGGTTTACAAGATATTCATACTTTAGAAACTGGTGAACTAAAAAATCCAAATGAAATTACTCCAGAACCAAAAACAACTGGAATTCCAGCATCACCATATCCTCTACGTGTAAAGCATCAGAGAATGCATGAAGAAAAAGAAGAGGAAGAAAAAGATGAATTTGAAGAACTTGATGATTCAGAATTTGATGACGAGTTGACAAATATGTCTGAACCAGAACACGTTCTTGATGCATATGATGATGAAGAATTAGCAATTGTTGATGACGAAACTGGCGAAGAACTAGAGACAGATGATGACGAAGAAGATGAGAAAGAAGAAGAAGCAAAACTAAAAGAAGGAAAAATTGTAATTCTAGAAATTTCTCGTATGGAGCGTATTCGTCGAAAACAGCGTTTCGCAAGATCAAAATCTAAACGTGAAGTAAGAGCAAAAATTGCTTTAAGAAGATCTTCTAATACAGCGACAATAACAAAGCGTTCACGTCGTTTAGCTACTTCAATGATCAAAAAGCGTCTATTACGCAAAGACCCAAGTAAAGCAACATTGGCTGAAAAAGAAAGAGTTGAAGCATTTCTACAAAAGAGAAAGGCATTAGTAGATCGTCTTGCTCGTAGAGTTGCTCCAAGACTTAGACAAGTTGAAAAAGCAAGATTACAACACAAGAGGTTTACGAAATGATTTCATTTAAAGAATACATTCTAAATGAAGCAACATATCAAGGAAAAACAGTACCACTTAACAAACCAATGAAGGGTGATGTTAAGAAGTCAAAAGTATATGTTGATCCAGATGGAGATGGTAAGGCACAAAAGGTAAACTTTGGTGATAAAAACCTATCAATTAAAAAACACATTCCTGCTCGTAAAAAGTCTTATTGCGCAAGATCATCTGGACAGGGAAATACAACTGATAAAACAAGCGCAAATTATTGGTCTAGAAAGGCATGGGATTGTTAATGGAAGAACTATCGATAACACTAAAAATTGCTTTGGCTAATACATTTTGTATGTATTTTAAATCACACAGCCATCACTGGAATGTGGTTGGCATGAATTTTTCACAACTTCACGATTTCTTCGGAGATTTATACGAAGAATTGCATGGTGCTGTTGATGGATTAGCAGAAGAACTTAGAGCAATTGACCAACCTGCTCCAAGAACATTAAGTGAAATGTATCAATACAAGACAATTAATGAGGGAAATATCGCAATAACTGCTCAAGAAATGCTTGAAGATCTCTTGATTGCGAACAACGGAGTAATAGATTCCCTAAATAAAGCAATGGAGAGCGCAACTGCTAGTAATGAGCAAGGTTTAATGGATTTTCTAGCAAATCGTCTCGATACTCATAAAAAACACGGCTGGATGATTAGGAGTCACCTTAAATGAACCCATTTAGAAAAGTATACTTAGAACAATTGAAAGGCGATCAGCACAAACTTGATGCTGATAAAGATGGTAAAATCGAAGGAGAAGATTTAGCCAAACTTCGTACATCTAAGAAAGTTAAAAAAGAAGCTACAGAAATTCCATTTTCTGGTCCATATACAAAAACACCAGCTGTTGTAACAGATAAATCTGGAGCAAAACACTCGCCAATGTCACGTGTTCGTCATTTGGCTAGAGCAGCTGCTGCAACTGCTGCTAAAAAGACAGAGAAAACAGTAAAAGAAGATATCGATGAGGGGACTGTTCCTGATCACATGAAGGGTAAACAAAAACCTTATGTTTCTTCTGATGGTAAAGGTAATTACGAAGTATTAGGTAATACTGGACAAACAAAGGCTACATTCTCTCGTAAAGAACATGGTATGGATGCTCAGAAAAAGGCACAACAGCATCTAAAGAAAAATTATGATTCTTATATGAAAGAAGAAGTTGAACAAATCGACGAAGTTGAAAAAGCAACTGGTGATCTAAAAGATGCTTGCTGGAAAGGTTATACCGCAGTTGGTATGAAAATGAAGAATGGCAAAAAAGTTCCTAATTGTGTTCCAACAAATGAAGAAGTTGAAGAAATAGATGAGTTGACAAAATCTACTCTTGCTTCTTATGCTAAGAAAGCAACAAAAGACGCAAGAATGCAACAATCAATTGGCAAAGATTTTGAAGCGCAAGCCAACAAATCTAGAAAACCAGGTATGAAAGATGCTGCTCAATCTCTTGCAGACAAGTATAAATCTAAATCAAGAAGTCGTGAAGCTGGTATTGGTAAAGCCATTGATCGTTTAGCAAAAGAAGAGTTAACAGTTGAATCTGATAAAGCATATGCAGATGCAATGGAAAAACAAAGAGAAAAAATGTTGACACAAAAAGATCAAGATGCTCTTTCTAAAGTTCGTGCATTAATGGCTAAAGAAAAAGCAGCCAAGATGAAGAAGGAAGAAGTTGAACTAGAAGAAGGATGGTATGAGAAACCAGCATCTGCTTATCGTCGTAAAGGTGATGAGGTAAAGGATAAAAAACCTGTTGATCAAAAATCTGATAAAAAAATGAAAGAAGAAGTTGAACAAATTGAAGAGCGCAACAAACAAAATGCATTAATGCGCAAGACAATGGACGCATCTCGTGGTGCTCGTTACAAAGCTGCTGGTAATCCAGTTCCAGATCGTGATCCACAACATAAAACATCACAAGCACATAACAAAGCAATTGGTCGTGCTCTACGAAACGAGGAAGAAGAAATGGATTTTACACAAGAAGAACTACAACTAATCGAGCAATTTATTGAGATTGCCGAAAAGATGAATCTTTCTAAAGCCACAATGGGTGATGTGATTAAAGATTTCAAGAAGTCAGATGCGCCACAATTCAAAGGTAAATCTGAAGAAAAAAAACGTCAAATGGCTATCGCTGCTAAATTACAAGCAGATCGAGAGACAAAAAAAGAAGAAGTAGAAACAACACTTTCTTTTAAATCTTATCTTGATGAAGTTAAGATGGCAGACTTGCCTGCTCGAAAAGTAACTGGTCGTGGATACGGCACAGAGTACTACAAGAAAGAAAAAGAGAAAGATGAAAAGGGATATGATGCAGATGATGATAAAGAACCAAGTGAGAAAAAGGGACGTGGTCGTCCAGCTGGTTCAAAATCTGGCGCAAGACAAAAAGGATCAACAACTGGGAAGAAAAAGAGTGGAGTAGAAATGACTGGTTACCCACTGCACCTTCCAAATAGATAAGCAAGGAGAAAAACTATGGCACTATGGGGCAAACAAGACGCAGCTACTCCAACAGGAACATCAATTGATGTAACAAACGGTAGCGCAGCTGTTACTGGCACAGGAACAGCATTTTTAACTGATATCGATAATGGTGACACACTTATTATTGGTACAACAAAATATAAGGTATTGTCTGTTACTAGCAATACTGCTTTAACATTAACAAGCAATTTTGAGGGATCGACTGCAACACTTACGATTTCTTCAGAACCTGTTCGTGTTCAACAATCACCAAAGAACTTATCTTTAACAGATAAGCGTAATACATACGGTGTTGACGCAACTGAAGCACAAGCTGGTGGCGACAATGTTGTTGATGTTAACATTTCTTTTGCTGGTACAAGATATCTCGGAACTGCACCAGCAGTAACATTCTCTGGTGGTGGTGGTTCATCAGCTGCAGCAACAGCAACTATTTCTGGTGGCGCAGTAACAGCAATCGCTGTGACAAACGTAGGTTCTTCTTACACATCAGTACCAACAGTTGCTATTGCTAAACCTGCTCGTATTATTCCAACATCTGGAATAACAACTGCTGCTGATACTGTTACATATGCAACTCATGGTTTAGTTGCTGGAGAAGAAGTTAAATATTTCCATGGTGGTGGTACTGCTGCAACTGGACTAACAAACAATACATCATATTATGTTGCTACTGCTAATTTCGCAACTGGTGTGTTTAGCGTAAAAGCTGCAAATACAACTGGTACTATTGCAGCAACTGTCGCTACTTCAGGAACTGGTGGTCAGTTTACTTGCGGCAATTCTTCATTAGCTGTTGGCGATCGTGTTACTATTACTGGGACATTAGGTGGAACAGGAACCATTACTGGATATACAAGTGGAACAACATATAAAGTATCTGCAGTAACTGGCACATCACCAAACGTAACTGGTTTTACTTTACAAACTAACGCTGGTTCTGCGATTGTTACAACTGCTGGTACATTGACTGGTCTTACATATACAACAGAAACTATTATTGACATTTCTGGTACAGGTAACAATGCTCAGTACTTTGAAATCCAAGCAGCTGCTGATCAAGCTACTGCGGTTGCAGAACTTGGTTCTGGCGAGCCAGCAGCAACTGTTTCTCCAGGATGGGTGCTAAGAACTGAAGGTACAGGTGGTCGTGCTGGTCGTGTTCAATACGAAACATTGGTTGCTGGACGTTCTCTAATCACTGGCGATGCTGCTGATGATACTGAGTTCCCAGACTCTTAATAAATAATTGAACACTTAGAGAGGACTAAAACATGGCATCTAAAAAGATCTCAGAATTAAACTCAGCGTCAACGCTGACAGGTGCTGAGCGATTCCTTATCGTTCAGTCAGGCGACAATCGCCAATTAACATTAGACAGTTTGTTAGCTGGATTAACAACTTCAACTGCTGTTAATCCAACATTAACACTTACTACCAATGCATTTATTGTAAAGGGCACTGGTGGTAATTCAACAAACGGTATTTTCCGTATTCAGGGTAATGCTTCCAACCTACCAACTATTTTATTAGCAAATGGAAGTGGAACCAAATTTACATTTGCTGTTGGTGATTTAGCAACAGTAGGTGGAAACAGCTTAACATTAACAGAAACATGGAATGCTGGTGCGCAAACATTTAATACGATTGATTTGCAAATTACCAACACAGCGAGTGCTGTTGCTTCTCGTGCATTAAGTATTAAAATTGGTGGAACTCAAGTTGCTGCTATTGATTTCGCAGGAAATATGTGGATGCAATCATTGTATCCAAAATTTGCTTCTATTGGTTTCGTTGGTACTCATAATGGTATTACAACAGCAAGTAATGTTATTGCTGTCGCTTCTAACACTAACTTAACGTATGCTCAGTTAAACAATACTTCGTTAATTTACTTGAACCAATCTGGAGCTTTAAGTTATGATATTACTTTACCTGCAGCACCAAGTATGACCGATGCTGACTCTGGTAAAATTTGGACATTCGTAATCAATCAATCTACAGGAAACTCACAATCTCTGTTCCCATCAAGCGCATCAGAGCGTGGAACAAAATACTTTAAATATCGTACTGCTGGTGTCACTGGCGCATACGTTATGCAGTTTGCTTGGTTGAAAATTGATGGAACAGGTCGTTGGTATGCAATATCTGGTGCTCCATACGCTGCTACTGGATCAACGACTGCGCCAGCGCAAGGTATTCAGCTACACGACGCATAATATTTTATGTTTAAAAGTGAGGCTGAGTTTTTACAATATGCGATGCACAATTATGACAATCCTCAATGTTCTACCGTAAAGGAGTTCGAAGAGGATTTAAAAAAGTTTTTGTATCTTAAGAAACTTTTTACACGTTATAAAAAGAACGATGAGTTGAAAGAGAGATTAATTCTTAATCATCTAATCGTTCTTTTTAACTTGTTTGGTGATGCATCTGTAAAAATGTTATTTTATAAAACTGATGTTGATGATTGGAATGTTCTTGCAACATTTCTAACATATATTGGTAGAATGCCAGATAAAGTTCCTGGAACTTCGCATCTAGCAACTGATATTGGACTAGACGAAAAAGTAATAACAGAGTTAAGGAAAATTTAATGGCTCAATTGGTTGATAACTTAATTGCCATTCGTATATTATACATGTTAGTAACACCTTTCGAAGAAACTGAATCTTATAAGAGAGGTATTATTGACAAAGATGGTAATCCATTAAAGAAATTGAAAGACATGACGTGGACTGAAAAAGACCACTACTCAATGTTGCACAGAATGATCTTTAGAATTAAAAAAATTATGAATAAAGTTCCTGTTGTAAATACCAAATTAGGAACACTTGCAACAGCATATTTTCTTGTAAAAGAATGTTACTCTGCGAATAAACTTCCAACAAATTTAGAAGAACAATTTGTTGATTTATTAAACAAGGTTCAAAAAGAAGATGTTATTCTTGTTGAAGAATATCTTCTTGTTGAACAATTTTTGAAAGAAGAATTACCAGCAAATGTAACAGGCGAAAAGGTATCAACTGATACACCTGTTGTAAGAAAAAGAAAAAGAGACATTAAGTTTCTTAATCGTGCTGCGAAAGGGATTTAAATGTGGATGTTAAGTTTCATTCCTGATTCATTTCTGATATGGGCTGTTAATGCAATATTGGTTGCAGGTTTAATTGGCACATTTTCTAGTTATTTCATTCGTTTTATTCCACCACTAATACCGTATTCGAATTTACTAAAAATTGCTGGCATTGCTTTATTAGTTGTTGGTGTTTATTTTAGAGGTGGCTATGGTGTTGAGATGGAATGGCGTGCTAAAGTTGAAGAGATGAAATTAGAAATTGCTAAGAAAGAAAAAGAATCAGCCGAAGTTTCGGAAAAAGTCGTAACAAAATATGTTGAAAGAGTAACAGTTGTAAAGGAGAAAGGTGATGAAATCATCAAAGAAATACCTAAACTCATCTCTCAAAATGATGATGCTAAGTGTGCTGTGCCTAATGGGTTTGTCAGCGTGCACGACGCTGCCGCAAAAAATGAAGTTCCCGACACCACCAGAAGCATTAATGAAGGATCCTCAGGAGTTAAAATCTCTGAAGTCGCAGAAACAGTAACAGAAAACTACACGACATGCCATCAGAATTCGCAACAACTAAAGTCGCTGCAAGAATGGATTCGTGAACAACAAAAGGTATTTAATAAATAACATGGACACTTCAGAGAGACTAGCAAAAGTGGAAGCGCAAGTAGAATCGCTAAAGGAAGATATGACCGAAGTTAAGTCGGACATAAAAGATATCCATTCAAGAATCACGACAGGTAATCGAGAGATTATGCAAAAGATCGATGATAAAATCGATGCACTTGCGAAATCGGACAAAGATCAACACGAATCTCTAAAATCAACAATGGATCAAGTAAAACTAAGAGTCGATGTTCTTGAAAGATGGAGATGGATGATTGTTGGTGGAGCAATTGTTCTTGGTTATTTAATTGGTCATTTGGATTTCTTCGCCAAATTTTTAACATAATACTACATCAAACCAGACACTGATATTTTACAACATTCGATATTTTTTGTCAAAATATATTTCGAAAGGCAATAAAAACTTGCCTTTTTTTCATTTTAGTAGTATAATCTTATTATGTTATATGTTGATCTTAAATTCGTTTCCCAATTAAGTACAAAACTTCGCAACTTCAAGCAGACGAACACGCATACATTTAATTTTTCTTGTCCTTTCTGTGGTGATAGTAAGAAGAATAAATTAAAAGCACGTGGCTATGTCTATGCGAAGAAGAACGATTTGTTTTACAAATGTCATAATTGTGGTGTTGGAACCAATGCTGGAAATTTAATAAAGCAAGTAGACCCTTACTTGTATGAACAGTATGTTCTGGAGCGTTATCAGTCTACTGCAAATAAGAGCGTTTCTCATAAAAAAATAGATTATCCAGAAACAAAACCAGTGTTTGCAGAGCTGAAAGATGAGACTTTAGAGGGATTGCGTAGAATCGATACCTTACCCCCTACACATCCTGCTAAACTATACGTGCAATCTCGTTTAATACCAGAAGAAAAATTTAATCTACTTTTTTATTGTCCAAAGTGGAAAAAATATGTAAACAGTGTTAAATATACATACACCTCGGAAGAAGAAAACGAACACCCTCGCCTTGTGATCCCATTTTATAATGACCATGGTAAAGTTTTCGCATTTCAAGGTAGAGCATTTGGTAATGAAGACCCACGTTATATGACGATTAAACTCGACGATAACATGGAAAGAATCTATGGTTTAGAGAGAGTTGACTTTAGTAAAAAAGTTTATGCTGTTGAAGGACCAATAGATTCTTTATTCATTCCAAATTCAATCGCTGTAGCAGGTGCTAGTTTTGATTCACAATATCTTCGCAGTCTGTCGAGTAACTTGATTGTTGTTTTTGACAATGAACCAAGAAACAAAGAATTATGCAAACAGATTGAGAAATGTATTGATAATAGTTATACTGTTTCTCTTATGCCAGAAACAGGTTATAAAGACATTAACGATTTAGTCAAAGCAGGTTGGAGTGTTGACAAGATTATAAATTTAATTGACGAACATACAACTTGTGGATTAGAAGCGAAAGTAAGGTTCAACCAATGGAAAAAGATTTAGATAACACTGGTACAGATAAAGATGAGTATTATGACATATTATCAACTGAAGAATGTTTAAAAGATAGTATGCACTTAGAAAAACCCACTGAAGAAATTATAGAAAAAATGGGAGAAGATGATGAAAGTTGAATTGATTAGTTATTCACAACCAGCAGAATATTTTGCTGAGAATATGACAGAACTTGTTGCTTTCTGCGCACGTGTTAGTAATCCAGGAAATCAAACAAACAAAGAGACAAGTGAAAAGTTAATCAAGTATTTGATTAAGAATCAACATTGGTCGCCACTTGAAATGGTAAATGTTTGTTTAGAAATTGAAACTACACGTGATATTGCTAGACAGATGTTGCGTCATCGTTCGTTTTCTTTTCAAGAGTTTTCGCAGCGTTACGCTGACCCAACACAAGATTTAGATTTTGTCATTCGTGAGGCAAGACTTCAAGATACAAAAAATCGTCAAAACAGTATTGAGATATCTATTGAAGATGATGACAATAGACGTCTGGCATATCAGTGGGAACAGATGCAAAAGAATGTTATTGAAAAAGCAAAAGAAGCATATACATGGGCAGTTGAGCATGGTATCGCAAAAGAACAAGCCAGAGCAGTTTTGCCAGAAGGCAACACAGTAAGTCGTTTGTATATGAATGGAACATTAAGATCTTGGATTCACTATATACAATTACGATCAGGCAATGGCACACAAAAAGAACACATTGAGATTGCAAAGGCATGCGCCAAGGTAATCGCTACAGTTTTTCCTCTATCAAAAGAATTTATCGCACAGGAGCAATAATGAAAACAATATCCTTCCTAGTTTTATCCTTACTCACATCAGTAGCATTGGCGAAAGAAATTAAGCCTGTTGGCTACGATTGGAAAGTTTTGCGTGTTCTTGATGGTGATACAGTAGAAGTTGAAGCAAAATTTTTACCAGCACCATTAAAACCAGTATTAAAAATTCGTGTTCTTGGTGTTGATACACCAGAAAAAGCACCACGTGCTAAGTGTGAAGCAGAAAATGCTAAAGCACAAATGGCAACTAAATTGACAAAAGAAGCAGTTGCTAACGCAAAAACAATTAAAGTTTATATCGTTGATTGGGATAAATACGGTGGTCGTGTTCTTGGTGATGTGTTAATTGATGGCAAACAGTTAAGCACAAGACTCATTGAAGCAGGTTTGGCTCGTGAGTATTACGGAGAAGCAAAACAATCTTGGTGCAACTAAACTGTTTGGAGAAATATAAATGGATGTGGTACATGGTATTAGGGTCGACTTCACCCGAGACAATCTATTTGATGCATTGGGCACCAAAAGATTACAAGAAAGTTACATGAGAGATGATGAACATTCTCCGCAAGAAAGATTCGCATTCGTATCGTCGCAGTTCGGTACAAATCCTGAGCATGCGCAAAGACTATATGAGTATTCCTCACGTCATTGGCTCTCTTATAGCACTCCCATTTTATCTTTTGGGCGCAGTAAGCGTGGGATGCCTATTAGTTGTTTCCTTAACTATATTGAAGATACTGCAGAGGGTCTAGTTGATAATCTTTCTGAAACTAATTGGTTATCTATGCTTGGTGGTGGGGTTGGTATTGGCTTTGGTATCCGTTCAGCAGATGACAAATCTACTGGTGTCATGCCTCACCTCAAGATCTATGACGCCAGTTCTTTGGCATACCGTCAGGGTCGTACTCGTCGTGGCTCTTATGCTGCTTACCTTGACATTAGCCACCCTGACATTATAAATTTTTTGGAGATGCGTAAGCCAACAGGCGACCAAAATATGCGTTGTCTGAATCTTCATCACGCTATCAATATTCCTGATGCGTTTATGCAGATTATCGAGAAGTGTATGCTTGATCCAGAAGCAGATGATTCGTGGGAACTTAAAGATCCGCATAGTGGTGAAATAAGAGAAGTTGTTTCTGCTCGTGCATTGTGGCAACAAATTTTAGAATTGCGTATGATGACTGGCGAACCATATCTTCATTTTATCGACACATCAAACAAACACCTACCGCAATGGCTAAAAGATAAAGGACTAAAAATCCATCAATCAAATCTTTGTTCTGAAATTATTTTACCAACCAATGAAGAACGCACTGCTGTTTGCTGTCTCTCTTCATTAAACTTGGAGTACTACGATGAATGGAAATCAGATCCTTTATTTCTTCGTGATGTTGCAGAAATGCTTGACAATGTTCTTGAGTATTTTATTTCTAATGCACCTTCCGCCATACAACGTGCAGTTTACTCAGCCACTCGTGAACGCAGTATTGGCATTGGTGCGTTAGGATGGCATGCTTATTTACAGCAGCAAAACTTACCATGGGAATCAGCATTAGCAGTAGGGAGAAACATACAAATATTTAAACACATTAGAGAGGGATTGGATCGTGCGAATAAAGAACTGGGATTGGAGCGTGGTGAAGCTCCTGATGCTAACGGCACTGGTAATCGTTTTAGTCATCTTATGGCTATTGCTCCCAATGCTTCTTCTTCCATTCTCATGGGCAATACTAGTCCTTCTATTGAACCTTTCCGTGCTAATGCTTATCGTCAAGATACTCTTAGTGGTTCTTCGTTAAATAAAAACAAATATCTTGACAAAATTATTCAGGAGAAATGCGATAATGATATCACTGCAACCTTGGACTATAACGAAATCTGGTCAAGCATTATTGCAAATGATGGTTCCGTACAACACTTGGACATTTTGGATGAATGGACAAAAGACGTATTCAAAACAAGTATGGAAATCGATCAGCGTTGGCTCGTTCAACATGCAGCCGATCGACAAGAATATATTGACCAAGCCCAATCTCTCAATTTATTCTTCAGACCTGATGCGAATGTTAAATACATCCACGCAGTACACTTTCAAGCATGGAAAGAAGGATTAAAAACTTTATATTATTGCCGTAGCGAGAAGATTGGTAAAGCAGATAAAGTTGCTAAGAAGATCGAACGACAAGTCATTGAAGAAATCGATCTTAAAGCATTGGCTGAAGGAAACGAATGTCTAGCATGCGAAGGATAAGAAATGATTAAAAAAACAAAATTAAAACTAACTGATGAGCGTAGTTCATTTAAACCATTCCAATACCCATGGGCATATGATGCTTGGTTAAAACATGAACAAACGCATTGGTTGCATACAGAAGTGCCAATGTTGGAGGACGTGAAAGATTGGAAAAAGAAATTAACAAAAGAAGAAAAACATTTTCTTACAAACATCCTGCGCTTCTTTGTTCAAGGAGATGTGGATGTTGCGGGAGGTTACGTAACAAATTATCTTCCTTATTTCAAACAACCAGAAGTGAGAATGATGTTGCTGGGATTCGCAGCAAGAGAAGCACTGCACGTTGCTGGTTACTCACATCTAATCGAAACTCTGGGAATGCCAGAGGGAATCTATAACGAATTCCTTGAATATTCAGAGATGAGAGACAAGCATGATTATTTCATCGATCTTTCAAATAAAAATGGCACAGTAGAATCTGTTGCAGCAAATATTGCTGCGTTCTCTGCTTTTACTGAGGGTATGCAGTTATTTTCATCATTTATCATGTTATTGAATTTTCCAAGACATGGTAAAATGAAAGGTATGGGGCAAATTATTACTTGGTCGATTGTTGATGAAACAATGCATGCTGAATCAATGATTAGACTGTTCCGTACATATGTTGAAGAAAACAAAGAAATTTGGAATGATGAACTAAAATCATCAATCTACACTATTGCAGAAAAAATGGTTCAATTAGAAGATAAGTTTATTGACTTAGCATTTTCGAAAGGAACTATGGAGAATCTAACATCAGAAGATGTTAAGAAATACATTCGTTATATTGCTGATAGACGTTTAATTTCTCTTGGTCTAAAAGGAATATATAAAGTAAAGAAAAATCCTTTACTTTGGGTAGAGGAAATGATCAATGCACCAACTCACACGAACTTCTTTGAAAATCGTGCTACTGATTACGCAAAGGGTGCTTTGACTGGTGATTGGCAAGATGTTTGGGGCAAAGCAGCATAATTGAGAGGAAAAACTATGAATTTAAATGTTTCAGCAGTAGAAAGTTTAAACACAGCAGTAGCAGGTGTTCTTGGTAGAATGTCTGTTGGCATATTTGCTACAATGATTTTTGCTTCTATTGTAGTTGGACTTGGAATAGTTCCACTGTTATTTTCTGGTATACTTGGATATGTTATTATATTTGCACCATTAGTTATGAGTTTGTTTTTGGCATGGAAAGGTTCTGAGATGTCAGAATCCACTATTAAACTTTGGTTCTTTGCTTTCGCAGCAGCAATGGGTCTTAGTTTAAGTTTATTATTCTATGCATATACTAGTGCAAGTATCGTTACTGCTTTACTTGGAACAACTGTTTCTTTCGGTGCATTGGCTGGATGGGGTTATTTCACTAAACGTGACATTTCGGGGTGGGGTCCATTTTTGTTTGCTGGTGTAATCGGTTTAATCGTTGTTGGTATCATAAACATTTTTGTAGCATCAACAGCATTACAGATGACATTAAATGTATTAGCAATTCTCATTTTCTTAGGTCTTACTGCATATGACATGAATCGTATTCGTGATATGTTTTGGGGTGCTTCACAAGATGAAGTCGCACGCATGCAGTGGTTTGGTGCGTTAAGTCTCTACATTAATTTTATTAACATTTTTATTAGCATACTGCAGCTGTTTGGAAATAAGGAATAATGGCGCATATAGTAGCAAATTTACCACCAGTAAAATGTTATGTGCGAAGGGAATTCCTTTATGATTTTGAAAAGGGATATGGAGAACTAGAACCATGCTGGTGGATAAGTATAAAGTCACTGAGAGGACAAGCATTTCGTATTGAATCATATCTTAATCATTATGGCGCACTATATGATAAGTTGCCACTGCATGCTTATTGTTGGAAACCAATTGATGGAGAACCACTCCCATTAGATTATTTGCAGTTATGGGACTGTCTTTCTTATGATATAACAGTTATCAAGAAAGCGCAGTTGCAGTCAATGAAGTGTAAATTTAAACTTAAAGATGGGAAATGGATGTATGGAACTTATCTATTCACTGTTGATTCTGCTTCTCCTGACTTTAATATTCTTGATACTGGATTTGCTGAAGATACCGAAGATCACAAATCTTACAATTTTATTATGTGTGATAATGGGCAGTTCGCTGCTCAGCCAAACAATCGTCTTATTATCCTCGAGCCTTCGTCTAATCCTCGCGAATTAAAACTACCAGATTTCAAAGCAGCAACTAAACGCTGGTCTGTCGAAACAGATCCTAAATGGGCATTGGGAGATACCAATACCGTTATGTACGAGAAGAAAGATGATTGAGTTAATATATTTACTTGTAGCAACACATATAACTATTGTTTGTGTAACATTGTATTTACACAGAGGTCAAACTCATAGAGGTATTGAATTTCATCCAGCAGTAGCGCACTTTATGCGTTTCTGGCTTTGGTTAACCACAGGTATGGTAACAAAGCAGTGGGTAGCAATACATCGTAAACATCATCAATCTTCAGATAAAGAAGGCGATCCACATTCTCCACATGTGTTTGGGATTTGGAAAGTGTTGTTTGGTGGAGCATTGTTGTATCATGCAGCAAGTAAAGATAAAGATATGATTAATTCATATGGAGTTGGAACTCCTGACGACTGGATAGAGAAAAATGTTTATAGTAAACATTCTCGTGTTGGAATTACTTTGTTATTAGTGGTAAATTTACTTTGTTTTTCATGGTGGGGTCTTTTGCTTTGGGGCATTCAAATGATTTGGATTCCATTCTGGGCAGCAGGTGTTATAAATGGTATAGGGCACTACTGGGGTTATAGAAATGGCGAAACAAAAGATAGATCTAGAAACATCTTTCCTATTGGGATTATCGTTGGTGGTGAGTGCCTTCACAACAATCATCATCTTGATCCTGCTAATCCCAAGTTAAGTAAGAAATGGTTCGAGTTTGATATTGGATGGATGTGGTTTAAGGTGTTAGAAAAACTAAAATTAGCAAGGATAAAACAATAATATGGCAACAAAGCATTTTGATTGCGAAAATTGTGGTGCGCATGGAAAGATAACATTTAAAGAAGGCGACTATCAAATAAGCGATGTCGTCTATTGTCCATTTTGCGGAGCAGATATTTACGAAGAAGAAGATATAGAGGAAGATGAGTAATGTTAAAACATTTAAATCTTGTTGTTGACTATCACACAAATGCGATATTAACATTTCCAGTTTCTACCGCAACAGCTGTTCATGTTAGTTCTGGCATTCTAGACACATATACTACTAATATACCAACTGATTTGAAAGCTGTAAAGAATATCGTCAATCAATTTGATTTAGTAAATGATTTGCTACAATTATCCTATGACAAAGTTGATGGACAAATTCAATACCTTCGCCCATTACCTGAACATTTACAAACAGATGAGTTGAAACAGAAAAGGGCACTCGCTAAGTTGCGTGCCAAATATATCTACTACCAAGAATCTTACTATCGCATCTACATAAATAGATCAGTTTTTGCTCCCAATTATACAATCATACCATATCTACTACAAGAATTGAATGATTGCGATTCAATAAACGATTCATACTCTGATGGTATTAAAGAATATTCTGAAATACTTGGTATTACAGAGAAAGAAGCGTATGATGAGTTAATGATATTGACAGAAAGCGCATCAATAATTAAGATGCGTTATTTTGCTTGGTATATGAAAAATATTTCTGAAATAAACAAGTTATTTACCGAAGAAGATATGCAGAATTATTCTAAAACTGTTTGGGAAAACATTATTAACGAACAGGTGTTGTGATGCAGATTTATGCTGGAAACGTAAGCGATCTAACAACCCATAAAGCTGAGGGTGTAAGCGAATGGGGAAGCATATATAAACTCTTAGCAAATAATGTTGTTCTTGTTGATCGTTCTCAACAAATAACAATGCCGTTTGATATTAAAGTGTACGATAAATTTAAAATGCCAGAAATGGATATTACCTTTGACTCAACATATGAGCAATGTTGCGATCGCAGAGCAAATGAATTATATGAGTTATCAAAACAATTAGACAAACCAATATATCTTTTCTATTCTGGTGGTATCGATTCAACACTAGCATTTATTTCTTTTCTAAAAGCCATTCCTGAGAATGATAGAGATAGACTTGTTCTGTTGATGAACGCAGATAGTATTAAAGAGTATCCTCAAATGTATTATACGCATATCCGAGGAAAAATTAAAACTGTTTCTAGTAATAATTTCTCAAAGTATTTTGATAAATCTTGTATTCTTGTTGGTGGTGAATTTAATGATCAACTATTTGGTTCAGATATAGTTAAACTTGTGTATCAAAAGTTCGATTTCGCTACAGTGAAGATGCGTTATAGCAGAGAAATTATTACAAAATTATTTTTAGATGTTGGTATGGATGTCGACTCTGCCAATATCTGGTATGACTTAATAGATGGTAGTTGTAAAGATTCTCCAATTGCGCTCACAACTGTATTTGATTTTCTTTGGTGGTTAAATTTTAACTTCAAATGGCAAGCTGTTTTCTTTAGACTTGTTATTCGCTGCGACAAACAATATCAAAGTAGTATCGATGAAGAATTCTTAAACACATATTACCACCATTTCTATGGCGAAGAATATTTCCAGCAATGGAGTATGACTAACCATGATTCTAAAATTCAAGATGAGTGGAATACTTACAAGTTTTTACCAAAACAAATAATTTACGAATATACCAATGATGCGCAATATCGTGACAATAAAACAAAGTTACCAAGTCTTTATAAATTATTTGTGCAAAAGAAAACACCGCATGCACTCACAACTGAATTTGAGTTTTTAGATAAATTCACATTATCGGATACTGAGTCATTGTATTTACCACAAAATGATTTTATACCATTACCTTTAAATAAACAATGAAAAATTTGAATGCTGTTAAAGATATATCAACCCAAGCAATATTAACATTTACCAAATCATATAGTTCTGCTGTAGCTGTATCGCAGGGATTAATTAACACTGAACCACTAATTATTCCTACTGCTTTACCAAAAGTAACAACTATGGCAAAACAGTTTGATTTGATAAACGATCATTTGGCATCTACGCCAGATGCTTGGTTGACTTCTCTACCAAAAAAACTAATCACACCAGAATATCTAACACGAAGAAAGTTAGCAAACCTTCGTGCTACTTATATCTTTTCACTAGAAACTCATTTAGAATCTGTTACTCAAAGAGGTAATATAAACTTTGATGATTCTGTAATGATGCATCTTATTCGAGCACATTCTATTTGCAGACCAGAAGAAAACTTTTACTCATATGGTGTTGTTGAATACGCCAACATTCAAAATATTGACCCAAAAACAGCATATCAAGAAATTGGTTTAATGATTGAATCGTGTGGTTTAATTAAAATACGTTCTTTTGCGTGGATGCAAACTTGCATTAATAAAATAAATGCTGTTACTAATGTAAACGATTTTGGTCCAGTATGGAAAGAATGCTGGGAAGTAGTAAAGCGTTCCGCTTACACTTGAGGTTATTATGACAGAACTATATCTCGCAAATGCTCAGAAATTAAAAAACGAATCAAACGCTGGCGCAGCAGAATGGCTAGACATACACAACTTTATTAATGTGAATGTTTGTCTTGTTGATCGTTCTCAAAACTTGAAATTACCATACAAATTTAAATTGTATGACAAGTTTAAAATGCCAACAGATTTATCTTCGCCACTAACCTATGAACAATGTTGTGAGCGTAGAGCATTAGAATTATATGAAAAATCTAAATTATTCAATCTACCATTATATGTTTTTTATTCTGGTGGCATTGATTCGACACTTGTTTTAATTTCTCTGCTGAAAGTTATACCTGAACACGATTGGATGAGAATCGTTGTTGTTATGTCTTTGGATAGTATTCGAGAATTTCCAGAGTTTTATTACAAACATATTCGTGGTAAACTAGAAATAGTTTCTAGCGAAAATATGTCTGCGTTTTTCAATAAACAATGTTTAATTGTTGGTGGTGAGCATAATGATCAGTTATTTGGCACAGATGTAATCTCAAATCTGCAAAGCAAAATACCATTCGAAACTGTGTTCAAGAAATATGACAAAGATACTATCATGAAGTATTTTATTGAACACAAAATGACAGAAAAGAGTTCAGAAATTTGGTATGACATTGTTCATGATAATGCATCAAAAGCACCATGCGAAATACAAACAGTTCATGATTTCTTTTGGTGGTTGAATTTTAATTTTAAATGGCAAGCTGTTTTCTTTAGGATGTTATTGCGTGTTGACAAACAGTATCGCCATTTAATCAATCAAGAGTTTGTTGATACATATTTTCATCATTTCTACAGCGAAGATTATTTTCAAGTTTGGGCAATGACAAATAAACACTTAAAGATAAGAGATAGTTGGGATTCGTACAAGTTTCACGCAAAAGATATTATATATGAGTACACTAGTCATAAAGAATATCGTGATCATAAACAAAAGGCAAACAGTTTACACAAATTGTTTATCGCCAAAGACACCCCTGTTGCATTAACATCTAATTATGAATACCTATATAAAGTGGACACGAACGAGTTATATGTTCCTGACAATGACTTTATAAAGGATTAGAATGGCAGAAATATGGGTCCACAACAATAAAGAATTTACGGATCCTGAAGATTGGTACGGTTTTATCTATGAAATTACGAATAATATAACAGGAAAGAAATATATTGGTCGTAAATACTTTACTCAGTCAAAAACAAGACAAGTAAAGGGAAAGAAAAAACGATCAAGAGTCGAAAGCGACTGGCGTGACTACTGGGGTTCCAATAAATCTCTACTTGCCGATATTGATAAATATGGTAAGGAAAACTTCACACGCAAAATTTTATTGTTGTGTGAGTCTAGAGGAAACACGAATTATTGGGAAGCCAAATTCCAATTTGACAATAATGTTCTTTTAGACGATAATTATTATAATGATTGGATTATGATTAAAACTCACAGGAAACACATAAAAAAATGACATACCTACTATTTTCTTGCGGACTTGTATTGTCTGCAGTAGCAGCGTATTATTCTGTGATGGGTCTTATCGCTATTTTCTCTACTGCAGTAATCCCCATCGCCATTATGGGTTCTGTTCTCGAAGCCAGTAAACTTGTAGCAGCATCTTGGTTATATCGAAACTGGAAAACAGCCCCAAGTCTGCTAAAGTATTATTTCACAACAGCAGTAATCGTACTTATGTTTTTAACAAGCATGGGTATTTTTGGTTACTTGTCAAAAGCACACCTAGACCAAGCAGTTCCAACAGGAGATGTTGCTGCCAAGGTCTCCATCATTGATGAAAAAATAAAAACACAAAAGGAGAACATCGATGCAGCTCGTAAAGCAATTACTCAACTGGATGCGCAAGTTGATCAAACCCTCGCAAGAAGTAGTGACGAAAGAGGAGCAGCCAACGCAGTCGCCATCCGTCAGCGTCAAGCCAAGGAAAGAGCAAGTCTCATCGACCAAATCAGTAGGTCGCAAACCGAGATCGCAAAACTCAACGAAGAACGTGCGCCAATCGCAAGCGAACTCCGCAAAGTCGAAGCCGAAGTCGGTCCGATAAAATATATCGCAGCATTAATTTATGGAGATGTGCTTGACGATACATTGCTAGAAAAGGCAGTTCGTATTGTCATCTTGATGATTGTTTTTGTATTTGATCCACTAGCAGTTCTCCTTTTAATTGCAGCGAATAGAGAATTGATGAAGAAAGATGAAGATGATTCTGGTGTAAAACAATTTTTCGAAAGAGCAAGAGAAACTGCGATAAAACTTGATGAAGAACGTGACGAACAAGAAAAACTAAAATGGAAAAGTATAGTTTCTTCTTTAACAAAAAATGATAAGACAGAGACAGAATCTTCTAATTTAAATTATGATTCATACACTGGCATGACTGTTGAGATGATGAAAGAAAAACCTGAAGAAAGTAAATGGGAAATTCCTGAACCACCAGCTGAACCACCAGAAGAATTTAAAAAAGTAGTCAAAGATTATTTTCATCCAGAAAACAAAACTAATGAGACAATGCTTTATGTTAACGAAGAGCCAGAACCAAAATTTATTTTGAATCCTGACTTTGATGAAAAGGATGCGTTCTTGGAGAAGAAAAAATTGATTCCAGTCCGTCCAAACTCACGCAGAACCCCTACAACCGAGTAAACTTTCGTTTTAAATCAATGACTTAGGATACCCCTACCCAGTGTAGGGGTATTTTCATTGGGGTATTGACAATAATTCGGTTTTCCAGTATAATTATCTTATGATAATTGAAAAGGAAATCGAATGAAAGTCTTATATACCAGCCCTGTCTTTAAAGATGCCGATGGCTCTGCTCGTCAAGTGTTGATTCCTCTGCATGCTGTCGAAACCTATGCCAAACGTGATGCTGCTCTGTTGGCTATGATTGCTCTTGGTGGCATCAATGCTGATCCCACTCCCGAGTTTATGGCTTTCCGCAAAACGATGATGTCTGCGAAACGCAAGATCGAGCGCAATGGTTGGTACTCTCGCGAAGTTTGAGGTGATAATATGAAACTACTTTCAACTGGTAATCCAAAACTTCTCAAAGGCGAAAAGAAAGGCTACATGTCTTTCGTCCTTCACCTGTCGCCTGCGAATGTGTCTGGCTATGAAACCTGCCCCAAACGCACTGCTGGTTGCACTGCTGCTTGTCTGAACACAGCTGGTCGTGGTGGTATGTTCAAGAAAGGCGAAACTACTAACATGATTCAGGAAGCACGCAAGCGTAAGACACGCATGTTCTTTGAATCACGCGAACAGTTTCTAGTCGATCTTGAAGCAGATATCCGTCTCGGAATCAAGCAAGCAGAGAAGAAAGGGTTGATTCCTTGTTTCCGTCTCAATGGAACCAGCGATATTGCTTGGGAAAAGTATGGTATTATCGAGAAGTTTCCGAATGTGCAGTTCTATGATTATACGAAGATGCGCAATCGTAAAGTTTCTCACCTGAAGAACTACCACCTGACTTTCTCTAAGGCAGATGGTAACGACATGGACGTGCGTCTTGCTGCTCAAGCAGGCATGAATGTGGCAGCTGTATTCAAGTCTATGCCTGAGACTTATATCGGTCGTCCTGTTATTGATGGCGACGAAACCGATTTGCGTTTCCTTGACCCAAAGGGTGTTATCGTTGGACTCAAAGCCAAAGGTAAAGCGAAGAAAGATACAACAGGATTTGTTGTATAAAATAACTTGACATTTATTAAAGAGTGAGGTATACTTATCTTATGGGATTAATGCCAGCATTTTATACAACTACGAATACGAAAAAGCGTAAGCAGAAATTCAAGTCTGCTGAGCAGAAGCGTAAACACGAAAAACTTGCCCAAGATTGGGAAAACTTGAAAAGGAAATATAATGTCGAATCTTCAAAACGCAGTAACGACTTTCAAACTTACAGCCCAAAACGCAATGCTCCACCTCGGGGAGAATCTGTCCACTATCCTAGTCGTGACAGCCATGTTGCTGGTGGCACTGTTCCAATAGATGGTAAGAAAGTCTATACTGGTACCAAAATGATTGGTATTGGCACTTTACATAAATCAAATGCAGTTCCAATTTTCTCAGACGATGATGCCAAGGAGATTGCTCGAATGCGTAGAGGGTAGTATGAAAATAGCAGTATGTTCAGATTTACATCTTGAGTTTGCGCCACTAACATTGCAAAATGAAAGTGGTGCAGATGTTTTAATTCTATCTGGAGACATTCTTGTCGAGAACGATCTAGATGAATGGAACGAACAACAAGCCGAGAGTGGTTTCTCTCGTCGCCGTTCGGTGATGTATCACACATTCTTTCAAGAGTGCGCTCAAGCATTTCCGCATGTTATCTACATCGCTGGGAATCACGAACACTATCATGGCGACTTTAGATATACGCTTTCTTCGCTAAAACACAAGTTCAAATACTTGCCAAATGTTTATGTTCTTGACAAAGAGATTGTTAAGATTGATGGTGTGACATTTGCTGGTGGAACTTTGTGGACTAATATGAATAAAGAAGATCCAATGACATTGTATCATATTAAAAGTATGATGAATGATTTTAATTGTGTAAAAAACAGTAATCGTGAGGTTCACTATAAAGATCCAGAGGGCAAACGACACACACGTGTTTCTAAATTTAGTCCAGAAGATGCTGTTGAAGAAAACAAAAAATGTTTTGAATTTATAAAACACATTGTATCTGAGAATGATAAAGTTGTTGTAGTTGGTCATCACACACCATCAAGACAGTCTATGCATCCTCGTTATTCGCATGATGAATATATGAATGGTGGTTATCATAACAGCTATGAAGAATATATCATGGATCATCCACAAATTAAATTGTGGACACATGGTCATACTCACGAAAGGTATGATTATATGATTGGTGATACACGTGTTGTTTGTAATCCACGTGGGTATAAGGGATACGAAAGTATTTCTGATGATTTTGAACTAAAGATCGTGGAGATTTGAAATGAGAGAGTATACACCAGATAGTTGGGTAATGTTGCAGATTAAATCTAATGGACAGACTGTTTATAAAGTTTTGGCTGGCTGGGGTGGTAGCTACCTTTATGGCGCAAGCTGGAAACTGAACAGTGGTGTCACGAAGATTGAGGAAGATGGACAGTGCTATTTGTTCCATGGTTCTAGTGGCAGCGTGTATCGTTGTCGTAAGAACTGCTATGGATTGAGTGGCTACACTGCAGGAATTCTTGCAAATTTCCGAAATGAAGTTGAGGGATCTGATGGAGTTTCGCTAGATATGTTACCTGAAGAAACTAATTTTATGGAAATAGAATATGCTTGATTTGTTTAGACCTACATTTGAATGGATAAAAGATGACTGGAACAGCAATCCTTTTCGCTTTGTTGCCGAGCTTATTGCTTGGGCTATTAGTATTGGCTGTAGTATTACAATGGCACTTACCGTACCAACACCTCCCCTCTTGGTTCTTTACCCTGTGTGGATTCTTGGCTGTGCTATCTATGCTTGGGCTGCTTATACTCGGAAATCATTTGGCATGTTGGCTAACTACATCTTGTTAACCACTATTGATACTGTTGGTTTGATTCGTATGCTTTAAGGAGAAAAATATGGCAAAACAAAAACAAAAAAAAGAAGTTATCGACTACATTCCGTATGAGTTGAAACCTGATAAAACTTTCAGGATGAATTCACAAACGAAACGTATACTAGCACTAGGAAATTTTAGAACTGAAGAAGATCGTAATGCATGGAAACGTGCAATGATTAAAGCACAGTTGCATGAAGAGTACGCAAAACGAAGTTCATTGAAGAGAGATAAAGAAGATGTATCCTCATGAGATTGAACATGCATCTTCGAAAATCCTAGAAATATTAGAGATTGACATTAATTCACTTTCCGAGGTAAAATATAAAGAGTTGGGAGAATTTGTTTCAGCACTCACAACTGTTCATTACTCGAAAGGACATGATGATGGTTACACGCTATGCTCTGGTTATTCAAGAAAGTAAGCCAAGAAATTGGGTTGCTAAGGATCTTCGCACACCGAAATATCGTCAACGTGTAGAATTGAGCAAAAAGAAATATACTCGTAAGGAGAAACATCGTGGGATTGAATCGCTTTGATAAATCTATGGACGAAGAGATCCATAAACATTTAGAGATCGACAAAGGAGATACTGTATTGACAATCAGTGTCTTCGATACTCCATCGACAGGAGATATTGAAATCGATATATGCAGAACCGATAAAGAAGAGAAATTAAAATTTAATTCTTACAAGATGTTTTTGACAAAAGAGCAGTTAAAAGAATTCGCATATTTCTTTTCTGATATTGAACGAAAAGTTTCTATTCGCAATTCGCATGAATTTCTTGAAGACATTCGTCTTGATATGATTGCCGAAAAAGAAAAGCAAATAGATTTACATGAAGTTGACGACGATCATGTCAACTTGAATTGTCCAAATCTTTTTAGAGATGTCATTGATAGTCAAACTATCAAAAGTAAAATGCGAGCAAGTAAAGATTATTGCAAGCGTTTCTATGCTGCAATGTGTAATACTGACTTGTATAAAGTTGGCTCTGCTGGCGAGTATGGTTTCAGCTGGAGATCTGCTGGTGGATTGGTTGCCGACATCCTCGGAGAAGGCGATTATCTAGACTGGTATTGTTCTGGTAATGAGGGTTTCGTTGATGATGAAATTGCTGATGACTTGAACGCTATCGGCTGGGTTGCTGTGCCGATGGAGGTTGATGTGACAGAGGAGAACCAAAGGAATTTGTTATAATGTTTGATTTAGTTTTGCTTATTTTGGGTTGCTATTTAATTTTTAATGTTTGGCATGCTTTGACTCTTATAAGAAAGAGAGAAGAATACAAAGAAGAAGTTGGTGATTTGATTGCGAAAGCACAAGAAGAATTGAAGAAAATTCTTGTTGTCCGTGTCGAGAAACATGGAGAAATGATGTATTTGTATAATCAAACAAATAATGAGTTTATTTGCCAAGGTAAAGATTTAGAAGAAGTAAGAAAAGCATATTTACTTCGTTACCCGAATAAACGTGCTTTAGTTGATGATGGTAAAGAATTGTTGTTTAAGGAGAAAGTCAATGTCTAATGATATTATTGATGTAGAAGTTAATGAAGTTCCAGATGAGGAACAAGTTAAAAAGGAGTTGAACCATCCAAACTTTAAAAACTGGTTTGCTGGTTTGTTGAAAGAGACTGAAGTAAATCTTAAATTTGTAAAAGCCAATGGCGAAATGAGGGAGATGAGGTGTTCATTAAATGAAGATTTTATTCCAGAAGATAAAAGACCAAAAGATTCTGGCAGAAAACAGCCAGAAGATTCTATTGCTGTTTTCGACATTGAGAAACAAGATTGGCGTTCTTTTAGATATGATTCTATCAAAGAATTCGATTGGGAGTTACCTAGCGATTCTGAGTATCCATCTGCGCCAATGCCTGTTTTCTTTGACGAAAACGGAAACGAAATCAATGAAGAGGAGGAAACCAATGGACAACAGTAATGTATTTGTGTCAGCAGCAGCAATTGTTATTATTGCTGTTTCTGGTTGTATTACATATTCACATATTGTTGATAGCAACAACAATAAAGAGATTGTATCACGTGCGATTGAGAGAGGTATGGATCCAATTCAAGCATCATGTGCTGCAAATATCTCAACCAATAGTAGAGATATTCGTTCTACTTGTGAAAAAATGGCAATCATAAAAGGTAAGTAATATGAAAGTTTTTCTGTTGATTCTGTTGGTTGTCGCTATATTCATTGGTGCGCCGATTGCGACACTTTGGTCTATCAATACCCTATTTCCTGTTGTGGCGATCCCATACACGCTGGAAACTTGGTTGGCAGCGTTTATCCTCTTTGCAGGGGTCACTGGACTTGGGGTTTCGAACAGAAAATAATGCTTGACATTTATTCCCTTTCGAGGTATAATATATACTTGAAAGGAGTCAAAAAGTGACTAAAATAAACGAAGCGAAAGCAAGAAAGCGTCAAGAACTTATTGATCGTGTTTCTGGTAAAACAGATGAACCATTAATTGTTCTTGACGCAGACAAATCTTATAACACTCAACTTCATTCTGCGTTGAATTGGTTTGCAAACCATGCCGATTCAAAACAACGCAAAGCATGGGTATTGTCTTACTACAAGAAACTCAAGAACACTGACTACGTAGAACACTTTTCTGAGTTACCTGATTTTGATTTTCACTCACTTGGAGTTTTACTGCGAATGAAGAGTCGTGGTTCATTCCTTGCTGAGAAAGAAGAACAGTTTATTGCTGAGAAAGTTTCAGAACTGTTACAGAAACAGGTTGCCAAGAAAATGGTAGTCACATCTAAACCAACCACAGCTGTTGTTATCAATATTCAAGATCGAATCTTAGAGAAAGCCAAAGAGGTTGCTGGCGAACTAGATGGTCAACTTGATGATTTTATGCTTGCTGGTAAACCTGCTGGTTTCAAACTAAACTTCACAAATCTAAATTCTGCCATCGCGAAGCAAGTTGCTCCGATGTATAAGACACAACTCGCAGAAATTGAAGAAGCAATTGAAGGCGAAGATGAACAGCTGGTTGAGGGTTACTCAAACTTTACAAAGCCACAGCTGAAACGATATCGTGATTTGCTACAGTCAATCATTGACCAGTGCGAACAAGCGAAGAAGATCGTGCGTAAGCCACGTGTTCGTAAAGCAAAACCTGCTGGTGAAGTTGTCAAGCGTCTTAAGTTTAAGAAAGAAGATACTGAACTTGGTCTTAAGTCTGTTTCTGCTCCGACCATTGTTGGTGCTACAGAGTTGTGGGTGTATAATACAAAGTATCGTAAACTTCAAGTATATCGTGCCATTGAGAACAGTTCTTTGACTGTTAAGGGGACATCTATCTTGAATTATGACACTAGCACTTCTGGTTCTAAGACTTTGCGTAAACCAAAAGAACAACTGACAGCTATGTTGTCGATGACAAAACGACCACTGGGTGCTGCGTATAAAGCCATCAAAGGCAAAGAAGCAACACCAAATGGTCGTATTAATGAAGAATGTATCCTGTTGAAAGTATTTTAAAATGATTCTAATTGATTACTCGCAAGTAGCACTTGCATCTATCCTAACTTTCCAGGCAGACTTGAAGAGTGGCGACCCAGAAAAGGTTATCAATCTGATTCGTCATGTGACATTGTCATCGATCAAGTCATTTAAGAAGAAATATGGAAAAGAATATGGCGAGATTGTTCTTTGTTGTGATGGTCGTAAGTACTGGCGTCGTGATGTGTTCCCACACTACAAAGCCAATAGAAAGAAAGCAAGAGATGCCAGCGATCTACCTTGGACACTGATTTTTGATACACTCAATCAGATGCGTCAAGATGTTGCTGAACATTTCCCCTACCGTGTTCTTCACATTGATGAAGCGGAAGCAGACGACATCATCGCTGTTCTTTCGAAATATTGTCAGGAGAATGAGCTGTTGGATATTGGTTTGGTTTCTGAGCCACAAAAGATTTTGATTCTCTCATCAGACCATGACTTTATACAACTTCAGAAGTATCCGAATGTGACACAGTGGTCTCCAAATACCAAGAAGTTTGTAAAAGCAACTCATAAAGAAATTCATGAGAAGCGTATTACGCATATCGTAAAGGCAGGCGACGATGGTATTCCAAACATCTTTAGTAAAGATGATGTGTTCGTCAACAATGAAAGACAAAAACCTGTCAGCGCAAAACGTCTTCAGGAATTTATTGAGAATGGTTTCATCGCATGTAAGAATGACGAAGAACGTCGCAACTGGCAACGCAATATTCAGTTGGTAGATTTCGATTTTATTCCTGATCAAATTTCTAATAAAATCATTGATGCGTATCTAAATAATAAACCAAAAGGCGATAAGATGACTGCCATGAAATACTTGATGGACCATCGTTGTCGATTACTACTTGAAGAAATTGAGGAGTTTTAAATGAGTAAACAAACTAAGTATATCCCAGAAGTTTTTGAAGAAATTACTAAAGATCCAAAGAAGGCAGTTGAATATAAAGATGATTTCGCATTTAAAACAATTTTGAAATGCGCATTTGATGCAGATTATAAATTCAATCTTCCTAATGGTGATCCTCCATTCAAACCTGCTGCACAACCAATAGGAATGACAAGTTCGAATTTCCGTCAGGAAATGCGTAGAATGTATATCTTCACTAAGTTTAGTGATGTTACATCAAAGATGCGTCGTGAGCAATTATATGTTCAGTTGCTAGAAACAATCCATCCTTCTGAAGCAAAAATTTTAAATGCGATGAAAGATCAGAAATTAGATGCTCTCTATCCAAAAATTACGGCAGAGTTTGTTAAGAAAAACTTTCCTGATGTTCTGCCAGAAGGAGTGGTGGTAGCAGAACCAGCAAAAAAATTGAAAGTGAAAAGTGCAGAAAAAGTGGATTGATGCGTATCTTGACATGGCTGAAAGGTTCGCCGAACTCAGCCACGCAAAACGTCTCAGAGTTGGAGCAATTGTGGTCAAAGACAATAGAGTCATATCCATCGGTTATAATGGAACGCCAGCAGGATGGGATAATGTCTGCGAAGAAGTTGTCGAAACGCATGAAGATGGTGGTGTGGTTACGAAAACTAAGGATGAAGTAATCCATGCAGAAGCAAACGCAATTAGTAAACTCGCTAGAGATGGTGAAGCAGGTTTGGGTTCATCTATGTTTTTAACCCACGCACCTTGTGTTCAATGTGCGAAAATGATTTATGGAGCAGGTATTAACACTGTTTATTACAGAAACAGTTATCGAGATGAAGCTGGTATAAATTTTTTGAAGAAGTGTAACTTGGAGGTTATTAAATCATGATTCTTGAAACATTGATTCGACAGAAAAGATATTTCAATGAGAAATCTAAAAAAGATATAGATGTTGCTCGAATGTTTTTCCAAGATCATACTTGGGGTAATAATGGTTGTCCATTTATTTTGGAATATCCATATTTGTCTATACCAGATATGATTAAGGATAAGATGATTCACAAATCATTAGGCATAAAATTTGACAGAAGGCATCATTTTGTTGGTGATACGGTGAACTATGGATGAACAAAAATTTAATGAATTATATACAAGAATTCGTAAAGATTATGATGAGATGGTATACAAAGATGGAACATCGCCAATGAGTGTGTTCGGTGTATATCTTGGTATAATTGCTCAAGAATTTAAAGACAACTCAAGCAAAGAAGAATTTGAGAGATTTTTAAAAGAAATGATGAGAGTTGATTGGCCAGAAAAAACGATAAACTGAATATGAACACTTGGACTGTTACCGTAGAAGAAGATGAGAATGGCGAATTGGTTTTACCATTCAGTCAAGATATTATGGATGCTGTTGGTTGGAAAATTGGCGACACAGTTAACTGGCAACAAAATGAAAAAGGAGAATGGACTTTGACTAAAGTTGAAAAGAAAGAATGGGTGCTTGTTGAGACTGTTCAACAATTTCGTCATCGCTACATGGTAGAAGTTCCTGTTGGTAAAAAAGATTGGGCACTTGATACTGTAACACTTGATGAAGCAAAAGAGTTCTCTCAACTACATCTTGGAGAAACAATCGTTTCGCATCGTGTTGTTACAGAAGAGGAAGCACTGAGAATTTGTGATGAGGACAATGACTATTGTAAAACTTGGAATGATGATCACAAAATAAATGTTTTCTTTACAAAAGAGGGTGAGAAACGTGAGGACTAGAGAAACAGAAAAAACTTCTGTTTGGATGTATGTTTCTGCTATGTTGTTGTCAATATGTTGTTTGCTTGTAATCTTAATGTTCGCAGATAAAATTGACGGAATACATAAAGTAGTTTATAATTGTGAACTAGCAGAGATTAGTCCAGATTATCCAATAGAAGTTAAAAATCAATGCAGAAAACTTAGGAGTAATAAATGAAATTTATTTTTAAATCAAAGTTTCAAGGATTTGGTAGTCCAGAAACAACAATGGAATTTGAAGCAGATGATCTAAATGATGTCTTGATGTATTTTACAGACTTCCTTCGTGGCGCAGGTTATACGTTTGATGGTGTTGTTGACATTGTTCCATTAGAAACCAATTCAGAATTCGATGAAGAAGAACAACAAACGCAGAATGGTGTTTGGCCATTCAATAAAGATGAATATGAGTATGAAAAAGAAGAACTACCGTTTCCAAATTATGGTGGGGAAAGATGTTCAGTTTGTGGTATAACACGGCAAGAGATGGGTCAAAATATTTGTTATGATACACGTTGCGCTTTGGGGTTGAATCGTGTCTAAAGTATTTACAGACGTAGAAGTTTTTTTGCGTGCAGTTGGACACACACCTCCACCATTCAACGCTAATGAATCAGAACAATCAGAGTTGTATAGAAAACTAATTACTGAAGAATACTCTGAATTTATTGAGGCTGTCAATAATGATAATGACGCTGAAAAATGTGATGCATGTTTTGACATGATTTGGGTCATTGTTGGATATATGCGGTCACGTGGTTGGGATTGTGAACGAATTTGGGATGAGGGATCAAAATCGAATCTTTCTAAAATTGATCCAGTAACTGGATTGGTTCGTCGTCGTGAAGATGGGAAAATTTTAAAACCAGAAGGATGGCAACCACCAAATTTCCAAAAATTTGTCAAATAATTTGACAAATATAACACATTGAAGTATAATATTGATATGATTACACTATATCTTGACATGGATGGAGTTGTTGCGAACTTTGATAAAGCGTATCGTGAATACGATCCGTTAAAAGAAGATCGTAAAAAATTTAGAAGCGCAGTTATGGATGGTAAAATCTTTGAAGATTTAGAGCCAATGCCAAATGCTAACATTCTACTTTCACATGTATCAAATCTTCGTGATGTTCATATTGAAATGCTGACATCAATGGGAACATTTGATATCTCACAAGGTGCTGAAGCGAAAAGACAGAAACTTGTATGGTTGCGTAAACACAACATCAAGTATAAAGCCAATTTCGTTAGAAGTAAACAAGAGAAAGCGAATTACGCAACGCCAAAATCTATTTTGATTGACGACTCCGTTGGATGTGTTGATCCATTTACACGTGCTGGTGGTCATGGTATTTTACATAATGATTCAGTAATTCGTCATACTCTTATGACACTTGACACTATTATTTTACAACTTCGTGCTATTGATGCTTTGCGATAATTATGAACATTTTCTTTCTAGACATATGCACCAAAAGTTGCGCTGAACAGCATGTAGATAAACATGTTGTTAAAATGATCTTGGAGTATGCACAACTTCTATCAACAGCACATAGACTTCTAGATGGATCAGAATATCTAGATAAAACTGCTAATGGTAGAAATATTAAACGCTGGAAATTGGAAGATTACAAACTAGATTCAATTCTATTTAAAGCATCTCATATAAATCATCCTTCTGCTAAATGGGTTCGCGAAAGCAGATCTAATTATCGTTGGCTTGCTTCATTGTTGGAAAATCTTTGCGCAGAATACACACATCGATATGGTAAGGTTCACTCTGTTCAGCGTAGTGGTCTTGCTTCTTTATTGAGAAACAATTTTCCTAGAAATTTTCCAGATAGTGATATTATTACAAGAACTGACCCACCACCTGCTATGCCAGATGAATGTAAAGTTCCAGGCAATTCTATTCAGTCGTATCACAATTACTATATAATGAAGAAGAACCACTTTGCAAAGTGGACTAAACGTGATGTTCCTGAATGGTATACTGTATGAGCGATGAAGTAAATCTACTTGATAATTATCGTGTAATATTCAATTTAATTTCTTTAAAAGCAAAAAATCTTCATGCTGTTTTGTGTAAAGAAACAGGTAGGATTGTTTGTTTTACTAATTGGATGCAGACAGCGAAAGCGATAGAATCTGATCCATCATTAAGGGTTTGGTACTTTATCAATCATGCCAAACTTATTCCAAGTAATGTGAATTTAAACACACCATATGAGGTTGTGTTTGATGCCATCACTGGCGCATTCTTTGTCAAAGAAATAACTCAGGAAGAAGTAAACAGATTTATCGTTATAAGCGAAAAAGCTGCAGTTCTAGACATCGTTCACAGAACAATAAATCAAGAACGTGATCACATTCGAGCAAATCTTGCATTACAAGAATATGTCTATGAAAAGAAATATGAAGAAGCGTTAGAGGTGATTGATGGTGGGTTTGATAGAGAGAAACACATCTATATTTGTTCTGAATCGAACGAAAAGAATATCAATCCAGTAAAATTGGCAAGAGCAATTATCGATAAGAGAAACTTCGCAGAATCTAGATTGTTTCATACAGAACAACTTCGTGTAAAATACACAAATATGTTGAAACAATGTAACAGTTTACTTAAAGTAAATGAGATTTTAGACGAGTTCAATAGAGAGTCAAGTATATATGGCAGATTCTAAATTCATCTATGTCAACACAAGTAAATTGTATGTTGAAAAAACATATAAAGAGATTCCATCATTTAAGCCAGTGAGAAGAACTAGATTGTTTAGTGATGAGAAATATAATGAAATTCCAGGAATTGATTTATACAAGAAGTTCTCATATTATTTTGGGAACAATATTGTTTCCATTGATAGAACAAACACAATCATAACTCCATTTAAAACAACATTGGCACCTTTCCTTTCTATGCCAGAATATGAGAAACAAGATCTTTCTTATTCTGAATGTTGCGATAACAGAGCAAAGGAACTGTTGTCATTTGATAAGACATTATATGTCATGTATAGTGGTGGGATTGACAGTACGACAATGCTTTCGGCATTACTAAACAATTCAACAAAGAATCAACAAAAGAAAATAAATGTTTTATTGTCTAACGAAAGTATAATCAATAATCAGAAATTTTATGATGACATTATATGTGGTAATTTGAAAACAATTCCTTCTTATGAATTTGTCGAATATATTGGTCTCGACCAAGAAAGCATTTTCCTAACAGCAGAAAACAACGATGAATTATTTGGAACAAATCTAGTCTCTTCTTTTATACATAGACATGACTTTGACATTCTATTTGAAGAACCAACAGTTTCCAATTTGTTTAAAGTTTTAGAAAAGAGAACAATCATTTCTTCAGAAGAAGAAAAAAAAGATATGAGAAAATGTATTGATCTTATGTTGTCAGTCGCTGAAAAATCTCCAGTAAAACTAGATACAATTTATAAATTATTTTGGTGGTTGAATTTCAGTTTAATGTGGAATGTTTCCTATACAAGATTGCTCGGATTTGTTAAATACAAAACATATCCAGAGTGTAACTTTCATTCTTTCTTCTCAACAAAAGAATTTCAATTATGGTCAATGAATAATGTTGATAATCTAATTGGTTCTGATTGGAAAACAGCAAAACAACATGCAAAAGACTATATAAATGAGTATCACAAAAATGAACATTACAGAGTTTCTGCTGTGCCAGGAAGTAATCTTAGTAATATTTGTTACAACAAACCTGCACCATTTGCCATTGGAACTGATATGATCAAGTGGAACATTGGAGATAGCATTGACCATTTTATTGAGCCAAATAATTCATTCCTATGATTAAAAGTAAATTCTTAATAGACAAGATGGAAACAATGTATCCATCACTCGCACACTACGCAGATGTAAATGAGTTGGGAGATCTTGGGTATTTGTATACGCAAGCACTTTCTACAACCTATGGTTATGTGTTGGAGGGCGAGGCAAATTTCGAAGGCGAAGAATCAATCACAGCTGGTAAGTATTTCTGCAGATGGACAAAGGAACAAACAAGAATAAACTATACAGGAAAACTTGTTTTGTTTATTAGAGTTGGATTTAAAGGACAAAATTTAATTGGTGGACCAATTGAGGAAGGTGGGCGTCTATCATATATTGATGGTTGTTCAGATACTATTCTTGTGTATCCTCCAAGACTTGGCGACCCATCTCTAAATGTTTTATATTTTCCAAAGGGAGTTGACCAAACATTCCACACACATCCCTCGATCCGCATGGGTGTGGTTGTATCTGGTGCTGGGTATGCCTCATTGGACGAAACCGAAGAACACGATGTAATTCTTACAACAGGCGATATGTTTTGTTTAGAACAAAACGAAAGACACAGATTTAGAACAACTGGAAACGCAATGGTCATAATTGTTTATCATCCAGATGGAGACTGGGGTCCAACTGACCATGACCACATTATGAAAAACAGAACTTACTTAACTAAATAGAGATATGCCTACATACACTTTTAAAAATAAAGAAACAGGGGAAGTCTTTGAGAAATTTATGGGTATCTCTGCTCGTGAAGAATATCTCAAAGAAAATCCAAACTTAGAAACAGTTATCAATGGTGCTCCGACTCTTGGCGACCCAGTTCGTCTTGGAATTCGTAAAGTGCCAGATGGATTCAGGGAGGTATTAAACAAAGTACACGAGAGGATGCCAGGAAGTACGTTAAAAGATAACATCAGATAAAAGGAAAGATCCCCAATGGCAAAAAGAGCAGCTGTAGTAAAGATTGATAATGCTGTGAGTGAACCTAAAACGCCAAATTCGAGACAAACAAATTCGTTAAAGATTAGGATTGATGAACTAAAAACATTTCAACCATTAACACAAAATCAAAAATTATTTTACGATGCGTATAAGAGAGGGGATTATTTTGTTGCACTACATGGTGTAGCAGGTACAGGAAAATCATTTATCGCTGTATATAAAGCACTAGAAGAAGTACTAGATAAAGGAAACCCATTCGATAAGATTGTTATTGTTAGATCAGCAGTTCAGTCTAGAGAAATTGGGCATCTTCCAGGAGATATTGATGAGAAGATGGAAATTTATCAGCAACCATACAGACAAATATGTGAAACTCTGTTTGGTCGTAAAGATGCTTACCAAAGATTGTGTGAGCAAGGACATATAGAATTTGTTTCTACTTCGTTTATTCGAGGTATGAGTTTTGATGATTGTATTATTATCGTTGATGAAATGCAGAACATGTCATTTGAGGAACTTGATACAGTTATGACACGTGTTGGTCATCGTTCGAAAATTATTTTCTGCGGTGATTATCGTCAGACTGATCTTAAGAAAGGTAATGACAAGTCTGGTTTGTTCAAATTCTTTGACATCGCTCATCATATGGGCGCATTTACAAGAATTGAATTTACTCCAGATGATATTGTTCGTAGTTCATTAGTTAAAGATTATATCCTCGCAAAAATAAAATACGAGGATAACATAGAAAAAGGAAATTAAATGGCACATGTAACATTAGAACTATTGCAAAGAATTGCTCCACAAACCAAAGTTGAAAAACTTGAGGGATTCGTAGAGGGGTTGCAAACTGCTTGCGAGAAATTTGAAATTAACACAGTATCTCGTATGGCTTGTTTCTTGGCTCAAGTTGGTCACGAATCTGGTGGTTTCAATGCTGTTAAAGAAAATCTAAACTATGGCGCAAAGGGTTTACGTGGGACATTCCCAAAGTATTTCCCAACAGATGAACTTGCGCTTGAGTATGAAAGACAACCAGAAAAAATTGCCAACAGAGTCTATGCCAATCGTATGGGCAACGGAGACGAGGCTTCAGGCGATGGTTTCAAATATCGTGGTCGTGGTTTGATTCAGTTGACAGGATGTAATAACTACACATCATTCGCAAACGACATTGGTCTTTCAATGGATGAAACAATTGAATACTTAGAAACATATGAAGGTGCTGCTATGTCAGCTGGTTGGTTCTGGTGGAAAAATAATCTAAACCAATGGGCAGACCAAGAAGATATGCTCAACTTGACTAAGAGAATCAATGGTGGTACTATTGGTTTACAAGATCGTATTCATCACTTTGAGATGGCAAAAGGAGCGTTAGAGACGCAAATTTAATTTATGATTACACATATACATCATGATTTACAGCGATTACAACGTGTTACAACAGAGGAGGGTAGGTTCTATCAAACGCCAAGTGGTAGAGCCTATCCTTCAGTCACAACCATTACAGGATTGCTTAACAAACAAACAATCATCGAATGGAGAAAGAGAGTTGGAGAAGAAGAAGCCAACCGAATCTCAACAAGAGCAGCCAATCGAGGAACCAAAATTCATTCCCTCTGTGAATCATATCTCAATAATGTCGATGTTGAACCAGATATCTTTCACAAAGAGATGTGGGATTCATTATTACCAGAACTTAGAAAAATAAACAATGTTCATTGTTTAGAATCACCATTGTATTCTGATCATTTAGAAGTTGCAGGAACTGTTGATTGCATTGCTGAGTATGATGGTAAACTTTCTGTTGTTGATTTTAAAACATCAAAGCGAATAAAAGACAAAGAGGACATATCAAATTACTTTATGCAGTGTTCGGCATATGCTGTAGCGTTCGAAGAACGAACAGGAATTCCTGTTAGTCGTTTAGTGATTATTATGGGAGTGGATGACGAACAATATCCACTCGTCTTCAAGGAAAAGCGTGATGATTGGATTGGCAAGTTTATTGATTTGAGGAGAGAATATCGTTATTTAAAAAATCACTAATTGTCATTAAAAAATTAAATTAAAAAAAACTTGCTAATTAAAGATTTTTATTATAAAATATATACGTGGGGTTGAAAGAGACCTCTTTATTTTTTACAATTTATTGGAGATATAAATGAAAACTGTTGGAGAAAAACTTGAGCCATTCGTGGTAACTGGTGTCAAGCCAGGAGCATTGACACCTGATAATGCTTTTGAATCAATTAATGAGGGTTCTTTTGGTGGTAAATGGAAAGTAATTGTATTTTATCCTAAAGATTTCACTTTCGTGTGCCCAACTGAAATTGTTGCGTATGATAAGTTGAATCAGGATTTCGCTGATCGTGATGCTGTTCTTTTGATTGGTAGTACAGATAACGAATTCTGTAAATTAGCATGGCGTGCTGCACATGAAGATCTAAAGAAAACAAACAGCTGGATGTTTGCTGATACCATTCGTGATGGTCTGTGGGATGAACATAATGACAAGTATCGTAGTGGTCTTGCTGAACAACTTGGTGTTTTCTACGAACCAGCAGGTGCTGCTTTGCGTGCAACATTTATTGTTGACCCAGCTAATGAGATTCAACATGTGACTGTGAACAACTTGAATGTTGGTCGCAATCCAGAAGAAACTCTACGTATTCTTGATGCTCTTCAGACTGGAGAACTCTGCGCATGTAATCGTAAAGTTGGTGGAGAAACACTATAATGGCATTCATTGACACAGTCAAAGAAGCATTGCCAGACTATGCAAAAGACACCAAGTTAAATCTTGATGCTGTCCTTTTGCGTAGTACATTACCTGTTGATGAAGCGATTGGTTGTGCTGTCGCTGCATTAGCTGCAACTGGCAATGGTAAATTACTAGCTGTATTACTTGCTGACGCACCTGCTGATGCATCTGCTGCAATGACTGCT